TATGGCGTTTTCCGGGTCAGGAAAAGCCTGGTAGATGATGGCACAATGGTGGCCATGAAAGCGCCAGGTGGTTGCCAGCATCAACTCAGCACTGCCAGCGCTGAATGAAAAACCCCCGGACACAGAAGCCTGTGTCCGGGGGTTTGCGTGTTGCTGCTGTGGTCAACCTGTATGCGGTTTCTGCTTCGGTTGAGGGACGTAATACGGTATAATGCTGTGGGCCTACGCACACTGACTACCTGTTCAGGTTTGACAGGTCAGTACGTAGAGACCGATGATCAACGACAATAACAAGACCGAAAGAGAGGTGTGATCTCTATGAAGATCCCTCGCCAATCCAACAAGCCGTCTGGCTTGCGTCGGCTGCCTGTGATGGCAGCTTTGACTGTAGCGATGGGCGCATCTGTTGCAGTGCTACCTACTTCTGCCGCAACTGCCGCGCCTGCCAGTGCAGAAAGCGCAGCTTCTTCCAGTGCTGCCGGGCTACCGGCAGCTGTAGCGAGTGGCTACAAGATGACGTTCCATGATGAGTTCGACGGCGACAAGCTTGATACCTCTAAATGGGGCTATCAGTACGGCTGTTTCGATCCTGCGCAGCGATCGCAGGCGCAGTACACGGACTCTCCCGATAACGTCTCTGTGCGAGATGGCTATCTGAACCTGACTGCGCGGTACTCGCCTATGAAGACCAAGTGGGACGGCTCGCAGATCGCTCGCACCTGCAAGGACGGCAGTACTACCTATGACGCGCCGTTCACGTCGGGCATGGTCACCACAAAAACAAAGGACGGCAAGGTGTTGTACGCAGCGCCAGGAACCGGTTTCTATGCCGAGGCGCGCGTCAAGCTTCCAACCGCACGTTCGTCCTGGTCTGCCTTCTGGGGCACTGGTACCAAGGGCGGCTGGCCCGGTAACGGTGAGATCGACGTGTTCGAGAGCAAGGGTTATGACCCGAGCTTCTTGATGAGTAACATCCACACACCCAGGGTCGGCAATCCCAAGAAGACCACCCAGCATCAGGGCATGATGAAGGGCGACACGGCTACGTCTCAGACTGAGTGGCATACCTACGGTGTCTTGAAGACTGCCGATGCCATCGAGTTCTACTTCGATGGGCAGATGACACACCGCGTGAAGATGCAGGATATGAAGGGCGCGAGCAACCCCTTCGCGGATCCAGAGAACAACCTGGTGCTGAAGCTCAACCAGATGGTGGGCGGCAGCTACTTGGCCAAGCACGACAATTGGGCTGATAAGACCTTTGTCGATGCAAGCAAGTACGCGGATGACTACAAGGGCACCGGAGCGGAAGGCTTCGCAGCCTCGACCATGTATGTCGACTACGTGCGCGTGTACGAGCCGAAGACTCAGGCAGATGAGCCTGTTGAGCCCACGCCTGCGCCTGAGACTCCGACTCCTGCTCCCGAACAGCCTGCGCAGCCCGAGCCAACTCCAGCTCCTTCTGAGCCTACGCCTACCCCGGCACCGGAACAGCCTGCGCAGCCTACTCCTGCGCCCGATCAGCCGGTTCAGCCTGAGAACCCCGCGCCCGCGCCTGAGACTCCTGCCCAGCCTGAGCAACCGGCCCCTGCTCCGACTCCAGAGACTCCAGCTCAACCAGAGCAGCCTGCGCCTGTGCCTGAGCAGCCCGCTCCTGAGCAGCCAGCACCGGCCAAGCCTTCTCAGCCTGCGCCTGTGACCCCGGCCCCTGCTAAGCCTGTTCCGGCTAAGCCGACCCCTGCACCGGCCAAGCCCACTCCGGCGCAGCCCCAACCAGCACAGCCTCAGCCAGCTCAGCCGTCTGATAACCAGGCAGACCAGAACAGCCAGCAGTCCGGTCAGGCAGATCAGAACAGCCAGTCTGAGCAGAGCAAGCAGACCAAGCCAGAGCAGCCCAAGAAGTCCAAGAAGCCCAGTGCCGATCGTTTGGCGAACACGGGTATGACCTCGTGGTATCGCCCGGTCGTTGTCATGTGGCGAAGCTTCTGTGGCTGGATCACCAGCTGGTGGTTCTGGTGATCGTGTGAACGCATGAGCTCAGTGCACTGAAAAAAAGAAAGCCCCTGCGGGCGTCAACGCTGCGTCATTAAGACTGAGCAGCGAAGACCCGCAGGGGCTTTCAGGGTTTAGAGAGGATTAGGTGGAGGGGTTAGGAGAGAGGAAAGGGAAGAGTAGGCGAGATTAGAGAGGCTAGGTGTGTTTAGCTGCGCAGGTGAACACTCCTATCAGAGTGATCAGCCCACGAAGTAAGCGATGGTGTTGGCGGTCAGGAAGATCGCAAACCACACGACGAGCGTGACACCGAACAACCTGAGGCCAGGGGTGGTGTCAGCGTAGATCCACTCATAGAGGTTGGTGAGCTTGTTCTTCAGCATGGTTCGGTTCCTTTGCAGATCAGGAGAGAGGTAGAGAGATAGAGTTTCTATCAATTCAGGATTCGGGACATCGATAGATGTCCTGTTTCCAAGCGATCGAGGTCACAAGAGAGGTATTCTTATTGTGGTGTCAAGCCGAGCAACAAGAATCTGAGAATCAAGGAGGATCAAGCATGAAGAAGCGAGAGATTATGGCGATTGCGAGGGCCCTGGGTGGAATCATGGAAGATAAGAGAAGCGCAAAGAGAAGCCCAGGGTATTCTGTCACGCAACGCATCAAGCAGATTAATCAACCAAGAGGTGGCTATATCAACCCGAGGACACTTGAAGTTGTCTCTTTGGGTGATGGTATTGATGCGTTGAACCCAGGAGAGACTGTTAGTCCTGGTTTGATCGGCTCAGCTGTTGACTATCTGACTCGCTTCATGTTGGGAGATCCTGCGAAGGAGGCTTTCGTGATTTCGATGTTGGGAGCGCGACGCATCGGAAAGCGTTCCGAGGCATCGCGCCTTATGGCCGGTATCAAAGGTCTGGATGACAGATCCATTACCAATGCCGTGAAGTTGGCTGGGTTTGATGTGTGCTTCCGCTCCAATCCCGGAAATTATCGCCCAGTTGAGGGGATCAACCCCGATGAGTCAACGATCCAGAACGTAAGGACGATGGTCGAACGTTCGCTTCGTTTCTTCGATGAGTATGGTCCTGTAGTGTTCGGTGGGTTTACGTTCGAGGGCGGATATACAAACACCGTCAGTTCCGGTGACGGGGACTTCATGACAGCCGATACACTCTGGGATTTCAAGGTATCGAAAGCGCGCCCAACGAAGAGCCATACGCTTCAGGTGCTCATGTATTGGCGCATGGGTCTTCGTTCGATTCACACAGAGTTCCAGAATGTCAAGTACCTGGGCATCTACAACCCGCGTCTGAATGAGGTCTATCGGATCAGCGTTGATGCCATCCCTCGGGATGTGATTGCCGAGGTCGATCGAGACGTGATCGGTTACCCTGTGCGTCGGTTGTGACCAGACCCAAGAAAAAATAGCTCCCCCACCCCGCCTCGTTCTCTGTTGAACGTACGTCGCCGTACTGTTCTCGGAGAGGGTAGGGGTAGGGGAGCTATGTCAGCCGAGTCTTCTTTAGTGAAGCCACTCAATGTCAGGAGCTTTGTCTCCGAAGCATTCCTGCTCGTTTTCGTATAGGAAGATTTGGACAATCTTCCCAAAGGGAGCTCCGCTACCACGGATTTCAGAGAACTGCATGTACCGGTATGGTCCGATTCGGAAGTCAACGCGCCCATGCGTAACACTGCAATGATCCGCGTAGCTGTAATCGTTTCGGTACTCGGTCTCCAAATTCCAGTAGAACCAGCCTTCATCAACCACGTGGCCGATGTTGTAGTTCATGACACATCGATCAGAGTACTTAGCGCTGTTCTTAATGTGAATGACCCTGTCATCCTTCAGCAGAATGTATGTATCTCGCCATTCACTGTAGATGCCTTTGGCTCCTACATCCGCCAGCGGCTTAAGGTCCTTGGTGCTGAATCGAAGTTCCTTCATGTTTTTCTTTCTTGGTGTGTGTTTTGAAATGTTTTTTGTCAGGGCACGCTCACCAGCACGTACTGGTGACCCCATCTGTCGTTGATGCGCTGTGCGTGGCGGTCCCACGTGTCCCACTTGATACGAGGCGTGCCTCGCCAGATCTTCAGGATCATCGTGATGAGCCGCTTTTCGTATGGTGACAATTCATCAGTGGTGGCGTACAGGATTCCGTTTGTATCCCAGGTACACACAACCTTGCCCGTGAGGCGGTTGCTCACGAAGTAACCTCGCATGCCCCGGCTCAGGATATACTTCGTCCCGAGCTGCCTGGTGCCCATGAACTGTAGATCAGGGTAGATTTCTGTGAGGGTGTCCCGAATAGTCATAGTCATGCGCTCAGTCTCTCAGTCTTCACCTTCGTAGGCCAGGTATTCCCTGTAGCTACGGCAGTTGTACTGACGCAGCGAACGCTTGAACTCCTGTCGCTTGCTGCGCTTCTTAGCGCGACGAGCAGCAGCTCGGGGCTTGCCCGGCGCGTCACCGCAACACGTGCAGTCACGGCCACCAGGGCCGGACGGACACGTGCAACCAATCATGGTTGCGTGAGTGGGACTGCTCAGAGACAGAGCATCCAGAGCGAGAGCATCGAAGCCATCAGCGAAGCTATCGGGGTTGTAGTAATCGTTGGAACGCTTGTTGCGACGGGGCATCGCAACCTCCTTTTATATATGTGGGGATGTGTGGGTTGTTGGGGTTGTGTGGTTGGATTCAGAGCTCGATGGGATCGTCGCCCCAGTACGTAACGTTGGAGTCACGAAGATCCTTGATGGCCTCCGGGTTCGAACTATCGCATGCGGCGGCGTACAGCGCATTGACGAACTGACGCAGATGCTCAGAGGTCGCCGCATTGTGGTTGAAAGCGTCAGCCATGATGGAAACCATCGGAGCCCCACACGGCGTATCGCTGAAATTAAACGTGAATCTCACCGCCGCCACATGGTGACGGTGAGAGAAAACCATGTAGTCGAGCGTCGTGGGTGTGAGGCGAGTCATCTGTACGATGGTGAAGTCCCCTGCGATCGGAATGATGATCGGCTGATCGCGCACGAGCTCCTGTGCTGCGGCGTTGATGTCGTTCATAATAGATGACTGATTCATTGTTCTGGGTCTTTCTGAGAGATGGAGATGGGTGTTGACAGGACGGGTAGCAATGACGCTGCCCGTCCTGTCGCATCCTGTTGATCAGATGTCTTCGGGGCTGTAGTTGTCTTCGATGACATGCTTCACGCACTGGTGAAGCGTACATTCATCGAAGTACTTCCAGTGCTTGAGATTGCTCTTCAGTTGGCAGATGGCACGCCATGTCTCCACATGCTCCACGGTGAAGCAGAAGTGGTTGCCGGTCAGGATGTCATTGATGTCATGATCAACATCAAGTGCATCCACAATGTCGAGAGCATAGGCGATGTCTCCACCAGATGCTCCGTAAAGCACATGAGCGTCGTATGCGTATCCCTCGACAATTGGGTCTTGGAAGACAAAATGAGTGATGTGGTAGCCGGGTTCGGCAACATAGCCCTCAGATTTCACCGCTTTGCGCTTGGCGTGCTTGTCCTTTGTCAGGCCGGGAAGCTTGAGATCCTTTGGCATGTGGACGTACATGCCAGGCATGACATCAACGGTGTTGAGCATCGGCTTGGTGTCCTTAATGGGCATCGGGCTGTAGTCGCTGCGCTCAATGATGCACTCGGCGGCCCACTGGGCGAGAGCATACGGAATTATCACAGGGTAGCTGTGGTCGTTCTGCCAGAACAGCGCACCCTTGATGGTGTTGTCGCACCAGTCAGCACTTTGGTACGTGAGCTTGTCCTTCTTGCCCGGCAACAGGACGATACCCATAATGATGTCATCGTCGTAGGCGTCGATCGCCGTGACGAGAACACCCCCGTTGCCCAGTTCGGCAGTACGTCCATTCGAGTGGTAGTAACGCACAGCTTCAAGAGCCTGCACCAATTCTGCTCCCTCCTTCGTGCAGGAGAGGGCTGCGATGTAAGAATGGGCGAGTTCATGATTGACGTTCATGATTTTCCTTGGTTTTTGTGAGAGAAGAGAATGTGGGATAGAAATAGAGAGTTCTATCAGTTCAAGATTCGGGGCGTTGAACAACGCCCTGTCACAAGTACACAGATGTGTGGACGAGAGACCAGAAAATCAACCCCTCTGAGACGCACCCGTGATCGTGCTGATCACATACTGTCTCTATCCCAGGGGGGGGGTGCTGTTACTCAGATCGAGATCTTGTACCGATCGAAACGCGCCTCTCGGTTCGGGTAGAACCTGAGAGGCGTGATCGTCTCATTGGAGAAATTCCAATCCCACAGCACCCTGTTCAGTGCGTAGGTCGTGTTTCGTGCTTCCTGTCGAGTCTTGTGATCAAGCGATGTATCGTCCTTTATCTCATAACATTGATCAAGAAGTGCATCGATTTGCTCTCGTGTAGGTTGTTTGCTGAGAGTCTCTCGGACAAGTCCAGAGAGCTTATTCCATGTAATGATGATCTGTTCGCAACGAATACGATCATGCTTATCTGCGATTGCCATCGTGCGAACGTCCGGTTCCACCTTATTGATCATCTGCTCGAACTCAGCATCGCTATGAGCAATCTCGGCAACCTGAGGGTAGATGTGGCTGAGCATGATCACCTCAAAGCGATGCATTCGCTCCATCCAGTCAGACATCTCGTCGACGGCTTTGTGGTGGTAGACGAGACATGAGGTCCAGTCGTTCCACGGGGTGTTTGTTACAGAGAGGATCCTGTGAAGGAGTGGGTGATTGGGTGCAGTCATGGTTGAGTGACCTTTCTGGTGATAGAGCGTGAGAGCAGAGGGTGGAGAGAGGGTAGAGAGGGGTGCGGTAGTGAGTCAACGAGCCTGTTAATGGAGCATGTGCCATAGCACCAGGCTAACGCCTGCGATGAGCGCAACGCCGACCATACAGGCGATCGTAGCGAAGAGTGCCTTCACGTCATTCTCCGTGATCTGCATCTCGTCGGTATCGGACTCAGACTGATCAGTTAGCCCCTGTTCCTTCTTGAGTCGATTAAGTTCTTCCTCAAGTTCGTCTACTCGCTGGAGGGCGAGAAGGCCGAATACACCCATGATGTTGGCTTCCTTTCTGTGTTGTGATTTAGATTGATAGCGACAAGCCGATGACAACCGGTGTCATGACGATCGCCATGATCGCGCTTGCGACAAGCACTGTCTTGGCGATGCAGATCATGTCCTGCTTTGTGATCGTAAGTGCGTATGCTTCAGCCGGATCGAGATGCTCGATGTCACCGAAGATCCAATGTGTGATCGTGTTGATCATGTTTCTTGTCCTGTCTGTCTTCTGGTCAGTATCCAATGCCAAGCATCTGCTCGACACGACGGTTGTTGCGTGGCATGCCGACGCCTCGCAGGTAGTCATCGACCATGTTCTTCGTCGCACGGGCACGGGAGAGTACATCGCGAGGAACATACGGGTTATTCTCAGAGCCGTACTCCGCCCAGGTCTTGCCTGTGCCTTCCTGCACGAGGTAGAGACTTGCGTTCTTCTGAAGAGTCGGGATGTCGTGGTATGTGTTGCAACGGGTGTAACCACCAGACATGCCCGCCCAGCCCGAGAAATGTGTGCCGTAAGGTTCTCCGGGGAAGAAATTCTCGAATCCAACGCATTCGAAGTAGTTATCGCACACACGGTATCCGGTGACACCCAAGACGATAGCGTCTTCTCGACGGAACCTGTACTGGTCGTAGCCGTACGTGGGCTTACCCGTGAGCAGGACGCTGCCAACCTTGAGCTGCGACAGATCAGCAACAGGCTGCGTCTTCATGTCAGCAATGATCTGCTTGATCTTTTCGCCGCGTCGCGCCTTCGTTGCTTCCCAATCAATCCAGTTGAGATTCTCAATGAATTCGGGGTTAAGTTCGTAACGAACAAGACCTTGAGGGATGCGCAGTTCTGCGTGGTCCTTGTAGACGAGTAGAGAGCCGCAACGGTCCTCGTAGTGCTGGTACTCGGTGTGATCAGAGTGCTTGACCTTCGTGTGGAACATGGCGAAATCGATATGCGACCAATCCATCCAGTAACGTCTGCTCCGCTCGTCACGAGGCTTGTAGTCGGGAGACGGGGTGAATGTTGCTCCGGGGAACGGTTCTGGTTCTTGTACGATGAGCATGATGATTCTTTCTATTGTTGGGATTTGACTGTGGTGGCGATCAGTGTTGGCGCGCTACGTGTGCGCTTAGTTGCGATCACGGATACGCTTGCATATCGCCTCAGTGGCGATGTAGCCCATGATGGCTGATAGCGCGAATGTAGCAGCTGACATGGCGGTGTGGTGCCACGTGCGCGGCGCGACGGTGGGTGCGGGTGCATCCTCAACGTTGTTGTTGCTGTTGTTGGCGGCGGTAGGGGTGCCGTCGGTGACGGTCGGGCGGATCTCGTCAATGACGGGTTTGTTCCCTGCGTTGCATCCGGTTGAAGACTGCTCTTCGAGTTCGTCATCGTCCAGCATGTGCATCCACATCATGGCAGGAAGCCAGCTCATAATGTTGTGTCCTTTCTGTTCTGTTGTTACGCAGGAAGTTCGCCTTCGTAGAGATCGATGATCCGTGTCGATGACATGGCCCCGTTGTATTCGACTGATGCCTTCGGGTGCTTCAACTGAGCGATACTGTACGTGATCTCCTTACACGTCACGATCTCATCGCTGGCGAAGTCGTAAGCCCTGAGCGAGCCCCAATCGCCTGCGAAGAACGTGAACAGATTGCTATCGAGATCCCACAAGTACGACACTGCGTCTTGGGCATGTCGGTGTTCCTTGACGAACTTTTCGGCAGAGCGCCGCGTATGGAACGTGTTCGCATTGTTTGTCAGTGCGAACGTACCGTCACTGTGTTCAAGACCTAGACGGTACTCCTTGTTGCTGTCCTCGTGGTTGTGAGCCACGATGCTGTAGCCGCCTTCCATGGGGCGAGAACGGTTGTAGAACCTGTAGTCTTCGTCCATGAGATCGAACGCACTGATATGCGTCATGTCCTGAACCGTCTTTTCGAGACAGTTGAGGAATTCAGTCTGGCTGTATCCGTCCTTGCCCGCGTGCTGCAACGCGAACTTGATGATCTCAGCGATGTGCAGACTCCACTGGACAGTGGTGAGGTGGACGACGAAACGTCCTGTGGTTTCGTCTTTGTTGATCGTGGCGTGTACGCCGCGCTGGCCCATGTTGTGTACTCCTTCTTTTTCTTTCTGTGGTAAGAGTCAGTTACGCGAGTTCCCAGAAGATGATCTGGCTGGTCGATTGGATGTCTTCAGTGAACATAGCGTTGAGCACGACCTCCCAACCGAGGTTATCAAGGGCCTTCTGGAGTGCCTCGTTGAGGTTTGATACATCTGCGTCGGGTTTTTCCAGACCCCAGTAGTTGTCCTTACCTACCTTGACACAGATGCAGAAGTCTGTGCCTTCGTACAAGTAGGTTGCCACGTTGAAGCCCTGTTCAACGAGGTCTGTGACATCGTGCTGGGATACCACCTGGTGGATGGCTTCCTTGACAGCCTTGGCGCAAGCCTTTTGGTATTGGATAGTCATTTCTTCGAGGTTCATTGATTTGTCCCTTCTTGTTTTGTCCTTGTGCTGTGTATATGAGAGAGGGAAGGGCGGTATTTATCCGCCCTTCCCTCTCTCCGGCTCTATGTTCCCCTTGATCAGTTCTCACCACATGAGGCGGAATGCGATCGGATCCGGGTACAAGCGATCGAGCCTGATGATCGGCTTCACCGCGTCGATTGTGCGATGCAGGAACATCTCGTAGCCAACGAAGTTAACCTGGTTCAGCATTTCGTAGGGAACGGGTAGTTGCTGATTGATGGCTTCACGGATGACATACGCACTCCAGTCCTCGGGATCCATGTGTCGCTTCGACGAGTTCAGAACACCAAGCATCATGTGGCATCGGGAGGCAAGGTCATCGAGCTGACCGAAGTCATTGATGATGTAACCATCGTAGAAGTCGATCGAATCCGGGTCGTCGTCATATTCCTTGACGCTGCACTTGAAGAAGTCGTAGAGGATCTGGGCTTCCGCCTCGCTCCACTGCATGAGCAGTTCTTCGTAGGGGAACTGCGTAATGATGTCGCGCATGTCACCGAGCATCATGGACGCGGCAATATGAGCAGCCATTGACGGATACATGTGCTGAAGTGCGAAGCTGCGCAGTTCCATCTGCGTGTCGGGCGGGACATCCGAAATGTCTCGGAGGTAAACGAGCTGTGCGCCATTCATGGGGCGCACTCCTTTCTGTGTGTGATGTGGGAATTACAGCTGGATAATGAGCTGTGGACCCGCGTAGCTTGGGTCATAGGTCGGATAGATGACGTACTCGATAAGATGGATCAAGCCGAACTTAGTCCAGAGCTCTTCTTCCCATCGAGCTGAGTTCTTTTTGGTGTAGTCGTGGTACTCGGGGCGATAGCAACCCTTAGCTTTATCTGCGGCAATTTCGAGAGTAATCTTGTACTGCATGATCAACTGTCGAAGCACGACTGCTGTGATGCCCCATGTGGGTTCGAAACTACGAATGAGGTGCCCACGGTGAATGATGTCGATGTTCCAGTTGGTGGGCACGTAGTGTACGTACTTCCGATGCTGATGGATGAGATCAACCGTGACTTCCACAGATGTCTTCTTGGCAAGCTGAACAAGAATGCTCAGCGTCGTGTACTCATCGCTGCCGTGCTTGTTGTTCGGGCTCGGCACGTATGTCGCAGTGATCGTATGCGTTGCATCCGTCCAGTCAAGCGACATTGCCTTGTAGAGAAGGTCGTGGATCCTCTGACCGTTGCGGGGGATGAGCTTTAATGCAGAGAAGATCATGTCCGACGTAGTTCGGTTGATGTTGTTGATGTCCTTTGCGAAATCGAGTCGCTCCGGGTTGGGTGCAAGTTCCATATAGGTAAACCTTCTTTCTTGTTAGTCAGTGATGTCGTTTGGGTTGCTTGGTTCGGCGTTCCTTGACCATCTCCACGAGGTGATCCAGACCGAGACGCAGGAAGGACATTTCCTGGCTCTGTGGCATGCCGTAGGTATGCATCTCATCGATAACGCTCTTGTCGATGTACTTGTTCTCGATTGCGAGTGGGACACCGAGTTGGATGGTGAGCGCGCGTAGCGTAGCGATAGCAGCGCCACCCGTGAGGTGATACTCGCGCTGATCGTAGATCTTCGTTTTGATGAGATTGAGGTTCCATTCCAACGGAATGTACCGAGTGTGGTACTCGGTGTGGTAATGACCCAGGAGTACAGATACCGACAGCAGTGTTGATCTGCTCGGCCCCAGGTCCTCCTTGATGGTTTCCTTCGTGAGGATGGTCAGGAGCGTACGATCGAGGCCGCGTAGTCTATGTCTTGGAACGAACTCTGTGTGTACTTCGTGTGTGGTGTCATTCCAGTCCATATCGATGATACGTTTTACGTCGAAGTAAGGTTCATTGTCATTGTCACCGGCGACCACCTGGAGCGGTGACAGGAGCGTGTCGGCCGTGCTTCGCGTTAGTTCTTGCATTTGAGTTGGGAAATCAAGAGGGCGATCGTACATGTGGCAGAGTTGCATGGTTGTATCTTTCTTTTTGTGCGTGTGTGTCAGGACGGTCGTCGAACGACTGTGATACGTGTGGCCCACACGCGGATCTGGTCTGCGTCGATGACAGCACCGTCTCCGTGACGGTGCCACCTCTTATCAAGCTTCTTGCCCAGCGTGACAATGTATGACCCGGTGTCATCGATGTGCATGACATCAATAACCGTGCCGATCGGTAGAGTGTGGAGGTTGATCTTTTGGTATGCCATGGTTCTTAGCTTTCAGGTACGTAGATGATTATGAGCTCAGATGCGTGCTCGAAGCCAGACCACTGGCTGGATACGCCTGAGCGATCAATGCGGGGGTATTCTTCACCCTCTCGATCCAGCTTGACCCACGGCTCGCCCGTGTTGCTGGGCTCCTTGCGGAAATACCATGGATTCAGGTCAAATGTCGCGCGTTTGACACGCAAGACTGTACCGTCAGGCAGTTCGTCGAGACCTTCTGGATCAATGTCGACATTCTCGAAGAGGGGCTTGCCGTCGTCCCAGAACTGACCGAGGTAAACAAACTGGGGCACAATCCCGGTTTCGGAGATTTCACGACCAATCTCGGTTTGCATTTTGATGGCGTGCATGACGATGCACCTTTCTGTTTTTGGGAAAGTGGAGGGGAGAGGATTCTTCTCAGTGTGATTATCGGAGCATCATCAGATGCTCCAGATATATAAAAGAGAAACAACCCCTCCAATGCACAGGAATTCCATGCATTGGGGGGGGTTGTGCGTGGTTGTCACCACGTGCCTTCGTAGATTACCGGATCGGGGTAGAGCTCCGGGTTCTCAACAATAGGACTGAAGACCTCGACGATCTTCTCCCACTGTTCGATGAGCAGCTTCGGGTACGGGTAGTTAGCAGGGGTGATGCGGTACTTGCTGATGTACCGGCCCCTGATCACCAACCTCCTGATGAGATCGATAGGAATCTCGTAGTGACCAAAGTCAAAGTTGTCGACACTACCTGCGAGGTGCTTGATGAGATACTCATGGATCGCGTGGGCGTTACGCAGGTAAAGAAGCTCTTCCTCGTAGGGTTCGCCGTTCTGGATCTTCTTGTCGACGATCGCATCGAGCTCGTCATCGGAGTACGCATGCGGGTATGCATCGCGCATCGCCTGCTTGTGCATTGCGCGCTGAATGGACATCGGAACGCCGTTCAGGTTGCGACGGTAGTAGAACATCATGCTCAGACCCATGATCGGGCCTCCTTTTTGTGAAGGTGTTGGAGAGAGGATGGAAGATGAGAGAGAATTTCTATCAATTCTGTGATCGGGACATCGAAGATGTCCTACATATACAGAAGAGACAGAGAAGAACAAACCCCTTCAACGCACAGTGTTTCTATGCGCTGAAGGGGCTGGTGTGAGATCAGACTGCGATCACCACGATGCTTCGTAGATGATCGGGTCCGTGTAGAGCTCTGCGTGCTCAACGATAGGCTTGAGAGCCTTGACGGTCTCCTTGAGATCGTTGATGTACCAGTCATCGTAGTCGGTGGAACCGAAGAAGAAGCCTGACTGTGAGGGCAAGAGCTCCATTGCCGTCTTCGGGTCAATAAGCGCTCCGTTGTCGTCAACTTCTCCCTGAAGGATCGTCTCACAACGATCAACGAGATCCTTGAGGACATCGATCGTGACTTGGACGAGCTCACAGTCATCAACACCGTGAGCAGCGTTGTCGACGAAGAACTTGTGAATTGCATTGGCCTTGCGCCAATACATGAGTTCTTCTTCGTAAGGCTCGTCGCGCTCGATGTGATGGTCGATGATGGTGTCGAGCTTACCTTCCTTATCGAAATGCTCGGCAAGGTACGGATACCTGTCGGTGTATGCCTGCTTGCGCATCGCGCGTTGGATAGTCTTGGGGATACCATCCAGGTTACGCCGGTAGCTCAGGTACATATCAAGTCCCATGGTTGTTTCTCCTTTTTGTGTATAGGTGTGGGTGTGGTTGTCAGTTTTTCACCATCTCTTGCACCATCTTGGTCAGCTGGCGAGCGATGGCGCAGAGGCCGTTTCCATCGAGCGGGTAGACTTCGCCACGCGAACCTTCTCCTTCACCGAAGAAGTTGCTCTCGTAGAGGTAGATCTCACGGGCCGTGAGGTCGATGACCGGGAACTTCGGGTAGTTACTATCCGTCAGTACCGGTTTCACCTGCTCATCGTTCGTGAAGAGCGGTGCGTCGTGAGCAACGACGAACGACACGGGCTTGATTCCCGAGCCGGTCTCTTCGTCGTCGCCTGCCGTGAACGCTCGCGCGAGGATGCGCACGAAATAAGACTCATGCGTGATACGGTTGAGGCCGTACTTGCAGCATGCGTGCAGCGCGTCGAGCACTGCGTTCATACCGCCCCAGTGGGAGTACATAACAACGCCGGTCACCAGATCAAGGCTGTGCGGCAGTAGCTGCTCATCGGGGGTGATCGGCTCGTCACGCTTCCACAGAGGCGTGTTGTTGATAACGTGTTCGATCTGAACACGATCGGTGATGATGACGATGTTGGAACGATTTCCCATGATGGGATCCTTCTTTCAGTGTTTGTGTGATTGTGAGGGAGGGTAGATGATGTATGTGACGGTGGCTGCGATGAGTGCTAGAGCAGAGATTGCTTCGATCACGTACCACGCAGCGACGAGGTAGAAAAAGACAGTATCGACGATCATCAGATCACCGGAACAATGACTGTCGAGGTTTCGTCTGCCTTGCTCTCATCGCACAGCGTCTTGAGCTTGTCCCAGTCGACACGGCGATGTTCCATCAGCGCAGTGATGAACCGAGCCAGGTGACGCGACGTGGTGCGAGTGTGGTCGAATGCGTCGTTGCAGATGCGAATAACTGGACGTGCATAAGGGGCAGAGAACGAAACGTATGCGACGACAGTCCTGTAAGAGTAGACCTCGTATTCGTATTTGCCACCCAGATGTAGATGTGTACAGCAGACGATGGTGAAGTTCCCTGAGACGGGGATGATGCCGTCAGGCTGATCGTCGAGCAGTTCTCGTGCAGCCTTGTCGATGCGGGCGAGAATGGGTTCCTTTTTCTCCATGGTGTGTTCAGTCCTTCTTGTTCTTGTGAGATTGCGCTTCAAGGGGTGCAAGGATGGCAGCTGCGATAGCAACGGTGCTAACAAGAGCCAGCATGGTCGCAACGTAGTCATCATCGATGGTGGATCCTATCCAGAATCCAGCGACCATCGACATGATGATCGCAAGCGTGAATCGGATGATGTGGTGGAGGTTGAATGAGATGTTCATGATGCCTCTGTTCAGGCTCAGTCGTTCATGCAGGCATCGCAGTACACGGCCTCGTCGAGGCCCAGGTACGCGATAGCCTTGTCGGTGATGTTGGCGAAGACGTGAGCGCCGCATTCCGTGCAGTCGACGAACATAGTAAGCTCCTATAAGTTTCTGTTTCCAGCTGGTCACAATCTACGGCATGTCCCATAGAACCAGGGAAAGTGATCAATCTGTTTATCGGCGCTGCGAGCAGCGCCTTATTCAAACCCTTCAAGAAAGAGTAAAAGAGACAGTAAAGAACCGTAGAGAGACGCACGATATACTGGTAATCGAGCCGATTTGTCGCGTTACTGCGTATATGTGTGCTACTGTGGGTACTGCCTTCTCAGGCTCAGACTGTGCGATCGTCCTAGTCAACCGTGCATCATGCGTTGACCTGTTGCGAGAAGGCTGTAGTGACGCCTGTGGTCAGGCGTCGCTCAGCAGCAGGTCTGTTTTTTAGCTCAACAACAACAGAAAGCGAGGTACGATGACTTCTCGTACGACTAAGCACAAGGGTCGCAAGGCTGTTGCTACTGCCGCGTTGATGGCGTTTGCTGGTGCTGCCCTCGTGGGTGCAAATCCCGCGTTCGCTGATAACGGCGGTTCCGGTGGTACCGCTGGTGGTGATCTCGGCGCGGCGGGCAACTTGGCCATCCGCTACGCGTTCTTCGATGACGCTGTTGCCAACCCGCAGGGTGGCCAGGCACTTGTTTCCCAGGGATGGGGACAAGACAGTATCAACTGGTTCATGGACAAGGCCGGTATCACTGGTACCTACATGGCCAACCAGTTCCAGACCTCGTGTGGTGAGGCTCTGAACGAGGCTATTTCTCGTGGCCAGGCTGCTGGCGGATCGAACGTCACGGCTCGTGTGGTTGGCATCATGTATGCCACCAACAACGACAACAACGGTGGCGCTGCTGCGCGCGCTTCTCAGTGGTTCTACGACAAGGCCGAGGAATGGCGCACGGACGGCTACCCCGGCATGTACAACCGTTCGGCTGAGATCGCAGGCTTTATCTACAACCTCGCGCAGACCGGTGTCGGCAAGGCGTCTGGTTTGCCGAACGATGGCAACGCCTATGGTGGGCCGTATGTCTCGACGGCCTGTGTGGCCGTCAACAGCGAAGAGCCTGTGGGCATCTCCGCTCCGCCTCCGCCGCCTACCTACGACCTGACGGTCACGACCGATCATGCATCGACCGTGACCGAGGCTGGTAGCACTGTCCCGGTCTACGACACGATCCACGCCTCGCGTGGTGATAAGGGCGCAGATGAGAACGTCGACGCCGAGGTTGTTCTGACCTACGAAGGTCCCGAGGGCAACAAGTCTGTCACCAAGACTGCGTCGATTGCCAACAACGGTGATACGAAGTCGCCTGAGTTCACTCCGGCTGACTTCGGCTGGACCTCGTGGCCCGCCACCGGCGAGGGCAAGAGCTTCTGGTTCGACGTGAAGGTCGCCAAGCAGGGCAACATGAACGAAGCGGTGGACACCGCCGATCGTGAGCCGTCTGAGTCTTGGACGGTCAAGCCCAAGAATCCTGTGAAGGTTCTGACCAACGGCGAGACCGGATCGGGTCTGACCGAGAAGGACGTGCTCGCCGCCAATATGTTCTATAACGCGAACATTACGGCGCATTCTAACGGCTATGCCTCTCAGCTCACCATCACGGACACGGTGAATACCGCTGATGTCACGATCGGTGATAAGGGGACCGACAACCCGGATCGTGTTCAGATGCTTGGCCCGAATGGCCAGCGTGTGAAGGCCGATGTGACGATCGATCGTTCCGTCGAGGGCAAGGTTGTTATCTCCGGTACTGTCAAGGACATCGTGGACCAGGGTAACTACACCCTCATGGTTCCGACCTACACGAAGGCGACCGGCGCTGACTACCGTATCCCGGATGACTCCAAGGTGTGCTACACCGAGGCTCAGGATCACTGCCTCATCGGTAACTCTGCTGAGACCGGCAAGGTGACCCCGGATCCTGACAAGGTGTGGACTGCCGATGAGGCCGAGGCCCGTACGACCGCTGATCCCGAGCGCACGAACCAGAAGGGTGTGGACAACAAGACCTTCCTGCCCGGTGATAAGGTCAGCGCTGTTGTCAACGATCACATCGCTGCGTACCTCCAGTACGGCCTCGAAGAGTACAGCATCACTGATGACTGGTCGGATGGTCTGACTTACGTCACGATGGACGGTGCTCCGAAGGTCTACTTCCAGGGCAACGATGTCACGGATCTGTTCGAGATCACCAACGACACTGCGAAGGGTGTGACCACCGCGAAGGCGAAGCCTGAGTTCTTGGCCAAGACGGCGCGTCTGACTGAGTCCGGTGAGGTCAAGCTCGTGATCTCCGGTCAGTTCCGTCGTGACTACGATACGGACGGCGAGAACAAGCAGCTTATTAACAAGGGCTCCGTCACCTGGAACAATGAGTCTAAGGCCACCAATGAGCCGCCGATCTTCACGGTGACTCCCAAGCCCGCGATCGACGTGGAGAAGTTCACGCTGTCTGAGGGCCTTGAGGCCGGTGACCGTGACGAGGCCGATAACGCTCTGACTCTTCAGTCTGCGAAGGACGAGACTCAGATCGGTTTCCTGGTGAAGAACACTGGTGAGGCTGACCTCGTGAACGTCTCGCTCACTGACCAGACCCATGAGGGCACCACCGGTAATGTCACCGGTATCGTCTGTGAGATCCCTGCTGAGCAGGCTGCTGCTGATCCGGCGAATGCCGGTGTGACCGGTGGCGCGACTGCGCAGACTGTCAAGGTTGCTGGCGACAAGATCGGTACCCTGAAGGTCGGTCAGTCTGTGTCTTGTGTTGGTACCCTGACCGGCGTTGAAGAGGGCACGCTGCACAGTGACACGGCTACCGTGGTTGGTGAGTCCATCCACAACGGCAAGAAGGTTACTGATTCCGATGATTGGCACGCGAAGGTCGATGCTCCTGAGGCTCCTGCTCCGAAGGGCGCTGTGACCGGTGAGGCCGCTGGTGCGAACACCGGCCTGATGGCTGCTCTGGGCGGTCTCATGGCTGCGATCGGTCTGGGTGGCGGTGCTACCTGGTTCGCTCGTCGGAAGGCCCATGTTGCTGCCAAGCACTGATGTGCTAGTATGATCACTGATCCTAGTAGAGGGTTGGTTCAGTACGTGGCCCCCGTGGTAGCTTGATGCTGCTGCGGGGGTTACGCATATCCACAGCATTCGCGCTGTGATAGAATGGCTCGTGTACCAGTAGAATCGACCAAGAAAGAGGTCCCACTTATGACTGCCCCTGTGATTATGATGCCCGATGTTGACGCTGTTCCTGCCCTGATCGATCGCCGCGATGTGCCCACGTCGTTGGTTGGTTTCGTCGGTCTGAAACGATCGGGCAAAGACACTGCTGCGCAGGGTCTTATCGACCATGGCTGGAAGCGCATGGCGTTTGCTGATCCGCTTAAAGAGATGAGCATGAACCTGCGTGGCGTCTGGGTTGAGGTGCCAGAAGGTATCCATCTCGCTCATGCGGTTGGTGGCACGCCGCGCTATGGTGGCGGTTTCGCTAAGTACCATGAGGTAGTCGACGCTCTGGGTATGGAGAAGGCGAAGGATCTCGTGCCCGATGTGCGTACTGTTCTCCAAACGCTCGGCACAGACTGCGTGCGCGGCACACTAGGCGAGCGAACGTGGACGGACCTGACCGGCCAGCGTGTTCAGGAAGAGCTCGCGCGCGGTGAAGCCGTGGCGCTTACTGATGTCCGTTTCGATGAAGAGTTCACCCTCGTGCATGATCTCGGAGGTATCGTCATCGGCGTGTGGCGAGGGGATCAGGATTCCCTCGATCGAGCACTGGTTGATGCGTCCGTTGGGGCGCTGGGTGCTGATCACGTGTCGGAAACCAACGCATACAGCCTGTTGCAGCGCGCTGATGTCGTGATCTGTAACTGCGGCTTTGTCAGCGACCTGCAACGTGCTGTCTGGGATATTGTTGGCTAATAGCTGGCCCCAGTACTGCATATGTGGCGCTTATCTGGTCATAACGTGACCGGGTAAGCGCCGTTTTGCTTGATGTATGAGGCGAATGGGTGTATGATGGCCTATAGATGACCAGATAAGAACCATTCATCATCTGGTTATGTGGTCCACTATTAGTCCAGATAAGAGAGGAACCTGTTTATGCCACGACGTTTTACCGGCACTGTTCCCAGGCCCCAGTCTCGTCGTTTTCGTGTCTCGGTGCCTGAGGCCGATGAGTCGGTCCTCGCATGGATCGGTGCGCAGTCTGATCTCAGTGTATCCGTGCGCAGTCTGATCCGAGAGGCGATCGAGCGGCACGGGTATCGTGACGCGACGTGTTATCCGGTCCAGCAGCAACCGCGTCGAGGCCGTCCGCCGAAGTCAACAGAACAGGCAGAACAGCTTGAGACTATTGACGGTCATCCGATCCCTGAGCAAATCGCTGCACTGGAACCAGACCGAGAACCGGAGCAGGAGCTTCTGATGGTTCCTGTCTCGCATGAGGATGTCACCGATGAGCCTGACGAGTCTGCCGGTTTCGATGAGGCTGTCAATCCCCTTAACGATATGGAAGATATGCTTGGCGCACTGCGTTGAGCCCAGACAAAAGAGAAAGTGAGTAACCTATGACTTCTGCAATCCCTGCCTCTCTGAACACGATGTCGCTTCTTGGCGGTATCGATGTCGGTAACGGCTACGTCAAGGGTTTGGTGCGTGGTGAGCGTACCGACAAGGCTGGTAAGCCTGTCATCGACACGATCGATCTGCCCAGTGGCGTGGCTCTGATGACCAGGCCGAACTCGTTGCCGAAGCCTGATGTCGAGGCGACGGAGGTGTGTGCCGATGACTTCTACAACGACCTCGATGTGTCGTTCTCGTCCCCGATGGTGAGCAACACGTATCGCCACCTGTTCGGCAAGCGATCGCTTACTGCCAATGGCGCGTTCGATGAGTTTAACGTCGTGGGCCGACGCTCGAAGGCTGAGCAGGAGCTGTCCAAGGTGCTGATCCTTGGGTGCTTTGCCGCGAAGGCGCTACGTGACTACGTGGCTGTTGCGAAGGCTCTGCCCGCATCGGAGCTCATCGTCGACGCGCGTGTGGCTGTCGCTCTTCCGATCGATGAGTATATGCGTCATCGCACCAGCTACAGTGCTGAGTTCATGGGTGCAACGCACCTGGTGACCGTGCACAATTTCGAGACGCCCGTTGTGGTGCGCATTACGTTCCGTGATGTGGTGGTGATGGCCGAAGGTGCATCCGCGCAGTGGGCCATCACGGAGAAGGGCGTGCCACTCATGCAGGCGATGCTTGCTGACGTGCGTTCTCGTGGTCTCGCACTGGAAGGTGTCACGGCGGAAGATGTTCTCGCAGCCCGTAATACGATCGGTATCGACATCGGTGAGGGAACGATTAACTTCCCGGTGTTCACCAACGGTAAGTTCAACGCAGACGCCTCTGTGACGTTCGGTGAAGGATACGGCACTGTGCTGACCCGTGCGTTGGAGTCCATGGACGCGGAAGGCTTCCACACTGGTTTCACCAGCCGGAAGCAGCTGGCGGATTTCCTCCAGCGTGAGCCCTCGCCGTTGAAGCGCAACTTCTACAACAAGGTGCGTGCCTACGTCGATCGTGAGATCGAGTTCTTTGCACGAGCTGCATCTGACCAGTTCGGTCGCGTGCTCAGCGTCGTTGGTGCCACAACAGAAGTCGTGTTCGTGTTCGGCGGTGGCTCTGGCCCCGTCAAGAACGCGCTGTACCCGCTCTTGCTGAGCAAGGTGGCGGAGATGAACACCGAGGACGCAATGCCGGTTCTCTACCTGGATGCGTCGTACTCGCGGTCTCTGAACCGCGAGGGTCTGTACTCGATCGCTCAGGCGTCTGCTGCCAAGTCCAGCAAGCCTGCGAAGCGCTCTGCTGGTAAGAACAACAGCAAGAAGAACGGAGAGTGACCGGATGTCTACGTCTACGAGTCCATGGGATGATGCTTTGCGCCGTTACAGCGCGCGCGAGCACACGCATGATGACATCGTGACTGAGTCTGGTGTGGCGGCAGCTGATGTGACAGCTGCCGCCACCGGCGCTGCTCTGCCTAGTTTCGATGACATTGTGAATGGCGATGGGACTAGCCCTGACAAGACTCAGTCTAAGGCCGGGTCTTTGGTCGTTCCGTCGAGTCTCGATGAGGTGCTGCATGATGCTGGGGTTGCCCACGGTAAGCAAGGCACGCAGAACCCGAAGAACAAGCGGAGCAAATGGCGCGCTGCTCTGACAGCGATCGTGTGGCTTATCGTCATGAGTCTCATCTGTGGTGGTCTCTACCTGATCTATCGCGCACATGATGAGGCTCAGGTCGAGGAAGAGCTTCCGGTGCCTGCTCAGACGTATCAGGATGAGGAAGTCTCTACTGTGCCTGTCGAGGCTACTGATGATGTGCTCACCCACGAGTGGGATGTTGTCAACGCGGATTCGGACCAAGGGTCGAACACGTGGGAGGTGAACACCGAGGATTACAGGATTGACACGATGTCGGTTGCTCGTATGGCTCCTGGATCTGTGTTCATCCCGGAGTCCGGCATCTACATGGAGCTTCAGGGGTCTGATTCGTTCGAGGCGTCGAACTATGGCGATCTTCAGACGATTCATGTGCCGACCAACGTGCACCGAGGTGTGTGGTATTCAGCTGGAGCACCTCTCACTGCATCTGATACTGGAGTTCTCACCGGCGTTCGTCCGGGGTTTGATACACCACAGTCTTCTGCTCTGCCTTCTTCTACCTCTTCTTCCGATACCGTGCAGTCTGGAACACAAACAAGCTCAGCACACGCAGTGAGTATGACGGGTGGTGAGGGAACGACGTTCATCGCATCCCATGTGGCGTGGACAAAGCGTCATCGTGGGGCTCTGTACACCATGGCGACGGATGTCTCTCAGAATGAGTTGATCTGGGTGAAAGGCTTTGATGGATCGCTGTCCACGTGGCGCGTGAGCGGCATGTGGGTGGCTGAGCATCAGGCGTTCCCGGAGGACTATTTCAGCGCCACTGGGCCGCGTCGGTTGGTGCTTACCACGTGTGGTGGCCGTGTGAACAGCTACGGTTACTACCAGCAGAACGTGTTTCTGGTGGCAGAACCTGTGGCTCTGGAATCAGCGATGCAGCAGTGATGCAGTGATCGCTGCGTAAAGCAATGCCCCGTAGCAGCGTGATGCTGCTACGGGGCATTGGTGTTGTTTGTGTATTCTGTTGTGCGATTCAGTTGTGATTGTTGATCAGAATCTTACCCTGTTCTTTTCAGAAGGGCATGTCCTGATCGAACCCGTCACCGAACGGATCAGACGCATTGAGTGCGTCGTCCGCGAAGACGGGAGCCTGGGAAATAGGAGCGGCCTGAGAAACAGGTGCAGGAGCAGCAACCTGCTGGACGGGCGCAGCAACAGGGGCTGCAACAGGCTGAGAAGCCTGAGCAGCGCGGTTCTTCGCATCCTGCTCGGCGGCACGTCGGGCGAGACGTGCAGTGGTCACCTCGCGCTTTTCATCCATCTGAACGTCATCGACGATGTTCTTTGGGATGTAGTGGGTTTCTCCGGTATCGGGATCCGTGTACACATCGGTAGTCGGGTGGTGCATGACGGTCACCAGGTCGCCCTGGTGAATCATGTCAAAGACACCGTTTCCACGGTCGTTGGGGATGAAGCGCTCGACAGACACCGCATCGGTGCCGCGCTCGCCGTTTCGCTTGGTGAAGTTCTGGTCGGCCAGAATGGTGAAGCGAACCGTACGCGAACCGTCCTTGTTGGTGAAGAAACGCGGATCAGAGGCCAGGCGACCCTTGATAACACCGAAGTTCTTGGGGTTAATGTTTGCCATTTGTGTATCTCCTTCGTATGGCGAGTGGTGGATCTTATGATCCTCTATCAATAATTATCCTAGTACATCTGCGATGTACGAAAGGGATTCTTAGTCTTCCTTGAAGAAGACTTTTTGTGATCACTGCTGATCTCGATCAGCAGCTCCATGGTTGGTCGATAGACGCTATCGACAATCACAACGGGTGCGTCATATGCCTGTAGGAGCTTGAAAAGCACGCCGTTTGGGATGATGTCACCACTGTTGCTATTGACCCACTGACTATGCCCAATAGACATGAACGTGGGGTCGTGATAACCGTTGGTATCAATGACAGTACCGGGTTTGAAGTATTCCAGGTCATAGGGCTCTGTGATGGTGATGAGTTCACGATTCATGGTTCTACTCGTTTCTCAGAACTGGGTGAATTTGAATTCACCAGTCAGTTCGTCGGTGATGAACTCGACCATCTCTTCCATGTCCTTCTTGACACCGGAGTCGCCAACCCAGTGGTTCGGTTTGCCGTTCTTGTGGACACTGTAAGAGACAGATTCTTCATCGGTCCACGTTCCTTCAAGATCCATCATTCCGAAAGGGCAGCTATAAAAGTAAGTGTGGTTGTTAAACCTTACGACGGTGCCAGCATCAAGAAGCTCACCGTAAGGACGGTTTGAGAGGGCAGTGGTGTCCTTGTTTTTGACAGGAATTTCAACATCGCGCATCTTCCACGTTAGTGCACAGTACAGTTCGTTCAGTTCATTGAGCGGGTTTGTGTTTGTAGTCATTTTTCAAAGCCTCTAATTTTTACTTGTTTTCCTTCATGCTGGAATTCATGATCTCTTCAGCGACGCACGTACTGCAACAATTATTGTCGCCCATGCCCTTTTCGAAGGCCGTTTCCAGTGCGTCTGCGAGCCAAGCTTTAGAGACGGTGAATGTTCCATCGTCATTACGCTTGATGCCGTTAGCCGTTGATCTATCTTTCTATTTTTTGTTTGTAGTGTGTATAAAGAAAGCGCCGGAATCATTACGAATTCGAAACCGGCGCTTTCTTTAGTCAGTTGGTCTCGTACATGATGTCGACTCCGAAAGCGAGCGCGGCCTGGTGCTCCAGGGTGCATCCTCGCGTAGTGTCCCATCCGTCGCACATGTAGATCACGTGTGCCTGTGAGAGGCGTGCCAGCGCGAGACCCATGTGCCACAGTGCAGGATTGACGATATTGTCGCTGTCGACATCGTACGTGAAGTCCTCCTTGTAGACAGTATCAATAGGCTCATAGCCAGCAGCTCGAACAGCGGCCTCGGCCTTCTCTCGCTGCAACTTGACCTTATCGGGATCGACATTCTTCATGGGCTGGGAAATGACTGCGTACTTGGTGGACATTGTGGTCTCCTTTTTTTGGGGGGTATGCGTTGTTTTTACGCATGTCACGGGTGTGTGATGCGTAGTGGGCCAGGTAGGACTCGAACCTACGGTGTGTCGTTAACTGTGGCCGATTTACAGTCGGCTCCCTTCGCCGCTCGGGGCACTGACCCTTTTATCCCCCTTTTTTTGGGAGGGGGATATAGACTATGGCCACCATATGGGTTTCTCATCAGACGTATGGTGGCCTTTGGCTGAAGTCAATAATCAGCCGCGAGTAGTCACCCGCAATACAAGTGTCTCGCACTTGTATCGTCGGAATGGCGGGATTCGAACCCGCGACCCCCTGCTCCCAAAGCAGGTGCGCTACCAAGCTGCGCCACATTCCGTGCTGTTGTATGTTGTGTTGCAGGTTTGCTCTCCAGGCTCCAGATCACCTCTGTTAGTAGATAGGCCCGAAGAGCAAACCAGATGCGGTAAGTTATTAGAAAGGTGATTTCCAACGGTTCCGCTACCGTCCTCAAGATTATCTCCCTGGACGGGGTTATGTGGGGGATGCTGTTCTGCTATCTATCATCGTAGTAGAACTTGACCAACAGAAATTCACACACAAACGCCCAATGGCGCAATTGTTGGTCCTCGGAGTGCTACCCCGTACGTGATCCCCGATCACGGTGTCCGGCGCATCCGCTTGATCAGAGCGGCGAGAAACTATGTCTCAATCATCCAGCATTGCCCGGACACATGGTGGTCCCCTCGGTGGGATTCGAACCCACACGCTCTTCTGAGCACTTGATTTTGAATCAAGCGTGTCTGCCAGTTTCACCACAAGGGGTTAGTGGTTGGAAAGTTAAGTACAGTACCAGTGTACATTACCTCCCCCGGTACATCTGTGATGTACAAGGGGTACACACAAATATACACAGGGGAGGCAACATGAATTGGCTGACTGACTGTCTGGGCTGTCAGTTATCGGTGAGCAGGGTAAATGGGGATGTACGTAGCGATAGCCCGACGCCCCATTTCGATTTGCTCACCTAGATCTTCAGCGAGAGATTCATCATCCCAGTGACCACCGTCAGGGCTGATCCAGAGACGCTGACACTTCATGTACTGACGGTCCTCATGAGTCATCTGTTCAGTTGGGCCGACAGTGATGATCAGCGTTCCTACTGGGAGAGAACTCAGATCGGTTTCACCGTTTCTATCGAGAAACGCAACAGTAGTAGACATGTGTCGTTCCTATCAGTTCTCGGAGTTCTCAGCAGCGTTCTCGGCAGTGGGTGCAGCGTGCGCAGCCTCGTAGGCAGCGATGGTGTCCTGACCCAGCTGGCCTCGCTTGGAGACGGTCACACTGTTCTCCAGAGCCCAGGCACGGATCTGGGCGTTCTTTTGCCGCTTGGCGCGAGCAGCTTCGCTGGAGCTGCGCGGCTTGCGCTTGTTGGCCGGTCCACGGCGAGCACGACGAGCATGCTCAATGTAAGGCGCGAGTGCTGCATTGAATGCAGTCGCGTTGGCCTCAGAAAGATCGATGATGTAGTTCTTACCGCCCACGTTGAACTCAATGGTGGTGGTAGCAGGCGAACCGTCGATGTCATCGACGAGCTGAACGTCCGTAATTTCCTTGCGCATTGTTTTCTCCTGTTTCTCTTTCTGTTGTTCTTGAAAAGAGAGAGGCTCCAGAGAGTATTGCATCTCCAGAGCCTCTCTCCTTGTTCCTATGTCACAGCTACTGACTCACGTCAGTCGTCAGTTGTTGTTCTGACGACGACGCAGCAGAAGCGCAATGCCACCAGCCGTAACGAGTGCAGTTGCACCCGCAATCATCAGGCCAGTGTCGCTGGCACCGGTCTGAGCCAGACCCGTGACAGCACCCTTGTGCTCAGTCGTGCTATTACCCGGCTTGTCCGGGGTAGACGGAGCAGGTGGGGTCTGCTTAGAGGGCTGAGAGGGGGTCTCCTTGGGCTCAGGCTTCTCAGGCGTGGCAGGCGGAGTCACGCTGGGCTCCGAAGGCTTGGGATCCGGCGTAGGAGCAGGGTCCGTAGGCTCCGAGGGCTTCGAAGGTTCCGGCTTGGGCTTCTCAGGCGTGGACGGCTGAGACGGCTCAGGCTCAGGAGTGGGCGCAGGCGGCGTCACCGGGGGAACGCTGGGCTCCGGCGTGGGCTTCGGATCAGGGTTAGGAGTCGGCTGCTCCGGGGTCGGCTTGGGATCCGGCTTCGGGGTGTCCGGGGTCGGATCTGGCGTAGGAGCAGGCTTCTCGGGTTCCGGGGTGACAGGAGGCGTAGACGGCTTGGGGTCCGGCTTCGGCTCAGGGGTCGGAGCGGGAGTCGGCGTGACCGGCTTCTCGTTCTCGCCCGTCTCAGCACCAGACGAGCCCTTGGCTCGCCAGGTCACCGTGGTGCTGACTTCCTTGTTGTTGACCGTCGCCTTGTTCGTCATCTCCTTCTCGGAGGTGACAACCTCAACGCGGATGCGAGCCATGTGGTCACCCGACAGCTCGCTGGGGAGCGTGAAGGTAGCAGACTTGCCGTCTGCGCTCTTCGTGACCTTAGGCTTGGTGACTCCAATGTTGTTCCAGTCGATGGGGTTGGCCCAGTCGCCGTGATCAACAGGCGTGACGTGGATACCGCCCTGGAACGTGGCATCATCACGGGTTTCCGTGATGGTGATGGTCTGGCCAGGCTGGCCCTGGGCCTGAATCCAGCAGCCGAACTTGTTGAGGCCCTCGGCAGTACGACCGTCCGCCCAGCAGAACTTGTTGTCGCCAGGGGTGACAGGCTCACCGACGACACCCTTGCCCAAGCCGACGGTGTACTTCGTACCGTCGACGACGACGTTGGTCGTGGTCTTGCCGATGCTGGACTTGTTCAGCGTGGCTTCGAGCTTGACGAAGCCATTCTTGAGCGACCCATTACCGCCCAGAGTTGCAGCGATGTCCTCGGTGACGACACAGTTGAATGCGCCGTTCTCGGCGGTACACTTACCGATCTTCTTCTCAGAGCCATCCAAGGCGGTGGCCTTGAGATCGACACTGTTGAATCCGTTGGGCACCTGGAGGCCGTCCCCGAGGCCCACCGAGAAGGTGGCGCCCTTCTCGACCTTGTCACCCGCGTAATCAACGCGGATGTCCAAGGTGGCGTTCACGGAGTACTTGTCTCCGTAACGGCCCTTAACATCAGTCTTGACGATCTTGATGCCGCCCGTGGCGGTGGACGCACCGGGCTCGGTGCCGACGATGCCGTTGTTACCATCGGCAGATGCCGAGTTGGTGTCAGTGTTGTTGGCTGCGCCGTTGGTGTTCGTGGTAGCGGCCTGAGCAGCCATAGGGGCTGCAAACAGAAGCGTGGTGGCGACCACAAGGGTCAGCCCGGACTTTCGCTTCTTGAAAATCTTGTTGAGATTCATTGGGTAACTCTTCCTTTCGTGAAGGGTGTGCTGGGGATGATGGGTTCATCCCCAGAGAAGATCTCTGCGCATCTGCGATGTGCAGGAGAGCATTCTGACTTCAGTTTACTTGATAACTGAGGATATTGGGTGATGTACGGCTAGACAAAGAACGTGCAATTTCCCTTGAATGTTTGTACGAGAACGTCGCGGATGTGTTCCATTGGTGCATCTTCTGGTATTTCGCCCTTGATGACGATCGTGCGTTCGTATCGTAACGAGGCATCAAAGACGTACGAGATGGTCCCGCGTAGTCGCTTGGGCGTGACGTTACAGTTCTTGGTGAGCACCGAGTACACAGCGAGAGCCTTACTTTCGATCTCGTCGCTGGACATGCGTGAGAGGTCCTTGTCTGAGTACTCGTCAGGGGAGAAATCAGGTGGAATTGGGGCGGGGAATTCAATGCGTATTCTGATGTAGCGACGCGGTTTGAGGCGTTTGATAAATGTGGTGAGAACGGAGATGAGAGACATGTTGGTCCTGTCTGTTGTATCTGCTGTTTTGTTTAAGAGGATAGCCCAAGAAGGATACACATCAATAGAGGAATGCCGATTATTGCACCGATGATGCCGATGAAAATGAAGAGACTCTTTTCATCATCGGTAGCTTTAAATTTTCCGTGACGGCGCAGAAGGTAGATATATTCATTTTTGCGCTGTTTGTATGCGCTGTATGCTCTGGTATATGGGTCAAAGTCACTTTTACTCGACCAGTTGGCTGCGCCCATGTATCGCCAATAGCGCATACGTTCTTCGTTTTCGTATGTGGGATTGGCGCGGTATTCCATTTCGTATGCATTTGCCAGATCGTATGAAATACCTTCAAGTTCGTCGATGGCAGGAATTGTCCGGTTGATGTAGACCTCTCGCTGCTGACGTTCATACGCTTCGAGCAAATCGTCGATATTGTTAGTGTCTGGTGACGGGTGTCCACAGATTTCACACATTAGTTTCTCCTTCATTGATACCGCATAGCAAAGTCCGCCCCTACCAATAGCAAGCGTATGAGCTACGGGTAGAGGCGGACTGTTGTCAAGAGATTAGCGATCAGATCTCATCAAGCGAGTATTCTCGACCAGCGCGGATGCGCATGATTTCGAAATCAGCCACGTCACTGACAGTGCGGCAACTGGCTTTGTGCAGACGGTTGTAGCGATCGATGTAGCTGTTGACCAGCTCAACAGTGGCGGTGAAGCCGACAGGCTCAGCGTCGGGGTTGCGAAGCTCAAGGATGTCGGTGAGGATCTTCGCCTCAAGCAGATCCTTCATGATGGTTGTGTCGGTGATTTCGTAACAATCGTATCCGAGGAAGTTGTTGAATTCGATGTTGTTGTGTCGGAAAGTCATGTGGGTTCCTTCTTTTGTTGGTTGTTGTTGTTGTTATGGGGTGTTACTTCTTTTTGCGTGAGTTCTTTTTGGTTGTGCGCGATGTTGCCTCAACTTGCTTCTTTTGTTCTAGTAGATATAGAACGACTTCAAGTGTCGATGTTGGCTTGAAATTATGTGCAAGATTGAGGAAAATGTCCCCATGTTTGATGAAAGGTGTAGTTGGGATACGCACCAGGTCTTTTGCACTATTGAGACGTTTGAGAATCTTATTGTATTCGTCGATGTTGTCATCAATTGTTTGGGGTGCTGTAATCTCTGCTCGCGATGCCTTCTTCTCATAGGGGTTGTGACCATTGATGAAAGCGATGACATCCCGCTTCGCATAGGGCGGGATGTGATCATCGATGTTGATATAGAATAGCTCGTCGTTTGTTTTGAGGAAAGCATATTCTGTATCGGCTACATCAACATGAAGGATGTGACCAGGCTGCATCTTTGTGAGAACAACATCAAGGAGTTCTGCGTGTTCGACAAAATTGACAGCGTTAACGTCGATCGTCATATCCATGCTCTGCTCCTTTCTTTTAGTTTGCCATTGATAACATGAAGAACATAACCATCGCCATTGCACTAAAAATAGCACCTGCGATGCTGAATGCAGCAGATGTGTATTTTCCTTCTGCAATTTCTCCAGGGATCATTACCAAGTCAACAATGAGTATGATAAGCATCGCGATTCCCCATAACGTGTTGCTCATGTTGTAACCTTTCTGTTTTTCTTTGTTAGATCAATGCCGCAATGTCAATCATGATGATGACGAGGAAGAAACTCATGAGAACAGAGCTGCTGATGAGAAATGCGATATGGCGTTTGCGGTGTGTGGGTTGCGTTGTTGACATGCTGCGTGGCATTGCTATAAGAGTGACAAATAGCAACACGGTGAGTACAAATCCTGCGACGTGAGCAGGGGTGATGGATGCGATGTTCATGTCAGGACCACACGAGCCATGCTTCTGGTTTTGCATTGATGCGCTTCAGCATCCATGCGTCATCGTGCGCGCATTCGATGTTGTTGCTATCGATCCAGAGGTTGAATCCGTCACAATATGTCTTCATGTATCGATTACCCTCGCTGTCTTCGACAACGGCACCGATCGAAAGACGGTTAAACGGCGTGATGAGCGTACTGAAGATAACAGGTGGGTGAATAGACATGTGTGTCCTTTCTTGTGAGTTGTTGATGCGATGTGTTGGTGCCTCCACAGGGGCTTGAACCCTGGACCCACGGATTAAAAGTCCGTTGCTCTACCAACTGAGCTATAGAGGCTGCGTCCCCTCGGTGGGATTCGAACCCACACGTCCTGTTTTGAACACTGGAACCTAAATCCAGCGCGTCTACCTGTTTCGCCACGAGGGGTGGGCTCTCTGATTAGCGGTGTTGATGCTTGTACGTATCAGAGAGCTTTGTGATGATGGGTGAGAACTGTTCACCACTCGTCTGTTAGGGTGAAGATAAAGCCCTCGAATTCAACGCGTTTGATGAGATCATCGAGCATCCTGATGTTCTCGTTCAGAATGTCAGTCAGGATCGGTTGATCGTCGGCTCTCTTCTCACCTTCCAGCTGATCACGCAGCAACTTCATGCTGCGCGTGATGAGGGATTGCGCCTTGTCATTGAGTTCCATGGTGTTCTCCTTTCTTATTGGTCATCAGTTTTTGGCTGTGTTGTTACCACACAAAGCGCAAGCTTGTCCTAATACTGCCGTGGATGATCTTGGTGGTATCAGGGTTATGTGCGGCATTACAACGTCGAACGATTTCTGCGAGCTCATCATTAGTGTAATAATTGTTCCATGGGTCCACCCACACGCAAAAAGGTTCATTGGGGTTGTGTGGTCGATGGACGTGATAGAATGTATTACACCCCGGTGGATCAATGATCGTACCTGCGGAGAAGTCACTCGCCTTGAAGACATGGCGAGTGCCATCAGGGCCTTCGGCTTCGAACATGTCGCCAGTGAGCTCTTCTGGCTCATCCCTATCTTCTGTCATTGCCTTTTCAGTCTTTTCGGAGGTATCAATGGGATTATCCCCATTGTCCCTATCGGTGATAAGAGACTTATCAATGTTGACGTTGAAGGTGTCGCAGAAATAATCAAGAGCGCGATCGAGATCGGCCTTGACATCGAAGTCGGATTCATTTTCTTCAGAGATTTCATCGAGAAAAGCCTCGTTGAGCATGTCGTTGAGCAATTCAACGAATGCCTCTGCGTTACCTATGAACTCTTGATGGTTAGGCATATGTATTCCTCTGTTGATGCAAGATGTCGCGGATCAGCCGAAGTGGATGATCGTGACGTTGCCGTTGGCACTGCGAGCGAGTTCAGCCACAGCGTTATCATCGAGTAGCTCAGTCATGGTATTGACCCACGCACTGTGACCGTGGTCGCCATGGTCGATGAGAGTGTGGAGGAACTCGTCACCCTCAATGGTGATGACGGTTCCGAAGGGGAGTTCGATTGCCTTGTAGGTACTCTGGAGTCCGTTGGGATCCTGAGCGGTGAACAGGTCTTCTGCGAGCACAGACGCAGGCTCTTCTTGTTCAGACTGCTCGTTCTTTTCGGTCGTATCAAACATCTCTTCGGGAGAGAAGACAATCTGACCACCGTTAATGAGCTTTTCCACCTTGTCCAGGTCGATACCGATGATCTCGGAGAGAGCCTGTCGGGCGTTGGTCTGCTGAGTCTGTTTGCCAAGCACTTTGCCCACCAGTTCATCAAGGAACGCCTTGAACTCTTCTTCGGTATTCGGGAATTCGTGTTCGTCAGCCATGTTTCTGTCCTTTCTAGTGACATGAAGTATGTAGGGTGGGTGTCAATCACCCACCGTATAGAGTACACACAGGTGTGTGTCAAGAGTGCGGTTTCTTTACTGCTACCGATGCAATTTCATTGCATGAAAACAGCACATAAACCAGAGAGAGAGCCCCGTTACCGACTGCTGTACTGGGTACTGATCAATGTGGTAACGGGGCGTGTGTTCAGCGTCTTGCGCTTAGCTGTTGTCGTAACGGCTGTATGGGTGATGTTTCACGTAGTCGTGGAAGTTGCTCAGAACGCTGTTCCACGATCGGCGCGAGCCGAACAAGCGATCGAGCTCAGACCAGTACTCGGGATTACCGGAATCACCGATAGCACGAGAGGTCTGCTTGTATGGGCTGTCGCCCATTTTTTCGACGCGGGTGACGATTAGTGAGGCGGGATCTTCGTTGTCGTTGAAGTTCTCCCACAACGCAACATGGTAGACGTAGTTCCAGTCATCGAACCATGTCTGGCGATGCATGTAGGAGTCTTCAAAGAGGCCGACATCGGGGCCGGTCTTTTCCCATTGTCGCCAATCGATGTCGAGAGGTACGTGAGGCATGAGTGTGCTCCTTCTTTTCAGTTGGCGGTGTCGATGACAACCACGACAAATTCCATCTCAAACTTGTCATAGAATTCCTGGACAGTCAGCTGAGTCTGCTCACCCGGCATCAGCCAGAAACCGTCCCTGGTGTTGTCGCTCGACAGGAACATGAACCGCTGGCCGGAGACAAGGACGACGGTCCCAGGGACGGTAATTTTCCAGTACCCTTCCGTCCTGATCTCACCGTTACGGATGACGAGAAGAGGCTTGTCGTAGATAGTTACCATTGTTTTTCTTCTTTCTTCTGAAATTCTTTGCTATGAGAAGAGCTTTTTGAGATTGGTTGACGGTGTGTCATTGAGGAACAACATAGTTGCGATCTGAGATCGCGATAGTTGCTGTAGCTCGTTGTCCAGATCAATGAAGAAACCATCGCAAGCGATAATACGTCTATTTGCGATATGTAGTAGTTCGCCGGGCTTAGCATGCATCGCCCTATTGAGTGAGATGTCTTGACTCTTGATATTCTGCTCAGGGGATGGTTGGCTGAAATCGATATAGCATGCGTCTTCGTATTTGGGATTCTTACCTTGGACGAAGCTGGTGAATTCTGATGGGTTCAACTCCCCAATAGTTTCGTTGGTGCAGATGAGGGTATCGCGAATCGTTGTGACGAATTCGTAAGTATCACCGTCGAAAAATTCAACGTGGACAATGTGAGCCTTGGGGAGACTCTTGAGCACTAGCGCCAGAATATCTGGATTGTGGACGAGATCGATGTTACTCGTGTCAATGTTGATGTTCATCGGGCTCCTTTTGGGTGTTGTCAATGTGGGTTAGTAAGACCAATATCCTTCATCCCCATGACAGTAGAAGCAATCGCAATCATCGAAACCGTTGCAATCCGTACAGTCACATGGGAATTGATCGCTGTAGTCGCAGCAGAGACATGTGTGCTTTGTCATTTCGAAATCGCCTTCTTTCGGTTGTTGTTTGTTGTTACCAGATCGCTGGAATGAGCCAGTAGTAAATGACGTTGATCATGCCCCACAAGGCGATTACACTGGACAAGGCGCTTGGCACTCCAAAAATCATAATGATAGCGAAGCGATCTTCTTCACCCTTGCTGCCAAGAATAAAGTAGCAAGCTGCAACGAACATGGCTATCGCGGCAGCACCTGTCATTACAATAAAAATAAGTGCCTTCATGATAGCGTTAAAGGTTTCCATTTTTCCTCCTGGGATCTATTGAAGCTCTTCTTTCAAACCACCATCGTGGATTTCCCCATTGTGGTAGTTAATATCCCAATGGTTAGCGGTATTGAACACTGTAATGTGCTCGGAAATGGACTGGTCGCACGATTCCATGTCGATGGTGACGGTGCGAGGGATTAGTTCGCTGTTGATGTAGTTGGGTGTCACAGCATAGTAGAGCGGACATTGTGCGTTGGCTGGGTTATCCAGATAGTCACGCGCCTTGGTCTCTGCGTACGCCATACCGCCAGTGTGGTTGTTATCGATGCCGACGTTCTGAGTACGTGTTCCGGTGACAAGGTTTTCTTTCACGGGATCTCCACCGAGCGAATCAGCGATCATGTGTGAGCGGTTCCAGAACCATCCGTAATAGGGTTTGTCGTCTCTGCCATAGGTGGCACTATAGATGGTGGCCTTTCGGTTCTTTTTGGGCCATCCGGTAGGGTTGATATTGATGTCTTGCCTGCCGCGCTCTTTGGCTTGGAGCCTACTCTCGGTGGTGAGTACGCCATACGCGCACGTCGGGCGACTCAGCTCGTCGAGAGGGCAGTACGCGATGGTACCATCAGAGGATGCGTCAGTCTGGTACGGATGCTGCGCCGGGCCTCCGATGCTGTAGTAATTGCTGGTGACACCGGATTGATTGGGCTGGGGGAGGTTATTAAAGAATCCAAATAAATACCCTATCAGCGTAATAGTCAGTACCATTGCGACGATAAGGAAGATGGTTTTTCTAATCAATTCATCAGGTGAAATGTTTGGTTTAGCAAAATAATGATTGAGCATGTTTACGTCCTTTACTATCTGCGAGTTTCGCCCGTGTGGTAATTGATGTCGTAGGTGGTTTCAACGTTGTAGATTGTCATTCGCTTAGAGAGCGACTGATCACACGCTTCAATATCAACTGTCAGGCTTCGTGGAATAAGCTCATCTGCCTCGTAATTAGCCGTCACCGCGTAGTACAATGGACACTGCGCGTTGTACTGGTCATCAAGATACTGTGCGGCAAGATACTCGGGGTATTGAAGGCCGTTCTTGAAATAGCTATTACCCTTATGCCCAGAGTTATTCAGGTGTTCGGTACCTGTGATGGTGTTATTGGGAACGAAGTCACCACCTAGTTGCGTTCCGAGCATAGGGGTCTTGACCCAGAGTGGTCCGAAGTATTCAACATAAGTATTGGTTTCGGGCCAGCCGCTGGGGTTGAAATCAACGTCGTGACGTTGGTAATTCTTACCCTTTTCACGGTTCTCTGGAGTCAGGAGACCGTAAGCGCATGTGGGACGACCGTGATCGTCAGGATCGCAGTAGGTGATGGTGCCTTCGCTTGGCTGATACGTACGTTGTGCAGGACCGTCGAATGCGATGTATTTCTCGGATGATGAGAGCACACCAGGGCCTGAGACGAATGGGTCAGGCTGTGTAAACTTCTTATGCAGTTCGATGCCGCTATTAACCACGAGGAAGGCAATGAAGATTGCGCCTATGAATGCGATGATTCGAGCGACGTTTTCTGGAATTCGGATTGTGCCGAAGAGGTAAAGGTCGGTTGTGGCAGGTTCTAGGTTTCGATGCTCTCGTTCTGGGTACATGTGTTTCCTTTTCAGTTTTAATTCAGATGGTCTAAGAAGATTAAGCCAAGTGCAATCATTAGGAGAATGATAGCTACTGATCCGCAGAATACGAATAGTTTCGGGATAATGAATGATCCGATGTGAATCTTCGCATTATCGGGTATTCGTGCAATGAGGGATCCATCTTCGTTCTCGATGATTTCAATCATGGGATTCATAGGTATGGGGTGTCTTTTTTCTGCTTAGAGGGAGATAGATGGGCACCAGCCATGGCCGCTGAGCAACCACGGCACGTCGACACGCAGCATGTCTGCGAGCATGTCGAGATCTCCAAACGTGAGATCCAGCAGCTGACCCGTCACCGATCGAATGACGTTGTGGTCAGTGTTTGGATAGATCTGGTCACTGCGGGAGATAACCCGATCGATGAAAGCCTTCTGAGCGCTTTCACCTGTGATGTTACGGATGTTAACAGCCATGGTATGAGGTCTTTCCTTAGTTGGTGTGCACAGATGCAAGAGTATCGAGCGTCTGTGTAACTGTGTCGAAGTGAGTGCCGCCAACGATGTAATCGGTGGCGGTGACCACGATAACGATCGGATCGGCGTTGTTTTGAGCGCCGAGGTGCGCATGGAGAGTGATGGTACCGTCGTGACGGGACACTACATCGAAGGTGATGTCTCGGGCTTCGCTCATGAGATCGAAGGCAAGCTCGTCTGCGCGATGATCGTGTACGTTGTAAGAACGGTCGGAGCGAGCGTTCTTCTGCTTCTTGGTCATGATGATATGGGTCTTTCTGGTAGTTGTATTAGTGGGTGTATGGATCAAGGACGCGATACGTTCCATGGGTGGGATGATTGGGGTTATATACCCACAAACGCTGACCCCACACAACAAGGACGGGGATTCCGGCCTGCTGCGCGAGGTCGATGCAGTTCCATGTGCCTCGGGATCCGTGGCCCCCTTGATTCTTGGGGTGATCGGGGAACGCAAGGCAAAGATCTGCTCCCAGCTCAACCATCTGCTTATTGCGGATGGGACCAGCGGCCCTGCCGTACTTCTTCCAGTCGGCTCGATGCACTTCAGTCTGGAGGTTGAACAGGCGTTGTCCGTGGAGAGCCGCTTCGGTGTCGGCTCCGGTCGCACCGCCATGGACGATGATGGGGTTCTTCTGGGTCTTGTTGAAGATGTCCTGTACAGCGAGGCGTAGAGCGTCGGAATCGTATGGTGTCCACTGGTGTGTGCGGGAACCGGTGATGAGCAAGCGGGGCAAACGTGTTGTCTCAGACATGCGGTTACTCCAAGCAAAAAGAGAGAGGTGGGGGGGAATCAATACGATTCCCGGCACACGGTAGTGTGCTGAGATGGTTAATGCATCAACGAACGATGGGGTGCTCGCTGTAGTAGTCGCGCATTGCGTCTTGAGTGATGATCTCATCAGTGGTGACGATGGGGAGGTGTACCAGATGAGAGAGCGATGATGATGTGTGTCGTGCGTAAGCATCTGCCCATGGAAGTTCGCGATACGTTCTTTTGCTCAGTGCGGCGTGGGTCATGCTGCCTATAGCAGCACAGACACGATCGATGAGAGCTCGCTCTCTGCACAGGGTTGGGTGCGTGAGAGCCGAGGGGTTACCGGAGGGCAGTTCTCCTGGTCGAATCAAGAGCTTGCCCCGATGAAGGTGGTAGAGCTCTGGGTTCACAGGGCCGACTACCCATGCATGAAAATCCTCTGGAAACAGAGGGGATGCGTGGCGAACAAGATGTGCAGCCTGTGCGTAAAACGCAAGCTTATGGAGCTTCAGTGTCACCATTGTGCTCTCACGAGCGAGGATGTATGCAGCGACATCCACGATGGATACAGATACAGCCATGGTGTACCTCTTCTTTCTGTTGTCTGGTGAGGGGGAGGGCCGGTACCAACAGTACCGACGGATCATGATGATGCTCGGCACACGGGAGTGTGCCAAGGCTCTGTGTTATACTTAGTTATCAGGAAAAACAAAGAGCCACAACACGGATACAACAAGTAAGACAGGAGGTTGTAGTGACAGTGACTAATAGAAAAGCTGGCGAAGCAGGAGAGCCGATGGTTCGGCTCAATGTGCGTATGCCAGCGAGTGTGCGTGACAAGGTGGATTATTGGGCCGAAAAAGAGGGCTTGAGCGCCAATGAGTTTATCATTGAGTGCATCGATGGTCACGTTGCCCGTAAGAACGGAGACTACGATCTACCAACGCTAGAACAGGCGCGTCTGGCCCAGCTTGTTGATGCGCAGATCTCGTTGGCCAGCAACGTTGCAAACCTTGAGAAGACTGTCATGTCCATGGCATCGACAATCATTGGCCTGACTCGTGGTGATAGCTACCTGTTGGATGATGAAGACGGCGAAGAGTAAGAACTACAGGGAGTAAGCAATGAGCAATTTTGAGTACGATGAGCCATCGCCTGAGGTGTTCGATCCTTTGTATGCGGCTCAGAAAGAGTTGCGTGAGCGTATGAATCAGCAGCCAGCCGTTGTGTCGGCGCGCTCTGCGCGTGTTGGTAATACAGCTACGGGGGCAGCGCTGAACGCGCGTCGTCAGTCTGGTGGCGGCGCAAACGGCAGTAACAACGCCGGTAATGCTTCGCCAGCAGGTGCCTCTGGTGTGGGCTCTGCGCCGCCTGAGCCGCAACGTAATGAGCCTGATGATCTGATCACTGAAGCTGATAGCGCTGTTGCTGATCTCGATGAAAAGACTTCATCTGTTGGGGAGACACACCGCGATGAGCCCATCGAGCACGGTGAGCCGGATAGCGATGCTCAGCAGCCTCAGCAGCAGCTCCAGCAATCAGCAGAGCGCCTGTATGAGCCAGTGCCGATGGCGTTGCGTCATCGTGACGGTAGTGAAATCCCCACGACGATCGAGGGCGATGTTCGTTTTGCCTTTGATGGTGATTCGACAAGGCCGCGAGATTTGCCTGCTGTCATCGTGCAAGCGATTCGAGACGAGCTGACGCGCCTGGGTGCGCCAGAGCTCGGTGCTGTTCCGACGCCAAAGACGCAGAGCAAAACGCTGTCATCGGGTTCGTTGATCACAGCGTTGGTGATGAGTGCGCTCGACATCGAGATCCCCGGTGTCGACGAGAACACTCGGCGTGCTGCTGAAGTGTTGCGCACGGGGCAGGGCCGTGTGGCGGCGATCGAGATGAAGGTGGAGCAGGTGCTGGATAACCAGCAGCGCGCTCAGAAAGACCTTGATGCGATGACGAAGCGTGCGCTCAGCGCTGAGAAACAGCTCTATGAGCTGGAGCTCATGCTCACATGGTTGCTTGTCGACAAGACTGAGCCGCGTTTGTTCAATAACGCGACTGCGCTGTCCATCGATTTGACGAACAAGACGGTGGTTGATGCACGTGCGAAGCTTCGGGAGAAAGCCCGAGAGTTGAGCAAAGACGAGTCTGTGCGGCGAGGGAATCTGAAGATCGTGGAGTAGTATAGACAACGCCCCGTAGCTTTTGCTGCGGGGCGTTGTCTTCCGATGGGAATTAGCGCTTGATCGGGCTAAAGGATCCATTGGAGTAGTCGATCGTGTATCCGTTGGCTGTGTTGAAGACGATGACATGCTGGGACAATGAGCGATCGCATGATTCAATGTCAATGGTGACGATTGATGGGATTGGACTATTTCCGTCGTATTTGGGTTTTGCCGCGTAGTAGAGCGGGCATTTGTCGTGAGACGGATCATCGAGATATTGCTGCGCAAGTGTTTCTACGTACGCCATACCGCCGTCATGAGCTGTGGTCGCACCGACGTTTTGGGCGAGTGTTCCAGTGATGAGGTTTTCCTTCACAGGTTTACCACCAAGCGAATCAGGGAGAAGATATGAGCGGTTCCAGAACTCGCCGTTGTTGGAGTCGATGGTGACTTTTTCGTTGTGACTGGGCCACCCAGCTGGATCGATTTCAATGGGCTGAGGGTCGCGTTCTTTGGCTTCGGCACGAGTGTGTGTCGACAACAGTCCTACGGCGCACGTAGGGCGTGATTGGTCATCGAGAGGGCAATATCCGATGTTCCCCATGTCGTCGGCAACGTTGTGGACATCTTGCGCTGGACCGTCGATCACGTAGTAGTTGGTGGGGGCTGGGACGGCTGTACGGTATGTCTGTTCGATGGCCGTTTTCTCGTGGAAGTGCCAGATGTGGTATCCGAAAGCTCCGGTGGTCACGATGAGAATTGTCGTGAGAATGAACGGCATGCTCTTTTCGATGAACGGTTTGATGTTTTTAAGATTGGTGATCACGAAAACTCCTTTTGGTGGTTGTGGCTGATGTGGGGCAAGATTGTGTGCCATAACTCTATGGTATGCTGGTTTACCAGAATAATCAATGAGCCATGGGAGGGAAGATAGGGTTGCACTACCCTTGTACCGATGATAGAATTGCCTCATGAATGAAGCAAAACTATTTTCCGAGGGTAGCGCGACTGACCTGGTGTGCCGGGGTTGGTCGCGTGAGCGTGTCATTGATGCCACCGGCATCGATCCTGGCTATCACAACTCTTCGATGAAGACTGAGTTGAAGGGCGTTGATCGTCATACATATAAGATCGAGCATGTGCGTCAACGTGTTGCACAGGAGACTGTGCGAGACGTGCTGGAACGCTATGCTGCGTGCGATCTGGATAAAGCAGGTCTGTTGGAGCAGCTTGGGCTGCATGACGCGGTGAATCTGATCAAGCTTGCTGATCTGTTCACAGGTCTGGGTCTTGGCGAAGAGTTCCGTGACGCCGATCGTCGGTCTCGTCGTGGTGTCATGCGAGCAGGCATGATCGCTCAGCATGGTACAGACAACCCGTTCAAGCTTGATGAGTACCAGGAGAAGGCTGCCCAGACAAGGGAAGATCGTTACGGCGCTCGGTACACGTTGGCCGAGGGTTCGGTATTTGCTGACGAGGCTCGGAAGAAAGCCAAAACGACTCGTTATTCTCGCGAGAGATATACACGTGTTTTGACCTCGGATGAGATCGCACAGCGTAGCGCACGTGCGGTAAAAACTTCACGATCGCGTTATGGCGTTGACCATTCCAGTCAAACTCCTGATGCTCGTGCGGCTCAGAGGCAACGGGCTGAGCAGTATGGGAAGCAATGGGCTGAGAAAGCTCGTCAAACGAGTATCGAAAGGTATGGCTTTCCTTCATGGACTATGCGTGAGGAATCTCGTCGAGAGATCTCCAAACGCATGTCAAGCGCACGTGTGCAACAGCGGTCGTTGGCGACGAAGAAACGTAATGCCACATTGGCTACCTTTTCATCAGAGGACGCGCTTCATGAGCTGCTCGTTGAGTATGCGGATCAGCTCGGTATGACCGTGGTGCGACAGTATCGTGATGAGGAACGTTATCCCTTTGCTGTTGATTTTTATATCCCTGAGCGCGATCTGTTCATCGAACTCAATGGTTCGTGGTCGCATGGCGGGCACTGGCATGAATCCGATCGCGAGATGGATCAGAAGACAGTGCAAACCTGGCGCAAGAAGGGTAAGAAGTCCCAGTATTACCTCAATGCGCTTGGGACGTGGACTGAGCGAGACGTGCGTAAGCGTGAAGCGGCTCGCGACGCACAGTTGAATTACGTGACGCTGTGGGATGGCTCTGAGGCTTTGGCCGATGCTCATCTGTGGTTTGCTCTCGGGGCTCCTGATGGCCACGATTGGGAACGTGAGTACTCCTGGCTCGATCTACCTGAATCTCTGATCGATCTCAGGGAAGGTTTGGATGAGCAGGCGCAGCAGTGGGCGGATATTGATGTCGCGAACGCTGGTTCGAGGCAGATCTCCTGGCTTGCCCGTAGCGGAACGTGGGAGACGTTCTATGCTCGTGAGTTGCAGATGTGGGAAACCGACGAGGTTCATCATCGTAAGTGGGGCCGTCTGCGTGCACGTCTGCTCGCTAATCGGTTGCATTATCTCGGCAAGCTTCCTGAGTCAGCTCTGGAGGTTGTGCGAGGGCTGGCCATCAGCGGTGAGATCCGTTCGTACTCGACGTTCGTCAACACGGCTATGCTGGCTGTTCTCGATCGGTATGAGCCGACGCATATGTATGACCCGTGTAGTGGGTGGGGTGAGCGTATGCTCACCTGTGCTCAGCGTGGTGTGACGTACACAGGCACAGACATCTCTGAAGCGGTGGTGACGGCTCACCAGAGTCTTATTGACCGTCTGGGTTTGACGAATGTCAGTGTGACGCTTGGGGACAGCGCTACTCGCGATATGCGAGGTGGCTCGCATGAGATGGTTCTGACCTGCCCACCGTATGGTGATACGGAGATCTACACTTCTCAGGGTGCTGAGAATCTGGATGACGAGGCGTTCTTGGAATGGTGGAAGCAGGTTGTTTCCATGAGCGTTGCTCCGTCGACGCGTGTTTTCGCCTTCCAGATCAGTGAGAAATGGCGCAAGCGTATGTCGGCAGTGGCTCAGAGCGTATTGGGTGAGCAGTGGCACCTGGTAGATGAGATTGATGCGTCGGTATCGCGTAATCATTTCCAGCGTGCACGGTCGCGTGAGAAGCATCGTGGTGAAACGATGGTGGTCTTTGAACGACTCTGATATACTCGTATACGAACGTTTTCGATAATTTTTCGATCATAGATTTGGAGGACATGTATGACGGTTGGAATTCTCACTGAGAAGCCAAGCGCGGCGCGTAATTTCGCGAAGGCGCTTGGTGGTCAGACTGGAACCTACAACGGTGAGAACTATGTGATCGCGTTTGCACGCGGTCACCTGTTTGAGCTCAAACAGCCGGTGGATCAGGTGGATCCGTCGAAGCGTACGCAGTATGCGTCGTGGGTGCTGAGTGATCTGCCGTGGGATGTGAACGATCTTGCTTTCGAGCGAGAGAAGAAGGATGGTGTGTCGAAACTGCTGTCCGACATCCGCACGGCGTTCCGTTCGTGCGATGAGATTTGTATTGCTACCGACGTTGATCCGTCGGGCGAAGGAGGGCTATTAGCCTGGGAAATCATCGCTGCCCTCGGACTGAACACAAAGCCGATCTCGCGCATGTATTTCACCGATGAGGCTCCAGCCTCGATCAAGAAGGCGTTTACGTCGCGTAAGCGTTTGACTTCGATGGAAGATCACGATGAGTACCGCATGGCATGGTTGCGGTCCCGATGGGATTTCCTCTCGATGCAGTGGACCCGTGTCGCATCCCAGCTTGCTGGACAGCGTACTGTCCTGCGTCAGGGTCGACTCAAGTCGGCCATGACTGTACTCGTGGGTGATCAGCTGAAGGCCCATAAGTCGTGGAAGAAGGTGCCGTTCTACGAGCCCCGTTTCCGCGATGAGAATGGCGTGATGTACTCGGACCCTGATGCGCAGCGACACGCCAAGGAAAGCGATGTCGATCTGAGTGGTCTGCATGTATCGAGCGTGACGGTTGATGCCAAGACCATGAAGCGTTCCGGCCCGCCTCGGATGCTGGATCTGGCTGGCCTGTCAGCACTCCTGAGCGCTAAGGGCGTGAAGGCGGCGGACGTGCTGAAGATCTATCAAAAAATGTACGAAGCCCAAGTCGTCAGCTATCCCCGTACCGAAGACAAGCACGTCACCAAGGAGCAATTCGCGGAGCTTGTTAGTAATGCTCCTGCAATCGCTCGCGCTGTCGGTATCGATCCAGCTCTGCTGACGCACACTGCTGCCAGGTCGACTCACGTCAAGGACTCGGGTGCTCACGGTGCAAACCGTCCTGGTCCGAATGTTCCTCAGTCGCTTGCAGACGTGGAGGCGAAGTACGGCAAGACGGGTGCCATGATCTATGAGTTGCTTGCTCGGTCTGCTCTCGCTGTTCTCGCAGAGGACTACGAGTACGAGGCTCAGAAGGGTCACGTCACTGACTTCCCCTCCTACACGGGTTCGTGCTCGGTGCCGAAGAAGCCGGGTTGGAAGTCTGTTCTTGGTGGCGCATCGATGGCAGACGATGATGACGATGAGAACAACGTGACGGGTCTGGGTACCCAGGCTCAGCCGTTCGTTCACGAGGGTGTTCCACCGCGCCCTGCGGCCCCCACCGTTAAGTGGCTCATGAAGCAACTGGAGAGGCGAGACGTGGGCACTGGTGCAACGCGCACCAGCACCTTCGCTGAGGTGTCAAGCTCGAAGGCTCGGTATCCTCTCATGACTGAAACGAGGGGCAAGATTGCTCTCACTGAGCATGGTGACATGAGCTACCGGCTGTTGCCAGGAACTCATATTGGTGATCTCACGATCACTGAACGAGTGTTCGCTGACATGAAGGCTGTGGCCAAGGGTCAGAAGAATGCAGACGATGTTCTGGCTGAAGTGGCCGGACTGATCACAGATGATATTGCCGTCATGACGGCGAATGCACAAACAATGCGAAAGGAACTTGGAATGAGCGAATTTGTCGAGAAGGAATACTTCGAGGGTACGTGGGCCAAGAACGGTCAGCACGTGAAGTTCAACCGTACGTGGAGTGGCCATCGCTTCACCGATCAGGAGTGCATGGATCTCCTGGCTGGTAAGGACATCGAGATTACTGCCACGTCGGCCAAGACGGGTAACGATTTCTCTGTCGTTGGCGCACTTGGTGAAAGTGAGTACAAGGGTCGTAAGTTCGTTGGCTTCCAAGCTGATTTTAAGAAGCCCACCGCTGCTGCAAAGAAGGGCGTTGCACCCAAGTCGATGCTTGGCGTGAAGCTCACTGATGAGCAGCGTGAGAAGATTGAGGCGGGTGAGAAGGTGCTGATCAAGGGCATGAAGTCCAAGAAGACGGGAAAGACCTTCGATGCCTATTTGTCCCTGGAAGATAAGCCGGATGGGACGCGAGGTATCGCGTTCTCGTTCGACAAGTGATGTGACGGATGTGAGAGAAGAAAGGAGGGTTGTGAATGGCTGTCAAAGAACGGTATTCCATTCCCGTGTCGCTGGATCGGACGATCCTCGATCATGAGCTGAGCCTGTCGAATAACTCCGTCAAGCTGAAGCCACTTCCGATGAAGGTGATCTTCGCCTGGATCGGTAGCATTGTCATCCTCATGTGGCTGCTTATGGGCACGCCACTGAAGGGTGCAAATTTTGGCTATCTGGTGTTCATCTCGGTGTGGTGGATTGCTGCCACAGCGTACTTCGCTGCGTACTCGAAGACGAAGGAGATGCGCGGTGAGATGATCATGGCTCTGTTCGATTACTTGCCAAAGACTGCGCGCAAGGTGCTGACGCGATCTGATTCGAGTCCGGGTCAGTTCCACTCGATCGTTGGCATCAAGGATGTCGACGAGAAGACTGGTTTCATCACTTTTGTCGACGGCATGGTGGGCCAAGCGTATTCGGTCGTGGGATCTGCATCGCGTCTGTTGTTCGATCAGGACCGGAATGCGATCCTGAATCGCAACGATCGTTTCTATTGCAAGCTGGAGCCGGGCGTGGAGTTGGTCTTTGTGACCACGAAGGAGCCTCAGCGCGTTCATTCGCAGAAGGCTGCACTGGAGAGGCGTAATCGGGCACTGGATCCTGAGGCTCGTGATCCTGAACTGATTGCTCTCATGGATGAGCAGTATCAGTCTCTGAACAGCTATGTGGGTACGAGCTTCTTCAGCATCCACCAGTACCTGATTCTCATCGCGAGCAACGACGAGGATCTTCGCAAGGCTCACAACCTGCTCGATGCTGAAGTGGCTGATTCGTCGCTGATGTTCAAGCAGGTGGCGATGCTCACCTACGATGAGACGATCGATCTCCTGAGGACTCATTACGGACCTGTCACCACGAAGTAAGAGATGGTGCAGCCTCGGAGTTGCAAGAGCTGTGACAACCCCGGACGTTCGCGTCCGGGGTTGTTCTGTATCTAACGTCATTAAACGTCAATAAAAGAGTGTTATGCGATGGGCTTTTGCCTGGTTTTCGTGTAGAATAGCCTGAGGAACGACCATAATTGGTCTTCGATTGATCACAACAGTAATGATGGAAAGGAGTGGTATCTATGGCCAAAAATGAGAGTGTCACGAATGCGATGACGGATGAGTCATCGCCGTGGGGTATGGCGACCTCTCGCGTTCGCGAAGCGAGTGCCTCGATGGCTGCTGATGAGGCGCGCGATCGTGCTGCGTCGCAACAGCGAAGCTTGAAGGGTATGTCTCGTAAGGAGCGCAAGGCGTTGTTTGCTAAGACCAACGGTGCAACGTTTAAGGAGTATGCACATCTCTTGGCAGTGAAGCCTCGTCAGGGCTATGTGTTCCACTCGGACTACTTCGAGATTGATGGGAACGTCGGGTGTATCCTGGGCTACTTCCACGACGAGAGCGCCCGTGATGAGCTCCCTCCGTTCTGGGGTGTGAACCTCATTCCGTATCTGCCTCAGAACGTGACGGCTGTTCTGCTCCAGCAGGTCTCGCGCGTGACTGAGTCCTGGCTCAAGGACAAGATCAAGGCGTCTGAGCGCCTCGATCGTCTCGACGAGCAGGAGCAGAGCGAGAACGGCACGAAGTCGTCCCGTCGCAAGGCATCGAAGGTGTCTGCTGAGGTTGAGCAGGCGATCGCTGAAATCCAGGACGGCGCTGCCTACCTGTCTGTGCACTACCGCATTCTCTTGAAGGCTCCCTTGTTGGAGATCCTCGATGATGTCATCGATGATCTGCGTCATCGGTACATCGATAGCGTTGGCAACCTGTCGATCGCTGCACATCCTGGTCTTCAGCGCCAGGAGTTGGCGACGCTGTTTGCCCCTAACGCCTCGAAGAAAGGCAAGGGTTTCCACTTCACCTCGACTGAGCTGGCGGGTGCGTTCAACCTTGTCACCAACGGTCTCAATGACCGTGGTGGTGAGTTCGTCGGCTACATGGTCGGTGACGTGAACAACTCGGGCGTCCTCATGGACGTTGATCAGTACAGTCATCACGTGGTGGTTGCCGATGATGAGAAGTCTCGCGCTGAGATCATGAACAAGGCTCAGGTTGCCGATATGTGGGCATCGAAGATCTCACAGGCGGCTCTGATCAACAACAAGCGCGTTGTGCACATCATTCTCGATGGCGCTGATCTGACGGGTGTTCTCGGTCCTCGTATGGACACGATCACTGCGCGCATCGACATGTCGCAAGGTGATGTCAACCCCTTTGAGGTCTTCGGTGATCGCAAGGATCAGCTCTCACTGTTTTCGACTCACCTGGAAAAGATGGTGCTTCTGACCGAGCAGGTGTATCAGCCTACTGATGACGATCGGACGATCATCCAAGGTCAGCTGAAGGACACTCTGGAACAGTTCTATGTGGATCAGAACATGTGGGCGCGTAACGCGAAGGACAATCAGGATCGTTTGCGTCTTGTGGGCGTGCCTCACGATCAGGTACCGCAGCTGAAGCTGTTTGTCACGTATCTCGATCAGCGCTATAAGGCGCTGACCGGCAGGGCTAACCGTGACGATGAGATGGTGCACGCATACTCTGTGCTGTCTTCTGTCTTTAAGTCCATGCTGAGTGCAAACGGTGACTTGTTCAACGTCATCACGAACGATGTCATTGATGGAACCCAAAAGGCTCGTCGCGTCATCTATGACTTTTCGGCTCTGGTGGATCGTGGGAAGGGTGTTGCGATGGCACAGCTCGTCAATGTGCTGGCGTTCGCGGCTTCGGCCTTGGGCGAAGGTGACACACTGATCATCCACGGTGCTGAGTTGATCGATAAGGGTGTGAAGCCGTACATGACTGAGCAGTTCCAGCGCCTCTTCCGTCGCAATGGCCGTGTCGCCCTGTGCTACAACGGCGTGAAGGCGATGCTGTATGACTCGGAGTTCAACCACTTCGATGAGGCTGATTGGACGGCGCTCGGTGCGATGAGCGATGCTCTCGTGCCTGTGTATGAGAAGAAGCTGGCCAAGCAGATTCCTGTCGACATGACGAAGGTCATCACTCAACGAGGTGAGGGGCTCACATTCTTGCGACGAGGGACGGTCAACGTTGTCTTCAAGCGTGACCTTGCGCTCGGTCTCCATGCTCACGTGCGCGACATTACCTACGATGGAAGTGTTGCTCCCGGTCGACACAGAGGATCTGTGATGGCCCGGCAGAAAGCCCGCAAAAACGCTGAAAGGAAGAACAAGTGAACAAGAACCATGAAAAGAAAGGAGAGAGTTTGATGCTCACAAGCCGTGTTCGAGCAGTTCGGGGCTTCACCCGTGCGATGTCGTTTGTCGCAGCTGTGCTCATTGCCGTCTTTGGTCTCACCATGATCGGCGGAAGTGCGTACGCTGACAAGGACAAGGCTGAGAAGTATGACTTCTACACGCTCTCGTCTAACGTCACTGCCTACTTCTCCGATGCGACTAAGCCTGGTGAAGGCGATGGTCTCTCGGCGGATGAGGGCTGGACGACGATCGCTCAGAATGCCAGTGAGGGTGGAAACTTGCTGGGTTACGGAGACGATGATGTGTCGAGCTTCTCCGGCTGGCTCGTTTCTAAGGCCACGGGTTCATCGAACACGGTGGGTTATGACTCGTTGAAAGTTCGCGACAACGATTCGAGCAGTGCAAACTCCGCGTATAGCGGCGTTCTCGCATATGCGCAGTATGGCTCGCTGTTGAACGCGTTGGGTCTTGATTCCACGTCGACGGGTCTGGGGCTTCACTTCCAGAACATGGCGTTTGGTTCCATCATGGCCCTGCTGTATCTGCTCGCTGGTGGTATCGATACGATCTTCTCGGCTGTGATCTGGCTGCTGGAGACGCTTAACCCGTTCAAGCTCTTCTTCTCTGCGATCTCTGCATCGAGCACGGCAATGGCCAACGGTATGACCGGTGGACAGGGTGTGCCGGTGTGGATGCAGAGCCTCGATACCTGGTTCAGCGGCTGGTATCAGGCGCTTGTGAACCTGTCATGGACTGTGCTCATTCCGCTCTTCCTCTTTGTGTTCATCATCTCGTCTCTCATGTGGAAGAAGGGCAATGCTCTCGGTGGCTTGAAGAAGCTTGTCATCCGCGTGCTCTTCCTCGGTGTGGGTCTGCCTCTTATCGGTTCGATGTACACGGCATCGTTGGGTGTCATGAAGGACGCGACAGCGGGTGCTGGTATGGGTGCGACGCGCGTTGTGATCTCCACGTTTGTCGACTTCGAGAACTGGGCGAAGAAGGACCGCCTTGCTGTGCCGGACAATGCCACGCTTCAGTGGGATTCGTCTAAGCAGGCTCCGACCGGCGCATCTGTGAACAAGCTGCGTCAGACGACTGTGGCGATCAACAAGCTTGCGAACTCGGGTGCATTCTCGTCTGTGTCGGATATTGATGTGTCTGGCCTTGGCTCTATCTCCACGGAGGCTGCGAAGGCAGATACGACATCGAGCGGCGGTCTGAAGGATTTCACCTATGTCGCTGCCATGGAGATGCTTCTGCGCTACACGACTGCTCAGTCGTACCAGGCATCTGACTTTGATACGGCCATTAAGGGTCGTATCAGCCAGCAAGCATCGAGCGGCCAGGAGCAGGTCAAGAGCTGTGCGACGACCTGGTTCAATGTCCAGGCCGATGGTTCGACCAAGGCTGATGGCAAGGGTTGTTCTGCGACCAAGGCATCGGATAATCCGGTGCTGAAGGTTCGTGAGGGATCTGGTCTCCAGGCGTCCGGTGAAAGCGGCACCATTACGTTCACGACGAGCGGCGATAAGTACGCTGGTGACTGGGTGATGCTCGGTGAGAACTTCAACGGTGCGAACTTGTCTGCGCTGTCCATGTATAACTACTTGAACACGACGTTCGACAAGAACTCGGCAACCACCTACTCGTCGAGCAACGCGGTGTCGTCTGCTACTCGTGAGTACCACAACTCTGTGAACCTGGTTGGTTCTGCTGGCGTGAGCTGGTTGTACTGGGTGAACGGCGCTGTGACGCTGCTGTGCTTCATCGTGCTTGGCCTTGGTTACGCATTCGGTATGTTCACCGGTGCGATCAAGAACTCGATGCACATCATCACGGCGGTTCCGTTCGCAACGCTGGGTTCTATGGCAGGTATCGCGAAGGTGGTTATCTACACCTTTACGATGATTACCGAGATCATCGCAACCATGTTCATCTACCGTCTCGTCCAGGAGATCATTCTGTCGATTCCGAGCATCTTCGAGGGCGGCTTGGAACATATGTTCAACTCGATGGGTGGTTTCGGTGTCTACCTGAAGAACAGTGGTAACGTCACGCTCTTTACGTCGCTGGTGTCCACTGTGCTGTTGATTCTTCTGACGTGGAAGATGATGCACTTCCGTGGTGCCTTCGTGAAGGGTCTCAATGAGGCTGTCACGAAGATTGTCGATAAGTTCCTGGACACGAATGTCGCGCCTCCCGCTGGTGGCGGCAAGCTGATGCCAGCTCTGGCCGGTGGTGTTGGCGCAGGCGTTGGCTCTGCTGCTGCTAACCGTCTGATGAGCGGTCGTGGTGGTCTGGGCTCTGGCTCGGGACGCGGCGGTGCATCGAGCGGTCTCATGGCTGGCTCTGGCGGTATTCAGGATGGAAACGGCGGTGTCTCGGGTATGGGCGGTGGATCGATGCTATCCATCAACGGTACCGATGGCCCTGGCCCGGATGAGATCGGTCCCGGTGCATCCGGTGGTGATCCCAACGCTCCTGGTGGCAGTGGCGGCGGTTTGCTGCTCAGCGACGGGTCGGGCGGTGTGAACGTCGACAACAGCACAAGCAACGACAACTCCAGCGCACTGATGACATCCGAGTCGGATCGTCAGCTCGCAAGTGAAGTTGATGCTCGTGGTGGTTTGTCTGAGCCAGCTCAGCTTGAGGCTGGTCCGCAGGCTGATGCAGCTGCATCAAGCAAGGTCGCCAACAACGCCGATGACGCTATGAGTGAGACGGCAGGGTCGATTCAGTCGACGATGGACGCTCATAACAAGGCTGATAAGGCGCGTGTTGACCAGGCAACGTCCGGTGTGAAGGCTGTGTGGCACGGTGGTAAGGCCGCTGCTAAGGCTTACTCCGGTGATGTCGCAGGTGCTGCTCAGGATGGCCAGAAGGCCCTGGGTGATGTCCAGAGCGCTCAGACCAAGGGTCAGGAGGCGAAGGCTCACCGTCAGTCGGCTGAGGCACCGCGTCCTGTTCAGCCAGCGCGTACAAGCCAGCCACAGTCTCAGCCTCAGCGTGGTGCTGTGGGTGCTCAGCGTCAGCAGGTTCGTCAGCCTCAGGCGCAGCCTCAGCAGCAGGCACCGACGCAGACGCAGGCTCCAGCACAGACTCCTGCGCCGTCTCGACCGGCACCGTCCCGTGGTGGTAGTTCTCGCTCGCTGAGTGCGCCTCGTCAGGGCGCGTCGCAGATGCCTGTGAAGGGTAGCTCTCAGGGTGCATCGGGTAAGGCGGGCAAGGGCCTGAAAGGCGTGAAGCCTTCGGGTGGTTCTTCGATGCCGCCGATGCCCTCGTGAGCCCATGGTGACTGTGTGAGAGTGTTCATGTGACACTCATGACGCCCTCGATTATGCTGGATCTCCAGTGTGATCGAGGGCGTTTCACTTGCTCGATGCACGTGGGTTGTGTAGTATGTATCTAGGTCATGAGTGTAGGCATCTGACAACCCGCCGGGCTCTGGCCAGATGCACATGTCAGCTATTTTCAAACGAAAGGAGAGATCATGTCTCTCGATATTCTCGCTACTCAGACGATCGATGTCCTCAACGCCCAGGCGAATCGTGCACTCTTCGCGATCGCGGATAACCCGCTTGTTGCGGACTGGGATCTGAAGAGCTTCCTCGTCAATGCGACGACCTACATCAAGTTCATTGGTGGTCTGGTCATCGTGCTGCTCGGTACGGCTGCGGTCGTGTGGGGCGCTTACAAGTTCTTCAGCAAGTTGTTTGGTGGCCAGTCGGCCGCTCAGACTTCTTGGGTGACTGTCGCGCTGCTCATCATTATCGGTGGTGCAGCGATGGCCGGTGGTGGCTCTCTCGTCTTCGGTATTGCCGAGGGTGGTAAGACCACGATTGAGGATCTCGGCGGAGGCACGATTCTGCCGTATCTTCTGACCATGTGGCCGTGATAGGTTAACAGCGCAACGATGGTCAAAAGGTCACTGTGACAGCCGGGGCCGGTTCATCCGGCTCCGGCTGTTGCTATCCACACGCACTCCCAGATTAAAAACATAGAACACGAATCGAAAGGATCACAATATGGCATGGGGTAAAGGTAAAAAGAACGGTGAGAATCAGAATGTATCTGTGGATGACGTTCGTGATGATGCCGCTGTAGACACTGTAGTGGCTGACGATACCTCGTCTAGTTTCGCTGCGAAGTTTAAGGCATTCCAGACCCGCTTCAAGTTTGATTCGCACCACGCGATGGAGCGATTTGGTGTCGCTGTGGCTGTTTTCAGTCTGACGGGCGCAGCACTGTTGACTGGTGCAGGTGTGTCGTCGTACACGAATGCCCAGGAACAGCTCAGCGCGACGGCGATGTACACGCAGAGTTTTACGACCTCTCGCACGCAGGCAACCGGTCGCGTGATGGGTGTGTACACGGATCCGTCTAAGACTCGCACAATGGTGCTTCTCAATGCTCGTGACGAGGCACGTCTTCCCGCGAACGCGGATGACTACCAGGTGTTCCTGACGGGCACCGATCGCGAGCTCCATCAGCACTCGTTGAAGGGTAAGTCGATCACGGCTCGTTACGTGACGTTCGGTAACAACGCCAAGTACATGGCGGTTGTCCTGGATAATCCGAACGGCTTCGATCTTCAGATCCTTGATATGACGATCCGTATCAACCGAGAGATCTCCTACAAGGAGGGCGAGGGTGCTGCCAGTGAGCCCCAGTCCGGTGGATCGTCTTCGTCGAAGACTGACCCTAACGCAGGCGATAAGTCTTTCCAGCAGTACGATCAGATGCGTATTGCTTTCAACCCTGTGGCATCGGGATCTGTCAGCATGAACCTTGGAACGGCTGGCACTGAGTTCAACGCAGGCGATGTCTACCACGAGGCTGTGACTCGTGATGCCGAGCAGAAGTTGCGTGATCAGATGGATGGCCAGTTGCTTCAGATGAAGGCCGATTTGGCGAAGATCGACCAGTACACCTCGCAGATTTCTACAACCTCTGTGAACGATCGTGGCACGATGCTTCAGCTCAATGAGCCTGTCGTTCCCGATGTCATCGCAGGCGATCAGGTGACCGGTCAGGATGCGAAGAGCAGCAAGACCGGTGAGTCGACGCTGTTCCTGTCGTCCAAGACTGTGGTACCTGGTGGTTACGACTTCGATTGGCGACACGGCACCGTGAACGAGGGTTACCTCGATCAGGTTGTGCCTAAGGGCATGAGCTACGTGGACTTCATGAAGTCTCAGGCTGCGTTGTCGACTGGTTCGCCGGATTGGCAGAAGGTTGAGTTCACTCTGACCAACGGTACGCCGTTGACTGCGTACACGAACCGTGACACGTTCGTGAAGCCGTTGCTGGATCTGCGTAGCAACCTCATCACGTCGTGGCAGACCTATTACGACCACAAGAAGGCGTACCAGGTCACGTCCTACAACGATCTGCTTAATCTGGAGATCGAGCTGCGTAATGTGCGAACGAACACAGTGCAGAATACAAATGCCAATGTGTTGACGTTGTACTGAGTGTGGGACGGGACGAAAGAACGGATAAGAGCTCGAATGAACGAAAAGGAGATAGGTATGAAACCAGAGGGGATTGAAAAGCTCCCTCAGAGTCAAGATGCCGGTATTGAACCGTCTGCTCAGCCCAATGAGCCTGTGGACACGGGAACTGACACAGGAGCGAACGGCACCGATGTGATGGGTTCTGGTGGCGCTGAGCCCGGTGGCGGCGGTTTGCTGGGTGACGGTATCCAGGGAGGCCAGAACAAGAGTGGCGCGAGTAAGGCTGCGACCGGAGCTGCTGCTGGAGCAGCGGCTCCTGCTGCGGCGCAAGCCGCTGCGCTGACTGTGTTTCTCAATTGGCTCAAGACGGTGATGATGTCGATCATGGCAGCGGCTCAGTCACTGTGGTCTGCGATCACAGGTGCTGTTGTTGCAGCAGCAAAGGCTGTCGTTGGTTTCTTCACAGGAGCCGGTGCAGCTGTTGCCAGCGCACTAGGTGGAGCTGTGTCGGCGGCGACCGCGACTGTTGCAACGGTTGTGGCAACGGCTGTTGGCGCGGGTGCTGTTATTGCTGGTGGCGCGGTTGCGTTGCGTGATGGCGACATGGCTGCTCGCAGCGATGGGTTGCTAGAGCCATGCACTGTGGCTGTTGAAAACGCAGCAAAGGCAGCAGACGGCGCTGTTGGTGATGTATCTGCCAAGACCGAAGAGAATGCCAAGACTGTGTACTCTGTGCTCTCTGCCTGGGGTATGTCGGATGAGAACATTGCTGGTGTTCTGGGCAACTGGTCGCACGAGTCGGGTATCGATCCAACCAGTGTGGAGACGATCTTTGACGAGAAGTTCACGATTGGTCCTCGTAAGCAAGACGCTGAGGCCAAGGGCTTCAAGATTGCACAGGTGGATCCTGCGTATTCGGCACGTTTCCCTGCGATCGATCTCATGGGTATTGGTCTGGGTCAGTGGACAAACGGTCGTAACGCGCTGCTCACCGAGTACGCACAATCGATCGGTAAGCCGTGGTCGACGCTGGAAACCCAGCTCGGCTTCATGATTTCAAAGGACGATCCGGCTCGCGTGGCTCAGGTGAAGGCTCTGATCGACAACTCCGAGGGTGGTAGTGTCTCTGCGTCGACCTCGTACTTCCTCACCAAGTGGGAGGGCATCAACGATGGTACGCTCGGCTCTCGCGAGAGCGCTGCTGGTACCTGGTTTGCCAAGATGGGCGGCTGGGAGAAGAACAAGTCTCTCGCTGATTCGATTTTGGCTCAGTCGGGTAGTGCTGTGACTGGTGCGAACAGTAGCTCCGTGGCTGCTGCTGCCAGCAAGTGCAAGTCGCACGGTGGCAAGGTGGATAACTCCACGATGGTCAAGGCTGCGATCTCTTACGCATGGCCGTACAACGACGATGGTAAGGGTAACGACGGTACTGACATCTACAAGTACCTCCACAAGGAGGTGCTCGGTGAGTCGGATAACTACTTCGCCTCGTGCGACCGTACTGTTGCCACCGCTGTTCGCTGGTCTGGTACTGACGATACGTATCCTGCTGGTGGCGTGTCCAACCAGCTAGAGTATCTTCAGGGCCAGGGTGGCTCGAAGTGGACCAAGATCGATTACAACGGCGATAAGTCCAAGCTTCAGCCCGGTGACATCCTCCTGCGTACGACCGGCGGTGTGTCGCACACGGTCATGTATGTGGGCGAAGACTCTGTGAAGGAGGTCTGGGGCGAGGGTAACTACGAGCCTCAGGGTGAGATTGTCTCGGGTTCGCTCAACGATCGTGCTCCGACAGTGGGCCAGTTCTACACCGGTTCGACCGGTCTCGATACGGACTATGTCGCGTATCGAAACACCACGAAGGAGTCTTCCTCGAAGTTTGCATCGGTGACGGTTCCGTCCACGATGCAAAAGGGTCAGGGCGATAAGAACTCTCGTCTGACCCCTGGTCCGTGATCATGTAGCATCACTCATGGCACCCCGTACTGGATGATTGCATCTGGTACGGGGTGTTGTGGTATGATTGATTATGTTGATACACGAGTGAAATCACGTCAGTGGAAAAGAGATAGAGAAAGGGAGTGATGACCATGGCAGATCGAATGAGCAAGCTCAGTGAATGGGCGAAGACACCAACGCCGAAAACGCATTGGAAGAGTGGTCAGGAATTGGCCGATGAGCTCGAACGTAAGAGGGCTCAGCGCGCCGAGAAGAAGGCTCACGACGACGGTGACGGTAAGAAGCGTCGTATCGATCTGAAGATCGCAGCAGGTCTGGGCCTGGCTGCAATGGGAATCGGCATTGCGATTGTTGGTACTCAGAGTGCTCCGATCGATCGAAGCGCTGAGATCCAAACGTTGACTGCGCAGGTTGCCCAAGCTCAGCAGGCATCCGAGGTTGTGCCCGATGTCGAGGGTGCGAAGGCGGCTGTGAATTCTCTCCAGGAGAAGAGCCAGCAGGTGGCTGATCTCCAGAACGAATACCGTGGATGGTCGACGAGCACCTCGGACGCAGATGCGCAGCGTGTGGCTGATCTACATGCTCGGCTTGCCGAGTTTGTACCTGATGGTGCTGCTGTGCGTTGGTACGCGCCACTGGCAAAAGACGCCTCGGGTCAGACGAGTGCCTTGCCCGCTGATCAGTACGAATGGGAATCGGTTGTCACGTACGGCGTGACAGACACGTCGGCACTGCCGATTGCATGGCTGTGCAAGAGTTCTGACGGCACGCTGTTGGCGTGGACGACGGCTACGTATGATGCTGCCTCGGGTACGTTCTCCGGTGTCCACACCGGAGTGACGACCGCTGGTGCGCGTTTGCTTGTCAGCGATGACACTGCTCATGAGAACGGAGTTGGTTGAGATGCAAGAGAACAAGAAGACGCCTGTTATTGCACGGTTCGGTGCGCTGATCGCAGGAAGCGCGATCCTCCTGGGTGGTGTCGGTGTTGCGGCAACGCACAGTGACCATGTGGCCGATGAGAATGCTCGCAACGAGGCTCAGGTGCAGCAGCTGCAATCGCAGCTCTCGTCGCTGGAAACGTCGACGACGAACAACCAAGAGGTTGTTTCGTCTGAGGCAACGGGTATGTCCCCGGCGCGTAAGCACAGCGATGACGAGAATATGAAGGCGATCATGAAGCAGGCGCTGACGTGGTCGAATGGCAACGAGTACATCTCTGCGCGACAGGCTCTCATTGATCGTTGGCATCTGGATGAGACCTCTCAGTTCCTCACGGTGTTCATGCCGGGGGAAGACGCTGGTGCATGGCGTACAGACTCGTCTGGAAAGACGTACTTCGCCTATGAGGGCGCAAACTCGTCTCTCGACAGTTTCACGACCTCTGTGACAGACGTTGACGGCACGAAGTATACGTACTTTGCTGTCGTCGGTATCACGACCACAAGCACCGATGGCAAGGCGACGAGCACGTCGTACTCCACGATGCGTTACACGCTTGATAGCGATGGTTCGATCTCGGACATCACCGGTTGGGCCGGTGCTCCGGGACGCGATCGAACCTACTGAGCGATGATGGGTGCGGTCCCACTCGTTCTTCCATTTTTTCACCAATAACCTGAAAGGAATCTGTTATGAATCTGTCTTCTCTCATTAACACTGCTCGCACGCCTATGACCCTTGATGAGAAGGGCTCGATTAAGCGCAGTGCTCGCATGGGCGTCTATGTTGTGGCGCGCGTTATCGGCTTTGTTTCGTGGGTTCTTGTGAGCCTATGGGTCATGCTGTGGGGTGCCCTGAAGGTCATCCCGAACATGGGTCGTCTTGTTCAAGATGGTCTTGGCGTGACGAGCGCGAATGCCCCGAGTACGGAAGCTTTCATCGCGTACTGGGTTGCTCCTATGCTGCTCATTACGATCGTGATCTCGGCTGGTGTGATCTGGTTGTGCGCACTTGGCCATCGTGGCATGAACAAGGTGTTTGCAGCGATGCGCCGTTGGGTTGATCGCGCTGAGTTCGACACGAGCGCCAAGGCGCTTGACAAGATGTCTGAGAAGTTGTCTGAGACGTTGGAGCTGGCGAAGAAGGCAGAGAAGAAGTCGCGCCAGCGCTGATCGCGTTGGGGTATCCACCAAACAACAGAAAGAAGGAACATGAGTACAGTAACAGGCATGAAGCGCTCCAACCGTTGGGCGCGACATGCGCTATCGATGCGAGGCGTTGAGTCTCGCGAGGTCAAGGGTGAAGCTGACATCAAGGTGCTCGTTGACACCTTGTACTTCACCAACCACGGGGCCAGGTCGAACTACCGACCTGTCCTCCACGTCCGAGGTCGTCTTGTGGGACTTGTCCCCTACGGATCGCCTGAGATCGCCTATGGCGTGACAGAGGTGGATTTCGATCAGATGGACGGCGGTGCGACAACCGTCGATGCATTCTACGAGTTCACCGACGAGCAGCTCGTGTCGCTGGTCGAAAAGGGTTTCTTCAACGAGGGCTTTGAGCCACCCAGCGATCTGCTCAACCAGGTGTGGATGCTTCCGGCTCACTATGAAGGTGTTGTTATCGCACCTCGTAACGAGAACGAAGCACCCCTGGCATTCCTCGATGTCGTCGATCGGGATGGCCTGGTTGTCGACGCTGTGACATCGGGTCTGGATCTGTCCGACTACTTCCCGGATTACCTCGCTCAGATCCGTGCTCGTGATCATGAGAACGAGAAGTCTGTCGATCATGCGCTGGAGCGCACGGATCACGTGAATGACATCTTCGCTGGGATGGAGTCTCAGTTCGATGACGAGGGTACCGATGGTCGCACCAACGAGGCCGAGGGCGCATCGATCGCTCAGGCTCTCAGCGGTGAGTCGACCGTGCTACCCGTCATGGACTCGCCTCTCTTCGATGCGCTCATGCGCAACGCTCAGGCCGCTCAGCAGGCGCAGGAGACTGAGCCGGAGATTGAGGCTGAATCCGAGATCCAGTCCGCGCCTGATGTCGAGGCTCAGCCTGAGGTCGTTGACGACGTTGAGAGCCAGCGTGCAACCCTGACGACCGATGCTCTGGCGTCGACCTTCCGTGAGGTCGTGGCCGATGTCATCAACACCTCTGTGGCTCAGAACGCGCCTGAGATTCTGGCTCAGCCCGAGGTTGATTCGATCGAGGATCTGCACGAGGCTGTCGCTGATGCTGAACGAGACACGGAGCGCAAGCGTCTGTCGGCTCGTGAGGCTGTGGAGGCGGCGGCACCGGTCGCAACGGCGGACGAGATTGATGCTGCTGATCTCGATGATCCAGAATTCTGACATCATGAGCAGCAAGTAATGACAGGGGCGGTGGGGCATACCTGCCGCCCCTGTCGGCACTGCACTGTATGTATTCAACGATCTTTATTTAAAAAATAGATGCGATTTGAAGTAACTTGAAAGAAAGGTGTGTCGATACCGATGAGCTTGAAGCAGAGCATTGTTGTTGTCAACGAGTTCAGTGTGCCAACCCCAGGCTCGGGCAAGCATGGTGGTTCTCGTGGTGGCACACCCGGTGCTTACGTGATGCGCTATATGGCTCGTAAAGGCGCAACTGAGCCTGTGACGCCTATTCGTCGACGCAACACCGAGGATTTCATCCTGCGTTACATGGCACGAGAGAGCGCCACAGAAAAAGCCGTGTCGAGGCATCAGCTCAAAGACAACGTGCTGCATGTGTCCGGTCAAGGCGGCGTTGCATTCGGTTATGGTCAGCCGTCGTTGTCTGATGAAGGCGTGCGCCGTGCCAGTGCTGACATTCAGCGTTTGTTCGACAAGGGGCACACGGTGATGAAAACCGTGCTGTCTTTCAGCCCTGAGTATCTTCAGGAGACGGGCGTCGTCCCCAAGGGCTTCGTCGCACAGAACAAGGGCGATTACCGAGGTCATATCGACCAGATGCGTCTGCGTATGGCAATCATGCATGGTTTGGAGCGTATGGGGCATCGTTTTGATGACCTGCGCTACGTGGGCGTTATTCAGGTTGATACGTTGCATGTTCACTGCCACCTTGCCATGGTTGATGCTGGGCTCGGTCGACGTGTGCGTACAGAGAAGGGCATGCAACAGAAGGGTAAGCTCACCAGCACGGATATATCGCTCTTGCGACGCGGTGTTGACTCGTGGCTTGATGAGAACCAGCATGTGGCACACATGTCCAGTGCCGTGGGCTATGAGCGCATGAACGTTGCTGCGTTCGTGAAGCGTTGGGCTCATGAGAAGGTGCTCGATGAGTCACTACCCCAGTTGTTGTTGGCGTGTCTGCCTGCTGACAAGACGCTGTGGCGTTACGGGTCTCATCGACCGGAGATGCGACGTGCGAACAGTGTTGCGACAGAGCTCGTCACTGAGTTGCTCGATCGCCTTGGTTCCCCCATGGGATCAGCCATGATCGCTGTGGAGACATATGCGAACCGTCGTGCTCATCGCGAAGGTCTGAGCGATCAGGAGAAACGAGCGTTGATTCGTCGTGGCCATGAGACGATTATGGAGCGCAGCGTCAATGGTCTGTACCAAGTGTTGCAATCTCTTCCACCTGAGGCTCTTTCCGTGCGTACGCCGATGCTCACTGTGATGAGCCAGGATGTGGAGACGCTCATGGCAACGCAATCTCAGCGCATGAAGACCCAGGCTCAGGGTATGAGCGTTGATGATGATCTAGTGGGATTCTCACTGCGCCTTCGATCGTATGGAGCTCGTCTACGGGAACATGATACACAGCGTGAGTATTGGCGTATGCGTGCTGCTGACTGGGAAGCCGGTCTTCAGGCAGGCGCAGTGTCCCCACAGTCCGAGGTGATGCACAAGCTGTATCTGGAGGAAGAGGAATACCACGCTCGTTGCGTCAGTAAGTACCGATCGTTGCTCGGGCCACTAGCGGTAGGTGTTGACGGGCAGCGTCAGGATGACGACTCGTGGAAAGACGTGTTGGAGTCGGTGGATAAGCGACGCGAAGCAGTCGTTGGTCTCGAAGCTCTGCTGGCAGATCGCTCGATTCCGAAGATGAAGGATGCTGATGAAGCTGAAAAGCTTGGTGTTGCTGCTCACGGCGTGAGCGGTGGACGCTTGCTGGTAGCTGGTGGGAAAGCTGGACGGACCACTTTGAAGCAACGCTTGGAGCGTGCTCGCGCATCGCTGGCTTCCCGAACAGCCGATCTTGTGTCGATGCTGTCCGGGAAAGGACTTGTATTGCAAGCGATACAAGACGATGCGCGCGAGGATGATCAAGGTAAGCAAAGCGATGCTGTCACCGTGGTTCCAGGGGAGCGATGGGCGTTGTCTCAGACGAAGGGTATGGATCTGCACGACGTGCGTTCCGATACTGTTGTCGACATGGCGCTTGGTCGCCATGTTGCCGATCGGTTCGTTACCTGGGCGCGCAGAAGGCGACAGCTTGTTGATGACGCTCAGGCGTATCTGCATGAGTCTGGTCAGGAAGACATTGTCGAGATGGTTCTTCCCCTCGATGATGTACGGCGTATGAATCGTGTTGCTGATGATCTGGAACGCCAGATGTCAGCGAAGAAGACCGGGGATCTCATTCTCACGAGTGCTCTTAGTGATGTGGTGCCAGTAGCGAAACGTATTCGCCGTAGCGCAACAGTGACGTTTGATGAGGGTCTTGCCGGTATTGTTCGTGAGAACACATGGCGCGAGACTGAGCGTTTGGTGCCTCAACTGGAACAGGTGTTGGAAGAGAGCGACACGCAGTCTTCTGATGCCTCGATGGATTCCATGGAATTGGGATGAGATTCGCCTTGACATCCAGAGTTTCTCTCGTTTATGATGAGAGAGCGCTACACGGGACAAGCCCGTGTATGTGAGAGGGCTGATTAACCCTCGACCGACATCCTGCGGGATGAGATAAGAAAGGAGGGTGGTCATTATGGCTACTCTACGTGGTAAGGGTTCGATGAAGTCGGTGGAACTGGTCGTTGTGGAGTATCCCAACGCTCATTCCAAGGATGGCAAGCGTGCCTTCCTCGACGTGATGGTTCGACCTGTTGAGGGTGCTGCCCCTCAGCGAGTTCCTCACCTGGTTTCGACCAAGAAGGAACTCGACGGTAAGACCGTCTACGATCATCAGGCTGGCTACAGCGCTTCTCAGCGCGATGCGTTCGTTGCAGCTGCGGGCGATAACATCGTCCAGATGCCGGAGCGCAACGGTCGACCTGGTCCGACTGTTTACGCCATTCAGGCGGATGTCATGTCCGCTTCTGGCAAGCAGACCGGCTTGGTCATCAACTCTAAGACGGTGAAGCCGTCCGAGTTGGAGCCGATCGACGAGAACATTCTCGATACGATCTACGCCGCTTCCAAGGCTGCTGCTGAGGCCGACAAGGCCCGCAAGGCTGCTGAGAAGGAGGCGCAGAACGAGGCTGCCGCCGAGGCCCAGGTTTCCGAGCCTGAGGTCGAAGAGGTTGCCGAGATCGACGAGCCTGAGTTCTGATCGAACCTGATCTTTCACGGTGCCGCCCCTGCTGGTTTTTCCAGTGGGGGCGGTTTCCTGTTTCTGCTCTGTTTCTATAGAAGTCACTAACTATGCTAGAATGACTGGTACACCAGCCTAATCGATTGAAAGATGGAGGAAAGATTTGTTTGATGATGAGCGTTTGAACGATAAGTACCCGATGCTGCGAGACTTTGCGGCTAAGCTTGCGCCGCCTGCTCGTGACATTGTGGGGCGAGAGAGCGAGAAGATCTCGCTCATGAGCTCCCTGGCTCGTCCTGAGATGTGTAACGTGATCTTGCTGGCCCCGCCTGGCACCGGTAAAGCTCACCCGAATGATGAGTTGATCCCTGTTGCCGATGAGCGTGGATATGTCCGTGTTGGTTTGCTCAAGGTGGGCGATCGTGTCTTTGATGAGCACGGTGAGCCTGTGACCGTGACGGGTGTGTTTCCTCAGGGGATCAAGCGTGAGTACGTCGTGGTGACGAACCATGGCGACCGTGTGCGCTGCAACGATGAGCACCTGTGGACGGTGCGATCGGTTGGTGATGCAGAAGGTGTGCAGCAAACGATGTCACTGCGTGAGATCATGGACGCGGGACTTATTGGTTCCGATGGCGCACCCATCTGGCAGCTTCCTGCTTCTGGTGCGCTTGTGCGACAGAGCCGTCTTCTCCCGGTTGACCCTTATGTGTGTGGTGCGCTGCTGGGCTGGGGCGTTCGCATCGATGAGCGTGGGTACGTGACCATTCCTCATGAGATGCCCGATGAAGTTTTTGTTGCTATCGAGGACCACATGGGGTGGGAGCGTGTGTATGGCAGTGGTGACAGTGTTGAGCGTTCGACGTTTATCAACCGTGCGACAGGTAAGCGTCTGACACCTGATGAGGTGATGACTCATCCGGTGATGACGAGTGTCATCGTTAAGCCGGAGGATCAGCGTCATATTCCGTACACGTACATCACCAGCTCGGTGAAGGATCGAGAGACTGTGCTACGAGCGCTGCGAGACAGTGAGTCGTACCGTTTGTCCCAAGGGACTGCATGGGTTGTTGATGCTGATATGCATGAGCTAGAGCGTTCTCTCGATGTGACTGGCGATATGATCGCTGAGGTGATCGACACCGATCGCGAGATTGAGATGACGTGCATCATGGTCGACTCTGAGACACACCTGTATCAGGTGGGTCGAGGCCATGTTGTCACGCACAACACGGTGCTCGTGCAGTCCTGTATGCAAGATGATCCAGAGCGTATTTACCTGGAAGTCGACATGGCAAAGATGATCGCTGACTTGTCGAACCCTGAAGAGATGGCTGCGCGCTTGAAGGCTCTGTTTGATGAGGCTGAGAGTTTTTCTAGGTCCGAAGGTCGAGAGATCGTGCTGTTCATCGACGAGTTCCACCAGGTGGTGCAGCTGTCTGCTGCTGCCGTGGAAGCGTTGAAGCCGTTGCTTGCTGCTTCTGGATCTCGGGGTATTAAGGTTATCGCTGCGACCACGTATGACGAGTTCAACGCTCATATCGCATCGAATCTGCCGCTTGTTGAGCGTCTCGCGCGCATTAACATTCCTCAGACGAATCGTGAGGTGACGATCGCCATCCTGAAGGGTATGGCGAAGAAGTACGGTGTCGATGAGGGGATCTTTGATGATGCTCTGTATGAGCAGATCTTTGAGTACACGAACAGGTACGTTCCTGCCTCTGTGCAGCCTCGTAAGTCGATCCGTGTGCTCGATGCCATGGTTGGTCGTCATCGGTATCTGGGCGAGCGTATGGACAAGACGCTGTTGGCAACCGTGCTGAAGATTGAGTTCGGTGTTGAAGTGGAGATCGATGTCAATGCTGCTGAGATCAAGGCTGAGCTGGATAAGCGAGTGTTTAGTCAGGACTTTGCCACCACGTCGATTGCTCGTCGACTCCAGTTGTGCGTCGCTGGTCTGAATGACCAGAGCAAGCCTATGTCATCGCTGTTGTTCACCGGAGCGACAGGTGTGGGCAAAGCCACCACAGATTCTACTCGTGTACCAGTCTTTTCTGAGGACGGTTCTGTGGCATGGAAACTTGCTGGTGACCTTGTTGCCGGTGACTACGTGTTTGCTCGCGATGGCTCTCCGACGAAGGTACTCGGGGTGTTCCCTCAGGGGGAACGCGACGTGTATCGAGTGACAATGGGGGATGGGCGCATTCTTGATGTGTCTGACAATCATCTGTGGGCGGTTTACCCAAATCGGCAATCGCGTGAGCAAGGTCCAACAATCTATTCGACCGAAACTCTGATGAACAAGGGTATCGTGTCGAAGTTGAACAATGGTCGTCAGGGGATGAAGTATGTTGTTCCAATGAATAAGCCAGTTCAGTGGCCTACGGTTGATCTCCCTGTGGATCCTTACGCACTTGGAGCTTTGATTGCCAATGGTTCGCTCACTGAGAAGGCGCTTGCCATCTCTTCGGATGATGAGGAAACGGTTGCTCGCGTTGGTCAAGCTATTGGTGCTGCGTCATGGGATCAGAATGGTAACAATTACTCTTGGTACTTCGGTACAGGAGAGGTATGGGGCGATGACATGAAGCGACGGATTCAGCTCGCGGATGTGTTTGTCGGTTCGCTTTCTGAACTGATTGGTGTGAAGTCGCCTCAGCGATTTATCCCTGAGCAGTATCTACATTCGTCAATCGAGCAGCGATGGGCGTTGGTTCAAGGGTTGTTCGATTGCGATGGCTCGATTGGTGCGCGTGATGGTGGTCGTTACAACGTTTCGTATGCTACGGCTTCGAAGCGTTTGGCCGAGGATGTTCGCATTCTTCTGTTCTCCCTTGGGGTGCCGTGTTCCGTTAACCAGCATGTGCGCGAAAGGAACGGTAATACCCAGGTTGAGTATGAGGTTCATGTGAAGGCTCATAACTCGGATAAGCATCTCTTTTTCCGTCTCGATCGAAAGAAGAGCCTTGCCATCAAGGCTCAATCTGTGGCAAAACAGCGAGAGAAAAAGTTCGATTATGTCGGCATTCGTTCTATCGAAAAACTCGATACGAAAGAGAGCATGACGTGTATCTACGTCGACAATGACGAGCACCTGTATCAGGCTGGTGATTTCATCGTCACGCACAACACTGAGATCACTAAGCAGCTCGCAAAGATTCTTTTCGGTGACGATCAGCGTCACCTCATCCGTTTCGACATGTCGGAATGGGGCCGTGACGACAGCGTGGATCTGTTCCGTGAAGAGCTCTCGCGTCAAGTGTGGGCAACCAGCCATTGCGTGTTGCTCTTTGATGAGATCGAGAAGGCGTCCCCGCTTGTTGTGCGTTTGCTGCTTCAGGTGCTCGATGACGGTCGACTCTCGGATAAGGACGGGCGACAGGTGTCGTTCCTAAACACCTATATCGTGTTGACGACAAACGCTGGTTCGGAGATCTACCGCACCATCGGTGAGTACAACGCTGATGATCACGGTAGTGAGGCCAGCATGCGTGAGTATGAGAAGGTCATCGAAGAGTCGATCAAGAGCACCGATGGTGGTAAGTTCCCACCTGAGCTCCTGGGACGTATTGATGCGATCGTGCCGTTCCAGCCGTTGTCGCGGCCTACGTTGCGCAAGATCATGATGAAGAAGTTGAGTGCTCTCAAGGCTGATGTGAAGCGTAAGCACGGTATCGATCTGACGATCGATAAGCGTGTTGTCGACTTTCTGGTGGAAGACGAATCGCGTAGTGACTCTGATGCTGGTGGTGCACGTGACATGGTGCGTCGCATGCAGCGTTACCTTTCGACGGAAGTCGCAGCGTTCATCAATGAACATCCCGAGGAACGTGTGATCGCAGCCAAGATCGATGGCACGTTGCGTAGCGAAGATGTGACGATCTTGAAATCTGATGCTCGTGTGGTGGTCTTGCCATACGACAAGCCACGGGCTTAGTCATATCGAATCTGCTTGTATGCGAGCACATTTGGCACAAAGTGTGATACCCTCGTATACGAGTGCAAACACAGTGTGCTTGCCGGTACCTGCAAACATTCCCAATGATGCAGGTACCGGCTCACATACAACCGAATCGATCGAAAGGATTTGTCTATGCTGTTTGGTAAGAAGGACGACACCAAGGTCGTCGACGAGCAGGTTGCGGTGGCTCCTGCTCTTGACAAGAAGGCTCAGAAGGCTGAGGCTAAGAAGGCCAAGGACTCTCTCGCGCTTGTCATCGATGAGACGGAGCCCGGTGCGGCTCTTGATTTGATCCGTAACAATGAGCAGTGGGCGCTCCCCAACGGTGCGAGCGTCATCCTGTCCCTCCCTGTTGATGCGCCCATCGAAGAAGGTGGCATCGGGGGTCTGGGCAAGGTCTCGTCTAAGGGCAACGAGGATAAGGGTTCGATTCTTCAGCGCATTGCTGACGATAAGATTCAGGTATTTATGACGGAGGATATGCTCCGTCATAACATCCTGGGTATCATTCCGACGGAGCAGTCCCTCAGTGCCGAAGGTATGGGTGAATACACCCTCTTCGACAAGGCGATCTTCATGCTCACGTCTGTGAGTGTCGGTGCAGATGGTTTTCCCGTTGTGAACCCGGTTCATTACGATGAACTGACGAAGACCATTGATGTTCCTGTTGGGGATGTCGATACGATCACTCTTGCTCAGGCGCAGGCTATCTCTTCTGGCGCTGTGTCTTTGACGACTCTGATTCCCTCGCTGTGGCGTCGTCTGGGTGGCGAGGTTGACGCTGATTCGGTCGAGTCTGAGTCTGAGGATCTCGTTGAGGATATTCCTGCGCCGCCGTCGACTTCTGTGAACAACGTGAACGAGACTGATGAGTCTTTGGAGAATGTCGATAATCTGCCGGATTTCGACCCTGACGATATTCCAGATGAGCCTCTGGAAGACGATCTTCCGTTCGATGAGGGCTCGTATGACGACGATGATTCTGACATTGAAGATCCGTTTAAAGATCTCGATGTCGAGTCTGACGTTGAGGCTACGGTTGCGACTGAGACCGAAGATGCAGCGGGTTCCATCCCTGCACCTGTCGTCGACAACCGCGTCTTCGACCGGGAGGCGGTGCGCAACACGATTGCCCGACGTTTCCTCGATGAGGATCTGGGCTTTGGTGTCGACATGACCCCGTTTGAGACTCTGTTCGGTCACGAGGCGGACGAGGCCAGCCGTTTCTCGCTGGATCACCTTGACGGTGATAACTGGCTGGACAGCCAGATTAAGCTGCTGTCGCAGCAGGCCAACGATGCGTTGGCTGATCGTCGTCGTCGTGACATCAATGAGCTGCGTGATCTCTACTTCTCGCTTGTCTCGAATACCGGCGACGAGATCGCCGCGAAGATGAGCACCGGACCTGGTGCTGACAATGTGTGGGCTCAGACGCTGGCTGAAGCCGATGGCAACGCCGAGAAGTCTCGTGAGAGCCTCGTGGACATCGTGGGTGCACAGCGTGCTGCCATTATGGCTAAGTATGAGAAGGAACGAGAAGAGCATGCGCAGGCGCGCGCTATTGAGGCGAAGTCTCTCTACGACGTGCGGCACAAGCCCAGTCTCGATCGAGAACTGGCGGAGATTGAGCCAAATCTCCGGGCGACCATCGACGAGGATCACGCTCTTCGTCGTCGTCAGATTCTCGATGCGCGTAAGCAGTCTGCTCAGGCGTCGTTCGACGCAGCTCTTACTCGCGTGATGGATCACCTGATCCAGAAGCGCTCTGAGCAGGTCGCTCGTGAGGCAGAACTCATGGAGCAGTTCCGCGATGAGATGGGCGCGTTCCTTGACGAGAATCGCAAGGAAGACATCGCTCGCGCCGAAGCGCTGCAAGAGCAGCTGTCTCGACAGAATATTGTCGAGGAAAAGACGGCTGAGTTCGCCGCTCGTGAGAAGGAGCTGCGTGAGCAGATCGTGCGTGAGCGCGAGGAAGCTCAGAAGCGTTCTCTGGCTGCTCAGGAAGAGACGAACAAGCTCATTGAGCGTATGCGACTGGATCACGAGGCTGCTTTGGCTCAGGCCAAGGCTGAGATTGAGCGTGCGAATGAGCGCACGAAGGAAGAAGCGGCTCGCGTGAACGTTGTTCGCGACGAGATCTCGCGTCAGTTCGAGAGCCAGGTGTCCTCTCTCCAGCTCGATAAGCAGCTGCTGATCGATCAGATGGATCGAGAAAGCGTTGTCGCTAAGCGTGCCAACCGTCTGTACATCGCTTTGGCGGTTCTGGTGGCGCTGGCGTTCCTCGCGCTCGGTGTCATCGCGGGCATTCTGCTGCACAGCACGCTGGGTGATGCGAACGCCGCAGCAGCGGCGATCGCTGATGTTTCTGCACAGGTGGTGACTAACAGCGCAACGTCGATCGGTGTGTAGCATCGATTACGTGATCGCATAGAACAAGAGGTGCGGTGAGGGTTATCCTTGCCGCACCTCTTTTCTGTGTCTCTGCGCTTCTGTTTCTGATATGATTAGGTTGGTGAATCAACCAAATCGAAAAGATGCAAGAAAGACGTAAGAGACAGAAGAGAAAGGTGAAAGGTGGTGCATATGGCTTTCGGACGAAAGAAATCCGGTGGAGCAGCGCCTCGTGAACACGGTAGCCAAGCGTGGAACCAGTTGGGTAAGCAAGACGAGCTTGACTCGCTGGCCTATCAGGATGTGCACGGCGACCAGCAACTAGAACGTAGCGACATCGAGGCGAAGATCTCTCCGGTGTCGCGTGAGGTCGCATCGGCTGTTGCCGGTGTGCTTATCTTTATCCTCGTGTGGATGCTGTTCTCGTTCGGCACGATGGGTGTGGCCATGGGCCGTGACGCTCTGTGGCGTTCGTCTGTTCCGAGCTACGCGGTGCAGAACAAGGCTCTGACGAAGGAGCTGGGCAAGCCTGTGTGGAGCGAAGGGTGTTTCTCTCCAGCTCTCGAAACAGGTGAGATCGATACGTCCGATGAGACGTGCTATGAAGCTGCTGAGGATGTTCCTGAGCCACAGTGGCACGTGGATGCCGTTGCAGCAGAACAGGCTGAGCGCGATGTAGAACTAGCGGATCGCCCAAGCGGTGCGATGGGATGGATGCTGTCATTCGATTGGCTGAAGTTCATTGTGTCGTCGATCGCTGGTCTTGTCGTGTGGGGCTTGCTGCGTATGCGACTGATGCGCAACTTGAAGGCTCAGAACTTGATGCGGGATACGACCGACATCAACCAATACAAAAACGACCAGCACGTGGCACTTCCTGAAGAAGTGCGTGAGCGTTTCGATGTGGTGCCTGACGTGGGCGCGCACACAGGTGTAAGTGCGACGACGCTCATTTCCCACTCGATGGTCTCGAACAAGGGCATCAAGAAGGTGGCATTTGCGCAGCGAGCAACTGAGGACATTCTCGACGAGGATGGCGATGTGGCTCTGTTCGAGGGAGAAGCTCTCACGGACGATAACGGCGACGTTGTGACCAAGATGGTGCCGATGTTTGACGAAGAGTTTGGTACAGCTCTGTGGAACGCATCGGGGCTACCAGATAACAAGCAACTGCGTCGTCGTTTGGATCCTCGAAACGTGCCGTACAACCCAGGGAATGCCAACCGAGACAAGCTCAAGGGTTTCAACACCCTGGCTGATCTGGTGAACGGTGAGTGGGAACTTCCGATGTATGAGCCGCAGCGTCCTGCTGGCGTCTACTACGTGGATACGGCTCCTGCGAACACCATGATCCTAGCTATGACTCGTGCTGGTAAGGGTCAGACGTACATTGAGCCGATGCTCGATATTTGGATGCGTCAGAAGCGCCCGGATAACATGGTGATCAACGACCCCAAGGGCGAGCTCTTGGTGAAGAACTATGTTCGTGCCACCATGCGTGGTTTCCAGGTTGTGCAGTTCAACCTCATCAACGCCATGAAGACTGATATTTACAACCCGCTTGGAATGGCTGCTGAGGCTGCACGCGAAGGTGATCAAACCAAGTGTGCTCTGTATGTCGAGAACATCGCAGATGTCTTCTTCCCTGTGGATGGCGCGGAAGACCCTGTGTGGCCGAACGCTGCGAACAACGCGTTCAAGCGTGCGGCATACGGCCTCATCGATTACTACCTCGAAGAAGAACATCAGCTGCGTCAGTACGCGATGCGTCACGGTATGGATCAGAAGGTTCTGGAACAGAAACTCGATGCCATGTGGGGTAAGGTGACGCTCTACAACTGCTACCAGTTGTTCGTGCAGCTCACGAGTAAGAAGCGTAAGTCTCCGATGACTCAGGTGAACGAGCGCATTAAGAGTGGCTACTACGATCAGCAGTCGTCCGATCCTGATGAAGTCGACGCTCTGATCGAGCACGACAAGATGCAGGCTGAGCGTATTGAGTTCTTGTGGGAAGGTAAGCCGGAATCTGACTTGCTCACCTTGTTCTTCAACGCCACTGAGGCGTTGCCTCAGTCGACGATGCGTACGTTGATCGCTAATGCGAACAACGCACTGCGTGCAATGGCTGGAGCTGAGAAGATGCTCGCATCTGTGTACGGTATTGCTATCACGGCAATGTCGTTCTTCACGGATCCGACGATCTCGACGTTGACCTCTGGTACTCCGTCACAGAACACGGATCTTGGCGGTCTGTCGTTCCCTCGTCGCTTCGGTGTGCGTTTCGCTCAGAACTTCACCAAGCGAGACGGTCTCATCGGTGCTCAGGCGAAGTGGGATGCGTTCGATGATCCCGAGTTGAAGCACAACCTGGGTAAGGATTTCGAGCACGAAGACACAGTGGTGCGAGAAGGATGGGCTCGTTATTACTTCGACGGTAAGTTCCCACATGACGTTGCCTACTTGCGACTGCGTTTGTTCAACCCCCAGACGGGTGTGTTGCTCAAAACGTTCTACTTCCAGTTCACGAAGGGTTACCAGCTCTCGTTGAATGGTCGTAAGTTCGTCAAGGATCCGATCACGGGTAACAAAATCATCCGTAATGGCGTTCTCGTGGAGATGGTGAAGGGTAAGAACGGGGTTCTTGTTTCTGGTCACCTGAGTTATCCGGCAACACGTCTGTTGGATAAGGCGGGGAGCCTCAAGACTGTACGAGAGGATGTCCCTGCGATTATCCTGTCGTCGGTTCGTTATTCGGAGCAGCCGAAGGCTGTGTTCCTGGTGACGCCACCTCACTTGATGAAGTACGCGAAGCTCGTACTGATTCTTGTGAAGCAGTTGGTGGATCTGAACTTCGATAAGTCGTACATGACGAAGGCGAACCAGAAGCCGCTCTACAAGACGCGCTTCATGCTCGACGAGCTCGGCAACTTGCAGTCCGAGGGTCACGGTATCTCGGGATTTGAGACCATGCTCTCCATTGGTCTGGGTCAGGAGCAGCAATTCACGCTGATTCTTCAGACGTTGCAGCAGGCTCGTGACGTTTACGGGGACAGCGTAGACAAGATCATTCAGGGAAACGTTGCCAATATCGTCTTCTTGAAGTCGACGGATGACACGATGATTGAGACGTTGGCCAAGATGTCCGGTACTCGCCACCGTGCGGTGCGAGACTCTAAGACGGTGACTCAGGATACTGAGCGTCTCATCGAAGGTCTGAACGTTGAGGGCAAAGTGTCGTACACGATCAGCGCGAAGGAAGAAAGTGTCATTGGGTACAACGATCTGGCATTCTTGCCGGAACGTAACTCGATCATCTTTTCGGCAGGCATCTCGCCTATCTGGAACCGCAATGCGGAGATTCTTCCTATGTCGTGGCGCTTGTTCAGCAACACGATCAAGCATCCGGGCCGCGAGTACTCACTTCAGACGATTCCGACTCTCTCGTCGGCGCTTGATTTCGATGTGCGTCTTAACCAGCCGAACTTCATGAAGATGCTGGATAAGCGCATCGAGCAAGCCGCGAATGCGGCTGAGGCGATGGAGTTGTACCAGGAGGCATACGATCTGGATGATTATGGCATCTCGATCCTGGATCCCGATGTGTACTCGGCTGAGGTCATGGATCTCATTGCCTCGATCGAGGAAGAGCGCAGGGGCCACGACATGGAGAACGAAGAGTACGACATGGACAGTGACGAGGCTCTACGTGCTCAGTTGGGATCTGGCTACGATATGTTCAACGAGGCTGACGAGATTAACGAAGATGTCCGCGAGGATCTTGCTGCTCGTCAGGAGATGTTGGCCGATCGAGCGAAGATGCGCTACGCGGAAGGTCAGATCAGCCGTGAGCATCTGATGAGTGAGAGTGGACAGGTGTTGCACCATCTCGATGGTGACATCGTTGCTGCGTATCGTGAAGCGAAGCACGCAATGGTGGATGACGTTCGGTTCTTCCGAACAGACGAGAACGGTTCGCTGTGCTCGCTGGATGGAAAGGTCTACATCAGCCAGGGTGTGTCGAGCGATGAGCTGCGTACTCTCCAAACCGCATCGTCCGATGAGACGAGCGGTGTGTATGCGGATGATGAGTCGATCTCTGAGATCGCGGACCTGGGTTCGTGGCGAGTCCATGATGCGTTCTATAGGTTCTTGCACGGCCTGGAGTCGTGGGAGGATCTCGGCGGAGGCACTTTCGATCGCGCTATTGCACGAGTGTTCGAACGTCGAGAGAACGAGTGATTGACGTATTACCATACACAGAGGGGGTAACTAATTAGTTACCCCCTCTGTGTATTCAGCAGTGTGCAACACTATTGCTGAAGCTTGATTCTCCCGGAGCAGTACGGGCAACCAGTCTTTTTGGTGGTGCGGCTATACGGTGTTGCCTTCCACGTATGAGAGGGGTTTATGGGGCACTGCCATAGCACGGACACGTCCGATCCTGGTTTAAGAGTGGTAGCGAGAGATTGATCGATGAGTTGTTCGGCCAAGTCTGGATGTGTAGTTGCCAAGTCGCTTTGACCAGAGACGGCACGGCGACCTGAGCATTGAGGGCAGCGCGTTCCTTGGCGTGCGACGTTGCTGAGCGGAGCAGTCCAGTGATCGTGCATAGGGTTACCGCACCAGAACTCAACTTTCTTGTTGGAAGAGCCGGTGAGCTTTGTTTGTAGGCTCGTATCGACCATGAGAGCAGCAGCTTCGGGATGAGTGGTGGCAACGTCGTTGACACCGGGGATCACAGTCTTGCCATTACATACGCTGCATCCGGTGGGGTTTTTCGCGTTCGTACGGTTCATAGGGCTGGCCCACCACACGTGACGAGAGTCAACGGGGCAGCGCCATTGGACCTTCTTGTCTGAACCGCGAGCGATAGATCTTAGGGATTGGTCCACAAGCTGGTCAGCAAGGGCGGGGTTGAACTGCTCAAGGGTCTGAGATGGTTTTCTTGGCATGGCGGTTCTCCTGATTCTATTAGGGGTTGTTTGTATTATTCAGTGTATCATAAATAGTCGGTTATATGTATGCGGGTTCCCTTGTGTTTCCAGTCGAAATGCGGGTTTTTGTCGGGTAGAATGGAGGGCGTAATACCCGATCGATCCAGTGGATCGAAACTCCAGGAAGGAGAATGCGTTATGCAAACGCGCAATGCCGGACTCCGGCGTTACATGTACGAGCATATGATCGCTCGCACAATCAATCGAACCTCGGAGATCACGAAGACTCCGATTCTTGTATCTCAGGGTCGACGCCTGAGGGATCTCATGGAAGAGCGTCTCAATGAACAGGGTCGTTCTTTCAACGATGGTGATCTACCTGTTACCGATGCGCTGGATGCTATCCAGAGCATCATGGAAGAGCATGTTCCCGGATACAAGCCTTTGTTCCAGCCTGCCGATACATCGAGTAAGGGCTACAAGGTTCTATATGAAGAGTTCAGGAACATGGTCGGTCTGAATGGCTCTGCTGGCGCGGCTGGTCCGCGTCTGCCGATTTCTCCGTATGATCCCCGGTGGGGGAGCCGTCGCACTGTGAAGCAGGCTGGGACCTCTATCCTGTACGTGCTCGATGGCGACATCGCCGCATACGCAGACGGTAAGCCAAGCAACATCGAGAAAGCGACGACCTCAGAACTTACTCTGTACCGCTTGACTGATGAAGGGAAGGCCAAAGAGGCAGGCCGCGCTCTCAGCCTTGATGATGTCTCGGGTCTCACCGAGCTCATGGGTCGCATGTCGACGGCTGAGTACAACGAGGTTCGTCAGTGGGTGCTGGACGGTGCTCGCAACCCTGAAACGGGGCGCTACAACGCCCGTCAGTTCATGAGCACTGATGCATTGGCTCGTTCCCGAGCTGTGCTGGACATGCTCGCAGAAGAGGGCATTCCGTACACGATCGAGAAGGATCTTCGCCCTGGTCAGATCCGTGCGCGTTTGACGGGTACGAATATGACGGTGCGCCTGACTGACACCCGAGACAAAGAGCAGTGGGTGGGTCGTGTCTACGACAACGGTGCAACTCTGTACTTCTCCACGACGGCTCGTCGAGACAACAAGCAGGTGGCCTACACGCCAACTGTTGACGAGGTGTGCGACCTCGTGCGTGTTGCGCTGGGTCGACCAGTGGAGCGCAAGGATGGTAAGGGCCTCGTGGGCCGAGTGGGCGAGCGTCAGACCAGCAAGGGTAAGACGGTTCAAGAGTCGTATCTCTCCACTGGAACACTGACGAGTGCGTACAAGGACATGCCCGGTATGAACGGTGAGCAGATCGTGATTCGTCGTCAGATGAAGGAGCGTTCTGCGTCTTCGCGGTTCTTTGCCGATACGCCCGAAGGTCGTGAACAGGCATCCGGTTTCATTACCGGTGCTGTGCACAGCGCTCGTCACAATGTGATTGAGCAGCTCGATGTCGATGGTCTGATCCAGCAGTTCCGCGATCACGAGGATGCTGCCCGTGAGGGTACGTACATCCCTATGCTGTCTGGTGATCCTGATCTTGCGGCGGTTGGCCGCGCGTACTGGGATGTGCTTCGTGGCGCTGAGACAACTCTGCTGAAGCCTGAGGCTACGCGAGCTGAGTACGCTGAGGCGACGGGTCTGCTTGACGACATGGATCAAGAGAGCGATCTGTCGGGCGTTCACGACATGCTGGCCGGTTCCGTGGCGTACACGGGTACCCCGGAAGAACGTGTTCGTGCGCATCTTCGGGATCTTCTCGATACCCAGATCGGTATCGATGAGCCTATCGACTCTGATGACTTCGTGTTCGATCCAGTGCGCGTTGCTCGTTACATGACGAGTGAACACGGCCAGTGGCGTAACAACGATGATCTCGTGGCTGCTATGCGCAGCGTTGGTATGCCTCAGGAGAAGATCGTCGGGGAGTCGTTCTATTCCAACACGTTCCGCGATCGACTGATCACCTTCGATGAGTCCACGGCTTTGCCGATGGAGACGGTCGAAGATGAGTTCACTCAGTCGATGCTTCAGGTTGTGTCTGACACGCTGGAGTCCTGCGCTGTGACGCCTGGTTCTATCCGCGTCGACGCCAACGGCGTTGTGGAGTGGACGGGCTCCATCATGCGCTCGCAGACAGGTAAGGAAGAGCCCGTGAGCGGTACGATCGGACAGATCTTTGCTCGCGGTGAGAACGGTGAGATCATCACACGGTTCAATTCCGGTAACGATCTGATGATCGTGCCTGGTTTTGACGCACGTGTGGTGGCACAGAAGCCTGGAGAGAACAAGTCCCTCGAAGAGCGCACCCGGCTGATCGGTTACGAGCAGCAGATGAGTGACGCGATTCGATACCGAGTTCAGGCTGATGTGCTCTCAGGTCGTTCTCGTGTGGGTGAACCCGCCTCGTTGAACAGTGTGTACCGTCGTCTGTCGGATACGCGCCATCGCGCGGATCACTACGAGCGCGCTCTCGAAGAGGGTATGGATCGGAAGATCCTTGATGCCATTCTTGCTACCGAAGCGCGTCGTGTGCGTTACCCGAACGCTTTGCGTGATGGGTCGACGATCGACGCTGACTTCCGTGCATCTCGTGCTCGGGAACAGGGTATTGGTGGCGATCCGGCCAACGACACGACCATGGATCCGTGGGTGTTGACCGGCGGTCGCAACATGTCGTTGCTCAGCGAAGAAGCCGATGGCTACTTCGATCCGATCATGACATCGGGCGGTGTGAACCAGGGCGTGACTCGTTATCTGGTGTCCGGTGCGCAGGTGAATCCTGATGGATCGATCGTACGTTCTGATAAGAACGACCGTGCACCGCTGATGTTGACTGAGCAGGCTCAGCTCATGAGCTACGATCCGTTCGATCGTCAGCAGATGACGACTTCTAATCTCATGAACGCATCGTCTGTGACGAAGCCTGTGGGCACGGCGTTCATGACTGCTGGTGGTTGGACGATGGAGGACTCCATCGTTGTCTCGGCTGACTTTGCCAAGCAGTACCGCGTTCGCGGCACTGACGGTCAGATGCGCGATCTCATCGTTGGTGACAAGATCTCCGATATGCACGGCAACAAGGGTGTTATCTCGCTCATTGTTGATCGCAATGCCGATCTGTCTCCTGATGAGATTGAAGAGTTGCATGGATCGACTGACATGATGACGCTTTTCCGGGAGAATCCGGGTTTGGATGTCGTCATGGCACCGTTCAGCGCTGTGTCTCGTTTCAACGGCGGCTCGGCACGTGAGGCGATGCGGCAAACGTCTGCGCTTCATCTGCCAAACGGCACAACCGTTGAGGCAGGTATTGGTCAGGTGTCGTTTATCGGCACGCATATGACCGTGGATGCGAAGACGGCTGCATACGATGAAGCTGCGATCCGAGCTGGACAAGGTCGTAAGGCGTCGTCTCAGCTTGCATGGGCCTTGCAGTCCCAGGGCTGCGATAAGGTGTTGGGGCAGATGTATGGTGGCAACCTGCAAGCTCTTGCGCAGCTGCGTGAAATGGCTCTGGTGTGCGGTTTGGACATCGAGCCTGATGGCACCTTGCGCGATGGTCATGATGATCTTGCTGTTGGTGGGCAGCGCCGTCTCATCGAGATGGGCGATGTGCCGCTGACTGAACGTGGATCGTTCGACGTGCGTCGCGTTCGTAACGATTTCGCGTCGCTGATTGGTGACGCTGGTGGTGACATGGAGATTCCGTTCCCGCTGACGATGCCAACGGGCGCTCGTACGCCTCATGCAACAGACACCACCTGGCGTGTGCCGGTGCTGAGTTCGCATCTGCGATCGGGCCAGGATCTGGATGACGGTACGTCGACGGTCCATGATTACACGTATCGTTACCTTGCGATCCGTGAATGGTCGCTGCGCTACAAGCATGCGGCTGATCGCGCTGCGTCTGGTGAGCTGACGGGTAAGGAGCTTTCCGATGCTCGTCGAACGATGGCTGAGGCTATGCACCGTGCGCAGACGGCTTACGATGGCATTGCGCAAGACATCATGCGTCGCCGGTTTACCGGCAAGCGCAATGTCTTCAAGGAAGGTCTCATGGCTTCGCGTCTGCCGCACTCGGCTACCGCTGTGTGGACGGGTGATCCTCGCTTGGACATCGACCAGGTTGGTGTTGGCCCGGAGCTGGCGAAGAAACTACACTTGCGCGATGGTGACTACGCGCTTGTGTGGCGTGATCCTGTTCTGCGTGATGCGGGTGTCCGTTACATGCGTGTTGCGATCGATGACCGTCTCACGGGTGTGAGTGTGAATCCAAACATGGTCAAGTGCTTCGACGGCGACTTCGACGGTGACTCTGTGGCTGTTGTGAAGCTGGGTGATGGTCCGGCACATGAGCAAGCGCTGGAGCGTCTGACTGTCGAGGCTAACCTCATCGATCTCGGTCAGAGCATGGACGACGAGGGTCGTTACCCTCTTGCGATGCACAACGCGCTCGATGTGAAGGTGTCGCAGCACTACGACTCTCGTCATGCGGATGCGATGGATGAGGTTCATCAGCGCGCCAACGATGCGTACTACGATCTGACTGAAGGGGATGCTACTCGTGAGCAGTTCCTGGAGGCGGGTCGTGATGTCGTTGATGCAGCGTCGTATATGTACCGTGATGCGCTTCAGCATCAGTACGGTGAGGCTGTGTTGTCGTTTGGTTCCGTTCAGGAGCACATGAAGTCTGTGGCGGCTGCGTGTATTGAGACGGGAGCTAAAGGCTCGCCTAAGAAGATGCTGGATTACGCTCGGTACATCGGCTATGACCCTGAGAACCAGGTGGATCTGGTGACCACGTGTGTGACTCGTGGGGAACAGCAGGGCACCATGTTTGCGACGGCTGTGAAGTCGTTTGGTACCGGTGTTGCCGGTACGTTCTCGCAGCGTGGTGTGCGAGCTCTTCGTAACGATGAGCTCAAGGCTGTGTTGGAGCTGACCTACCCGGTGACGCAGAGTATTTTGCAGGCTAAGCACGACCCTGTGGATGCTCGTCATCGCTATGAGTTGCTGATGGGTCCGGCGCGAAGCTTGTGGCGTGGTCAGATGATTGCACAGGATGCCAACGGTGTGTGGAACACTGTGACGGATGACGATCATAAGCCGGTTCAGGCTACCAAGGATCAGTGGGTCGCTGTGTTCTCGCAGTTCTATGGCGATGATGGTCTGGGTGTGGCTGTGAACAGTGACAACATCACGAAGGTTGCAAATGCGCTCAGCGATAGCAACGGGGTGATGGTGAATCTGGAGGACGAGAAGGTCATTGAACAGCTCGCTTCTCCGATGGATCGTCTGGCTTACGGCGGTGACTTCACCACGATGCAAGCTCTGGCTGAGACTCGGGCAAACTTGTTCGAGGGTCGGTGGAACGTTACGTTTGCACCAGCTCGTGTGCGTGAGGTGCTGGAGGCTGATGTGGAGACGCAAGCTGAGGCACCGGTGATCGCCATGGAAGACACTGTGGCTCGCGTGGACCGTGATGAGAAGATCGGTCGACGTAAGTCGACATCGTGGGCTGTCCCAGTTCGCTCGAACACGGGTGCCAGCGCAGCTGAGCGTTACGGTTTGACGACACAAGACAACAGTGAGACAGACAAGTCTGTCGATGATGGTTTCGAGCTGTAAGACTCGGTGAGAGGGGCGGGTTGTTTCGCGTGGTTGAAGCAACCCGCTTCCTCTTCATGAGCCGGTGTATCTTGATATGGCAGCGATAGTACAATATACTGATATATGAGTCGAAAACCCGTTCCAAGAAAGGAAATATTTATCATGTCTGTGTCAGCTATGTCAGAGTGGATGGCGAAGTTCCCCCAGGATTGGGTCGAGATTCGTTATGGTCTTGAGGCTCATGAGTGGGCTGGTTCGCTTTCTGATCGAGTGATGGCGATTATCAATAAGAATGACCCCGCACGAGAAGATCGGGTTAATGCATTGCTGCGTGACAATGCTGTGCTTCTTGAAAGAAGGTTTCAGGGTCACAGGCGTCCAGGACCTGACGAGGACTTTATTGATTATGCCGAGTTCCGTGATGCCATTTCTCATGTTGTAGAAAATGGTATTTCTATTAACGATGAAACCTATTCGCAAATCCATTATGTGGATAGTACATGTGTGCGTTCTCCGACAAAGGCGCTGCTGCGTCCGCATCATGAGGTATATCCCAATGCCAACGTACAGGCTTTTTATCGTCGGTCTTTGCGCGAGGGGAAGCCTTCAAAACCTTCGGATGGATATATCAAAAATGTGTATGGTCTGAGAGGCGATGAATGGACGGGCACATCAGTCGATGTGGGGGCGATCATCAATGATCGCTCATCGAGGATAGCATCGATAAGGGATCAGCGTGTCAATGATTTCTTGCGTGATCAGGTGGCTGTTTTCGAGATGGGCATGGAGAAGCTTGAGGCCAAGAACGCAACATATAACGATATGGGAGTAGGTGCTCGTGCTTATGGTTATGATCTGCGTGATGCGATTGAGGAAGCCGTAGAGAATGGTATTTTGATTAATGCTGAAACGATGAACGCTATCAAGAGGGTAGAGCATGATTACGTGACTCCATATGTCGGGGAATCGTTGGCGAACCAATATGACAAGTTGTATGAGCTTAATGAAGCACGGAAACATCATCATGAGATTGCGCCATCGTTTGCATCATCACATGAAAAGAAGTCTGAGCCAGCGATTCATTCGGTCATTACCGGTGGAAGTGGTCATGGTAAAGAACAGGTTCAGCTTGCTAACGTTTTGAGCGGACGGATGCCCTCGATGGGTCGCGATACAGACGGCCAGTCTTTGGCACCGTCTACCCCGTCTCAGGGTTCTCGTCAGGGGTCTATTGGGGCAGCGCTTCCCGGTAGTTCCATTACTGTTGGTCGTCGGACGCCTCGTGTGTCGCCCACTGCTGGTACGGCTCGTCGTATGGGTATTTCTGAGTCTCAGGTACAGACCCCAAGCGTCGATGACGGTTTCGAGCTGTGATCGCCATGTGATCATGGGTTGACACCATGAAGAAGCAGGTCTCGCCTTCGGGTGGGGCCTGCTTCTTTGTCTGTATACGTTGCAATGGTGCGATATACTGGTATACGAGCCAAACACGTGGCGATGATGGAAAGGAAGGGTGTTATGACGCTTTATTACGATCAGGAAATCAAGGAGTATACCGATGCCGGGATCAGGCGATACAAAGGTCTTGATCCACATGAAGAGCTGGATGCACCAACCGAGCGGTATGGTCTTGATCCACATGAGTGGACAGGAACATTGGCCGATAAGGTGACAGCGATTATCGGTAAAAATACGCCCGAGAAGGAAACGCATGTGAATGCGTTGTTGCGCGATGCGGCAAAATCATTTATGAAGAATGCCAAATATGCGGAAATGAATGCCCATAATGATGAAACTACCTTTAAGAAGGTAATGTCTGTCAACGGTGATGATTTGCGTGCTGCTATGTCCGAAGCGTCCTTGGGCGGCATTCTTATTAACGATGAAGCGATGGATGCTATCAAACGTGTGGAAAAGCGTTATCTTTCATATTGGAGTTTTGATTTCGGTTTTGATTCTCTGACGCATGCATACGATGAGCTGTATAAACTTAATGATGCGCGAGCTCATTTCCGTGAGAGTGCGCAAGTGATGCGAGGTGCTGCGAATACCCCAGCGATTTCAAATCCAGAGTTTGATCGTTTCGCCCCGCCTCAGGGTTCACGTGTGACGACGGTTCCGCCGCCTGTGCGGTCTGCGCCCTCTATCCCGTCTGCTCTTTCTATGTCCGCTGTGTCCACTCAGCGAACTGGTTCTATCCAGGCTGTGCTTCCAGGCAGTGGTATCAAGGTGAGTCGAGCGGCACCTCATGTTCCGCAGACTGCCCGTCGTATGGGTGTTGTTGAGTCACAGGTGCAGACTCCGAATGTTGATGACGGGTTCGAGTTGTGACGCTGACGTGATTATGTGATGGGGTAGGTCTTGCTTGAAAGCGGGGCCTACTTCATCGTTTTGCCATGTTATCGTTGCAATAGTGCGATATACTGGTATACGAGTCGAATGCAACTAAATGAAAGGAAGATGGTCATGTCGACGATATGGTATGAAGGCCCCACCGATGGCAACATCGAGGGGCGTTACGGTCTCGATTCGCACGAGTGGGTGGGGTCGCTGTCCGATAGGGTGGCGACGATCATTGACAAGGATGATCCTTGGAAGGAAACTCATGTGAATGCGCTCTTGCGTGATGGCGTGGAGTTCTATGCGCAGAAGTCGCAGGATCATCCAGAATTGAGTGATGATGATCAGATGCGCGATGCTATCTCTTATGTGGCGCATAGCGGTGTTCTCATCGATGATGAGACTCTGTTGGCTCTTACGGATGCGGATGACAAGTACGTCATCCCGTTTGGTGCAGAGTCTTTGATGTACGAATACAACAAGGTGCATCAGCCTGATTACGGACGGATTTATCAGCGTCAGCGTGATGCTGCGCAGTTGCCGTACGCGGAGGCAACAGACGAAGAGATCAAGGAGCACTATGGCCTTGATCCACATGAGTGGAAAGGGAGTCTTGCCGATAAGGTGATGGCGATTGTTAACAAGAATACGCTTGACAAGGAAACGCATGTGAATGCGCTTCTACGTGATGGTGCACGGCTGTTCGCTCAGAATATGGAAGCTCAACCGGTATCGGGTGTGAGTGAAGATGAGATGAGGTACGCGGTGGAGTCTGGTGGCGATGAACTACGCGCTGCCATCTCTGACGCATCGTGGGCTGGTGTTCTCATCAACGATGAAGCGATGGAAGCCATCAAGCATGTGGAGAAGGAGTACATCACTGAGTTCGGTGGAGACTCTCTGACGCATGCGTATGATCAGATGCGTAAGCTGAACGATGCACGCGCTCATTATCGTGAGTCTGCGAAGGAGATGCGTGGCTCTGCGCCTGCTGCGCCTGCTGCGCCTGTTACCCAGGCACCTTCGAGCTTTGATCGTTTCGCCCCGCCTCAGGGTGCTCGTGTGACGACTGTTCCGTCGCCTGTGCGCACTGTTGGGTCTGCTCGGTCTACTCAGGCAGCTCAGTCTGCACTGTCTGTGCCTCCTATTCCGCAACCTCCGAAGACGCCGGGATCCCAGGTTCGCACAGGTGGTCCTGTGCGGGTGGGTAATGTCGCCAAGGACTGGCTGGCTGCGAATGGTCGTGACGAGAAGGGTCGGCCTCTTGCGTCTACATCTACGCCGTCTACGCCTCAGGTTCCGGCTCAGCGATCGGGTTCGATCCAGGCTTCGCTTCCTGGTAGCGGTGTCACCGTGGGTCGATCGACGCCGCGTGTGCCACCCACTGCCCATCGTATGGGTATCCCTGAGCCCCAGGCGCAAACCCCAAGCGTTGATGACGGCTTCGAGCTGTGACGCGCTTGCGGGGAGATAGAAAGCAATAGAAAGGAGGACAAGATGGCTCGTCCACCTCGTCAACTTCCAGCGCCTCGTTACGGGGGTGAAGTTGGTCCGCAGAAGGTTCAAGACGAAACTGCGACAATGGCTGTGACCAAGGAGCAGATTTTCGACAAGAAGCCTGAACCTGTTCACGCGGTAGAGCCAAAGCCTGCGCTCGATTGGGCGCAGCAGCTGAGGCTCGATATGCGCTATCACGCTGATGGGTATCTTCACGCTCTCAGCCAGATAAATCTGAAGACCATGAAGCGAAAGGCTGACATCGCTTCTCGCATGAACGATCTTCAGGGTAAGCACAAGGCTTATGCGTCGATGATGGTGCTCAGCGCATTGGTACCGTTGAAAGACGGCGTATCGATGTCGGCTGTGGTTGAATCTGTTGGCATGGGTGTCACTATGTGGATGTTGTCGCCCAACTTCCGCCAACAGGTGAAGTCATTCGCTCGTGATGCGCGTATGGCTGTCGAAGACATGGCTGAGGCGCGTCGACGCAGTCAGTCGAAACAGTTGCATGATAAGGCCGATCAACATCGAGAGAAGCATGGTGGTGAATTGCCGCCCTCTCTGAAGCGTCGTCTGGAGCGTATCGAAGCGAAGGAGCGCAATGGTCGCATCCCGTTCAATGAAGCGAGTGCGGCTTTGACGCATCTTGGTCTGAGCGAAGCGATGTTCAACCAGATGCGGCAACCGGGTGTGGATCCTGTTGAGGTTCAGGAAGGCTATGCGCACCTGATGGAGCGCTTCTGGGATGATGTCCACAAGGACGGCTTGGATCCCGAAAAGGTGAACACCGTCAGTCGTATGCTCATGGGCCAACGGATGCGTTATGAGCCCCACTGGGCGAATGCGTTCGTTGAAACCGCTCATGGCGAGGTCGATATGGACATGGTGGAGACGGTGGACGCTCAGACGGGTGAACCCCATCGAACGTGGACGGGTATCTGGTCCACGCGCATGGGTGAGCCTATCGTGGGAGGTTCTTTCACTGTCCGTCCTCCGTACAACGAGATGCAGCATGAGTTGTCTCTGAGTACGTGCATGGCTCGTGAGATGGAGCGTGCAGCGCTGAATGGTAACATTGCGGATCTGAATGAGTCGCTGCTTGCCTACGGTTCTGCGTGGTCTGTTCGAGACAAGAACCTGGACGTGCACAGCGTTCCTGGTGCGATGGGTGAGAAGATTCGTCGAGCTCGTCGTGGTCTCGATGCCATGGAATTCGATGGTTTTGACCGCGATCAGCAGCGAGACATCTATGCGACATCGTTCGTTCACGCCATGGACATGGTGGCGAAGGCTCACCCGGACATCGAGCGTCACTGGGCGCAGCAGTACGGTTCTCAATGGCGATCGGAGATGCGAGACTTCGCAGCGACGCCAGAGGAAACATACAACCGGTGGCAACGGGGGGAGTTTTACTCTGATGCACGTGAATCTCCAGGGCATGACAATGCCCATGTGGATCCGCACACGGAACGAATGAGGGAAGATTCCAAGCGTCGACGCAGCGCGTACAACCGTGCGCGTGACAACCAGGAGTACAACGCTCATGAGACATCGGCGTTCAAGGCTGAAGACTTTGAACTCAATGATGTCGACGACGAGTTTGACATGGGTGGGTACGATCGACCTAATGACAACGATGGTTTCGAACCATCTCTATGAAAGGAGTGACCAATGTTGGGTTTCCCAAAGGATGACGACACGATCGGCGGTCTGTTCGGTGTCAACGAAGAGGATCGTCACGCATGGGCCAAGGAGCGTCAGATGAGGCTGGAGCGTCAGCAGATGCAAAAGCCTGGTCTGGCGAAGAAGGCAACGATGGCTGCTTACGAAATCGCTGCTGCTGGCATCACTTCGCAGATGCGTGCGGCGTACATCGAAGAGGCCCGTGGCACGATGGCGAAAGAGACGACCACGACGACTCGTAGTCAGTCTCGAAATATTGATCCCGAACTCGAAGAGATTCGACGGGAAGCACCGTCTGGTGGCTACGAATTCGTTGGCTGATGTGTCGCTACGCTGATATATCCCCAGGGGTTCATCCCCTGGGGATATATTTATGTATCGGTCGGTTAAGCATCGGTGTGTTCCGATATGTTAGACTGATACACGAACATAATCAGAAAGCGGCTATGTGCCGTTACACGTGGGGAAAGGATGAGAGGTTGGATCATGGCGCTCAAGAAGGACGTACAGAAGAATGTGAGGGTGGATGATGACACCCGTATGACGAAGACGAAGTTGATACAGGCCGTATCGAAGCGTACGGGTATCGATAGCGCTACAGTGCGAGCTGTGTATGCAGCTATCGTCGATGAAATCATCACGACGACCCGTTCTGGCCGATCAGTTATGCTGACGGGATTCGGTCGTTTCTACCGGCTACATAAGGCCGGTCACACCGTGCAGTTCACCAAGTCGGGTACAGGCGCGGTTCCTGGTTACGACGTGCTGAAGTTTTCGGCCTCGTCGACGCTGAATCGATCATTGACAAGCGAGTCGAACGAGTCAGATGATCATTGATCACTGGTCAGTTGTATGATCGTGAAAACAAAGCCCTGAGCACGCGATGTGCCCAGGGCTTTGTTCATGTGGGGGTCATTGAGAGATGGATCCATTGATCTCGACATATGTCGTCTGCACACTTGTTTGATCAGGTTGCTTTTCCCACATGATCCATCCATTCGTCAACAATTCTCGATTACTGTCGCGTTCTTTCCATCTAAACGATAGCCAGAACGATGGTCCGTTGAGAATGGATTCCCTCGTATCGGCGGGTAGTCGTGACAATCGGTGTGTCGCATATTTGACGACATCATCAATCGTATACCGGTAGCCATGCACTGCCGCCCCTTGGAACTTCACAGATGTGGTAAACATCTGAGGTTCTATTTCTCCAATGTGAATATCGTGGCGATCGAATTTCATTCGATAGCTATTGGTGCGAGATGTTGTATCGTCATCTGAAGTAGCGAAGATGGATACCAACGTGCGCACTTCCGATTCACTAGATGCAGTGATGTCGACTGCGCCTTCCACAATTGATGTTGTCGGATGCTCTCTCATTATATCGAGAAGCTTATCTCGAAATTCGATAGCATCTGCTTCATTGAAATTCTCTAGGTAATAGAGATAGCCACGCCCATGGGGTTTCGCGAAGTATACAAGATCGTCGATGTCGTATTGTGAAAGCTCACCGATGATTGCCTCGTTGTTCTTGAACCTTGTCATGAAATTGGTGATTCCGGTACGAGTGTAGTCGGCATACTTCCATGACGAAAAGCCCCATTGATCCAGTAGGTCAACAGTGAGATCTCTGCGGTCGTAGTACATGGTGTCCAAAATCGCAGAGTATAGTGCTGTTCCCTTGCTTTTTTGGATGAGGGTTTGCCCACGTGCGATGAATGAGTCCTCTGTCGTGAATTCTTTCCACGTGACGACAACGGTCAACTCTTTGTCTGTGAGTTGTTGGATTTTGGGGCCCATATCTTTTTGCTTGTGGCGTCGACCAATTACATCGAACATATCGATGAGGTTGTTGCGATAGTCGTTGCGACCTGTCGCCTCAAAGGGAATGCCGTAACACATTTTGTCGTCAGGCTGAGGACTCCATAGAGTAATTTTGGGACCAATCTTTGTTGACCACTCATACTGTTTGGGGTGCAGTTCATTAACGATGTTGATAAACGTTTGGGCTACGTCTAACGATTCAGCAGTGATGTGAAAGTATCCTTTCACTGTGGTTGAGACTACCATGGTTGACCTCTTTCGTTATTGTGCGCTCACTACTGTGAGTCTGATGTGGGTGCGTTTATTTAGTGCACCACAATTCAGTCAAGGCCGAGAGCGACAGCGATACCGTCCTGAATGGTCTCCAGCTCATGGTCTTCCACATGGCCGATGCGGCTCGTGAGTCGTGACTTATCGACGTTTGCCACCTGATTGCACACAGCAATTGATTCTCGGCTGTTGACGTGAACCGTGGGGTTGGTGGTGTTGGTACGACGCTGCTTGTTCGGGGACGTGAGATAAACGACCTGGACGACACCAGATCGCTGGTTGATACCATCGTTGCTCACGATAACGGCAGGTCGTCCAGACCAGATTTCATTGCCAACAGTTCCGCCACCGGGGACGGGTGCGGCTTCGACGAACCAAATGTCGCCTTGGCGGATAGCACGCATGTGCGCTCCTTTCGAGTAGGGGGGGGGTAGGGGGGGGTTGAGTAGATAGAGTGTGAGGGTGCCACATTGCCCCTGGGATTTCCCAGGGGCAATGTGGCAGGAGGACGGCATAAGGGCTTGTCAGTCCTCGTCCGTCGTCGGATCACTTGGATCCGCAGTAAGACCAGCAACGATGTTTCGAATCTGATCGAGATCGTTCTGTGCTGGTTGGGTGGTGCCCACCTGAGCAGCGTCTGTCTGATCAGACGGGATTGCATCCTCGATGGCATCAAGGACATCATCCTCGTCAACGACGATCGCGTCGACAGCATGGTTCTCACCATCGTCATCAACGTCGTTACCAGAGGTGGGGTTGGTCAGCGAATCAACGATGAGGTTGTAGTCGCTGACGATGCGAGCCGACAGCGTGGTGCCGTGAGAAAGAACGAAGAGGCTGTTCTTGGCGCGCGTGAACGCGACGTAATACAGCCTCTTCTTCTCTTCGCTCATGTCCGACTGGTCCTTGTAGATGACAACGACGTTGTCAAACTCAAGGCCCTTGACACCATGGACCGTCGACACGATCAGATCCGCCTTGGTTTCAAGGTTGCGAATCTTGCGTTCCTCGTTGTTGCGATGCATAAGAGCATCGCGAATCGAGTTGTGGCGAATCTCGTGGTCCAAGATGCACTTCTTCAAACGATCGAAGAAGACCTCCTTGGTGATGATGCCTGCCTGGTATTCGTACACCCAACCCTGGATAGTGAGGGCGGACGCAGTCCACCATTCACTAGCCATCTTGGCGAGTGCTGCCTGCGCGTTCGGGTTGGCACCCGGACCCCGGCTCACGAGTTCCTTGGTGAACACAAACGACGCATTCGCCGGATCGACTGCCTCGATGTCGCCCCAGTGGTGCTCGATGAACGACGAGAAGAACGTCGACGCACGACGACGATCGGAGATCATCGAAATGACCGAGCGACCGGGGAAGAGCTCTTCCAGGCGCTTCTGGATGGCGAAAGCCTCTCGGCGGGTGAATGCCAAGAAGGCGACCTGTTCTCCGCGATTCAGGCATTCCTGGATGTAGGAGTGCGTGTGCTTCGAGAGAAGCACAGGCAGGTCGCTGAGGAACTTCCTATCTGCCGTGTAGTGCTCATGCACAACACGCACCTTGTCCTGGAACGACTGTGCCGTCACAGGGGTCAGCGAATTAGCTCGCAGACGGATCTGCGCAAACTGATTTGCCTCGATCTCAGACAAGAGGTGGATATTTGCCATGTCCAAGACTTCCTGGTTGGAGCGATAGTTCGTCTCCAGCTTGTACGGCGTGAAGACACCGGATGATTCGAGTGCATTCAGAGCCTTCGGGTTCGCTGAACGGAACTCATAGAGCGTCTGCGAACTGTCCCCCACGATAAAGAGCGAACAGCCCAGCTTGTTCACCAGACGAAGCAGGTAGATGAACTCGAAGACCGAGTTATCTTGAACTTCGTCAATGATGAGGTGACGGATGTTCAACCCAGCAGGCAGCGGCATCTTGTCGATCATCTGGTAAGCCAGGATGATCTCAAGCTCTAGCGATGTCTGCTTGATAAGGTTGAGCGCGTCAACTGTCTGCTCCAGGTGTGACTCGATGAAGTTGTTCAGCGCGGTGTGTGCACCCTCAGAGTTACGACCCTCCAGCCTGCGGAGCTTCTCAGCAAACTGGAACGCGAACGGATCCCCCGGCATGTAGATGCCCAAGGAGTTAGCGATCGTCTCCACAGAGCTCAGCTCGTGGGTGGGGAAGTAGCTCATATACAGATCGTGAATCATCCGCGCGATTGTCATGGAACGAACGTTGGGATTCTTCTTGATAATGTTGTCCGCCGCTGCGTTGGTGAACGACAAGACAGTGATGTCAGACGGATTGACACCGCACAGACCAAGCTGTTGGATACGAGCCAGAATGACCGTGCTCTTACCAGCCCCTGCGCCTGCTTGAGTCAGGATGAGCGGCTCAGTCGATTGCACAGCAGCAAGCTGCTGAGGCGAGAGCTGTCGCTGTACAGGGATGGTCTTGATGGTCTCTGGTGCACGCTCCAGCTGATCGCGCTTGCTACCGAGGTCGCTGAGCGTGTCGTTCATGAGCAGGTTCATGTTCTGCTTGACCAGAAGCGAAGCGGTCTGGGGGTCACAGAGCATGTTGATGGACTCGTAGATCTTGCGATACGCCGACAACGGAACGTTGTACTGCTCCATGTAGCGCAGTTCGTAGACCATCTGGGCCAACTGCTCATCGTCGTAGGAATGCTTCTTCGACACAAGAGCGTCAATGACATCGTGAATGTCATCAGCGATGTCATCGCTGCTCCAGCGCTGCGCACTGTCCGTGATGTTGTCGTAGACGCTGTACTCAGCGTAGAACGTCGCCAACGTGTCAAGGAAGTCGCGCTTACGCGAGTGACTGATACCCGTAGCACGGAAGATCTCATCCCACGGCAGATTCTCTGCGTCCTCAGCGGGAGCGTAGCTCCAGTCAGCGATGGCCCACGCCAGGTTGGCGTTGCTCATCTTGACGGCCTTGTTGGGGAAGGTGCTGATCGTCGTGCTGAGCAGAGTCGCACGCTCGCGGTAACTCTCATCCTCAGTGAGGATGAGTGTGTCGTCTGCCTCGTCGTCGAACAGAGCGATGTCATCATCGTCGACCTCGATGAAGTCGGGATCGTCAGGATTGATGGTGCCAAGGTCGTTGATGAGACGGGCAAGCATCTGATCATTCAGATCATCGATGTCTTCGTCCTGCTTGGGCGGGACAACGTAGATCATCGTGCGATACGAGATCTGAAGATCCTTCACCTTGGTCTTGCCGCTGTTGTCTTCGCGCATAGCAAGGCCCTGCACAGAGCACGATGCCCACACGTCAAACGTGTTGGTGTCATCGGTGAGACGCACGGCGAACTGGTCCATGTCATCGGGGACGGGTACAGTCATGCGACCGTAGCCCTGCTCGTAGGCACGCTTCACGATGGTGCCAGTCGGGATGATACGGCTGGTGACTGCATTGGATGTCTGCGACATCTTGTAGCGAAGGTCTGTGGTTCCCATGCTGAGACGATCCAGTCCCATGGGATAGCGGCCTGGGATAACAGAGCTGTTGAGCAAGCCCTGCTTCTTACCACGGCCAGTAAGATGCGACGAGAAGTACTTGGGCGTCACCGCTTTAATGGTGCGGGCCTTGGTAGCTTCGACAGCAGTGCTGAACTTGGCTGCTTCGTCGATATTATCGAGGAGGATGGGCATATGAGCCCTCCTTTCTATTTGAATAAAGAAGAATTGAATAAATGTGTGTATTATCGATCGGCCCGTTAGCGTGTGTTGCCAATAGGCCGACCGATGAAAACAGTGTTGTGGGGATGGGGGTTATACGAGCTTGTAGCCGACGATTGCCATATCATCGCCACTGTCAGGATCGATGAGCGTTCCCACATCGGGCAGATCGCTCAGTGGCTGGTCGTAGAGACAGCCCTTTTCGTCCGTGTAGACGATATGCATCGAGTCAAGGTTCTTGTTGAGCTTGGGCGCATAGGGTGACAGCAGACCGTAGAGTGCGAGGGTGCTATCGACCTGCTTTTCCCATGCCGGGGCAAGGGTTGTCTCAATGAGACGCGCGAGGTCTTCCTTCGTCTCGATGTCTTTGAGCATGCAGGGTGTCGTGCGCAGATACTGCGCAGCACGGCGTCGACTGTCATCGCTGATGATGGCGTTGTAACGATCGTTGGGGTCGTCTTCTCGCAGCCAATACCAGCCATTGTCAAGTGCATACATGGGCGCACCGGTTCGGGCATCAGAAAGATGGAGATCGACGAGCTGGCGAAGCCACGGGAACGCTCGAAGGATGTGGTCATGGACCATGCCGCAATCGTCGGGCTCGTTGTCGAAAAAGAATCCATCGTTGTCCTGGCGTTCGTAGTACACTTCCCCAGTAACGCTGATGCGGTCATCGTTAATGCCGTATGTGGCGATGACCTTGATGCGGGTTCCGTTGGTCTCGGTGAGGATGTCTTCAACGGTATGCGTGCATGTGTAACGCATGGGTATGGCTCCTTATGGGTAAGTGATGGGGTATGTGGACGTGGTTCGCCTACGCAACGTTTGTTACGTAGGCGAACCGGTTAGAAGCGGGTAAGAATCGGTGTCTTACTGTTATCTGAGATGAGATCTTCAAGAGACCCATCAGTGAGATACTCACCCTGTGCGGAGATCCATGCTGGAGTCATATCATCCCCACGGAGGTATCGGAAGAACACCATTCCATCGAAAGTGATGACGGATCCACCAGGGAGCTGAGAAGTCTTCACCAGGAGGTTGTCCCCAGAGGGGTAGGTAACGATAGAGATCATTGCTGGTCCTTTCTATTAGTTGTTCGCAGCAGAGAGTAGAGAGTCTTCGATGAAGCCTCGAATAGCTCGAACAGCGGGGCGCGCGCCTTGGTCTTTCAGGTATGTCTCTGCCACCAATCGATCGATGGTGTCATCGTCGATGGGATCGAAGCTCATACCTGGGTTCTCAGCGCAGATTCGTGCAACTTGGCGATCGTATTCATCACGCAGAATCTCTGCGTATTCGCTGGTCCCTAGCGGCATGAATGCGATGAGGTCATCAAACCGGCCAAGTAGTTCCGCATCAAAGCTATTCTGTAGCTCATTGGTGAGCGATTGCTTTGAAATACTCTGCGTATGGTTACCAAACCCCATCTGGGATCCAGAGAGCTTCTGCCTGCCAGCATTCGTTGTTGCGATGACAATGCAACGAGACATGTCGACGGCGGGGCCGTTGGCCATCTGGATTTCGCCAGTATCGAGTGCGGAGAGGAACAGTCGCTGTACCGACATGTGTGCCTTCTCGAACTCATCCAGAACGATGACTCGATAGGGGTTCGATACCAAGGTATCGAACGGGCGCTCTCGTGCACTCTCAGAGCCAACATAGCCAGAGGGGGAACCAATGATCCGGTTGATCGTGTGCGCATCGTGGAACTCTGCCATGTTGAGCAGGATGGGTTCCTGTCCTGTGACCATCTGGGAGATGATCTTGGCAGTCTCGGACTTGCCCACGCCGGATGCCCCAGCGAAAAGCCACGACGTTGGTCGCGTTTGGGGGAAGATGTTCAGCTCGCGCCTGCGTAGTGCGTCAACGAGACGCGGAAGCACGTCCTCCTGGCCCTTCAACCTGGAGAGTTCACTCTCCAGAGTCTCGACATCAAGCTGCGGCGGCTGTGACTGGCCGGTCACAAGCAGCATGGCGATCGTGTTGAGACGCTTGGAGGTCAGCGGGATCTGGGTGATCTGCTGAAGCATCTGCGCATACGAGGTGTTGCCAGAGGCGAGTGCTTCCTGGATCGCAGCGTGATGGCTGATCACGCTGTGGCTGAGAGCTCGATCGAGCAATGTGATGGCAGTATCGGGGCGATGCCCGGTACTCATGAGACGATCAGCGGTAGCAACGATGTCATCGAGGACATCAGATGCAACGCTGACCTTGTTCTGGTAGTGCGTGAGCATGTCGGGTAGAACGACATCGAGAATCGAGCGAGTCTGCTCTCGGTTAAGCTCATCGACGATGACAGACGAGAAGCGACGCTTGAATGCCGGATCATCGTCAAGACGCTTTGCCTCACCCATCGTCGTTGCTGCGATGACACGTAGGTATCCTCGGGCCAACGCAGGCTTGAGGATTTGTGCAATCTTGCTGTAGGTGGGATTGCTGTCATCAGCAATGATGTGGATCTCATCAATGAAGAGCAGTGCGTCATTATCTGGATCCTGAGCGAACTTGATAATGTCGGTGATGCGGTTCTCTAGCTCACCGACGATGCCAGCGCCAGCGACAAGCGTGGCGATCGGCAGCTCATAGATGGTGGTGTTTTTGAGCTGCGGAGGCACGGATGCCTCCTGGTTGGCGATGCGCCTGGCAATCTCTTCGACGATGGCGGTTTTGCCAACACCTGCTGGACCAACAAGAAGCGCGTTCGGCTTACGCGACGACGAAATGATGCTCATCGTCTGAGTGACGATCTCGTCACGGAAGAGCGCCGGAGAGGACTTCTTGTGTTCTTCGTTGTAGTTGATGAGCATGTCATCAATCTCGGAGCCACCGGTAATGGTGTGATTGTGCGATGGCGCAGACGGGCCAACGCTGACGATGTTGGGTGCACCAGAGCCAACGCCTGATCCGGTTGGGTTGTTGGTGCTGTCGTCATCGTTACCGGGCGTGAAGTTGGACAGGCCCATAGGCGTGCCTCCTTTTTTGAATAAATGGGAATTGAATGAATAGTTTGTGGACCCTCCCTCCCTCTCTTTTTCACCAGTAGATGGCTAAAAGAGGGGAGAGAGGGCGCAGTGTCACTTGGTCATGCCGAGGATACGAGAGCCCGTGGTGGGATCGATCGTCTTCATGTGGTGAGTGAAATCTATAGCGCTTTGGCGCAAAAATTCGTACCAGTTATCCGGGACAGAGATCGGCACATAGTACAGATTCTCAGGCACGTCGATGTGGTACGAGCCAGGCCACCATTCGAAGTCGGTGATCACCAGGTTAAGTCGACGCTTGAACGGAGGATTCTCGTTAATGAGCTTGTAGATCTGCTCATAGTCCGTACCACCGCTCACCTTAGGCACGGCAGCAAACTGCTTCCACACCTGGGTGATGGAACGGTCCTTGATACGAAGACGCACAGGCGTTGGCATGACGTGCGAGAAACTCGTGAAGTACAGATCCACGCCCATTCGCTTGGCAAACTGAATGAGCATCTTGATCGTATCCTCGTAGTTCTCGGTGGAGATAGACCCGGAGGTATCCAGGTAGATGTGGATGTCCGGCATATACTTGCGAGACACAATCTTGCCTGGCTTGTTCGGATCGTTAGGCTGACGCCTGTTCGCTCGAACAAAGCTCGTGCTGACATTCCTGATGGAATTGAGCGACTGGTTGACCTTAGACATGCGCGTGAGGACACGCATGACCGACTTGTAAATGTCAACCGGTCGTGTGGGTCGCTTGCGGAACACAACGCGACCGCTACGGCCCGCTTGGTGCTGTGCGTTGGACAAGCTGTTGGCAGCTTGCGCGGACGCCTTTTGCTGGGCGCGAGCGAGCGCAGTGAGCTTGCTGAGCTGACCGGGCGTGACAAGTTTGACCGGGTTGTGGAGGGACTTCATGATGAGATCCCACTCAGCGTTGATCTTGCGCATCGACGCCCTGGCATGAGCCTCGACATTGATGAGGACCAACGTACGAGGCAGTGCCAACTCAGCGATGCTGAAGGGCAGCATGCCGCACGTTTCAGGCGCACCAGGCTGGCTTGGCTGCTGCATGTGGGTCCACGTACTGAGAGCCCACATGAGGATACGTGCGAATGAGTACTCGTTGAGAGCCTGTGAATCATTTGCTCGCAGAATGAGAGACTCAGTGAGGCCGCTGAGGTCGATCTTGTCAAACTGCTGGAACATCCGGTTATCAGCCGGGGTGATGTTCGATGAGATCTTGGCGAGTTCGCCGCGTAGCCACGTCTTGAAGCTGTCGAATTCTGCATCCGTACGGAACCAGAAGCCGACAGTGTGCGGGTGGAAAGTCCATCCCAAAGACACCAGCAGGAGATCCGTACCGGCATTGCCAGCAAGAACATCCTTGGCCGTAGGCATCACGTCGCTCTGCGTGGTGTACAGAGCCTTGCTGGGATCAGGCAGCTTACAACGCGCTGCTGCTTGGGTGATGAACACTTCGTCGACAGGCGATGATGCGGACGGAATCCATCGAACAAGGGACTGTTCGAAGATCACGCGCATGGTGGCCTGCGCGTCTGCGTCGAGAACCTCGCCAACGGCGCGAAGGAGCAGATCGTTGACTCCATCAGAGTCAACATCGCGTCCGTCGATCGTCAGATCGACATTACCGCCTGGGGTAAGCGGCTCGAAGACGGTCTGCGTGATCATCGTGTCGAGCGTGACGAGGGGTTCGCAATCACCCGTGAAAGGGGCGATAGGAACATACTGGTCGATATGATTGGGCTTTTGCCCGGTTAGGGTAATGGATGGAGAAGCCATCGGTGCCCCTTTCTTGAAAACGGGGGATAAAGCTATATGTGGTCGTGTCCGGCGTAGCCGAAGGAGAATGAAGCGCTACGCCGGACACGATGCTTGTGAACTCAGTCGATGCCCATGGCTGCGATGACCGTGTTGATCTTGAGCGCGACGCCATCGCTGAGATGCATGAGAGTTTCGCAGTTCTTCTTATAGAGTGCGCCACTCGACCACAAGACAATGAGATCGTTGATATGGCTCTGTTCGAGCTTGTCGAGTCGTGCATTCAACGCCTGGATGATCACATGGTTGTCTTCGCGCTCGTACATAGCGAACACGAGGCAACCGGATGCGTCGTTGTCGGTCATGGTTGCAACAACCTGGTTGACGGCATCAATGCTGTTCGTCGCGGCCTTCTTGAGCTCGCTATAGATGCGAGGCTTGACAACCCGTTGAGCGTTGTTGTTACCAGTACTGCCCTTGCTGAGCTCATCACTGATGACGCCCATCAGCAAGGTGGTGAACGAGGTGTTGCCGGTCATACCTTCGATGACCTCCTGAAGATAGGAGACATGTCGACCGTCTCGGGTCGTCGACGGAGTAGCCATGAGACTGGCAACCTCTTCGAACGACAGGACGCCCAGGTACTGAGAGACGCCGTCGATCGTACGCGGGGTAGCGAACGGTCGGATCTCTTCGGTTCCGTCGAAAAGGTCGAAGACGGACACCGTGGCGTTGTCGTCATCATCGTCGTCTTGACCATCTGCGACAGCCTGCTCGTTGGTGTTCTTGACGAACACCGTCTCAGGGTGCTTTTCGAGCACAGTCTTCACCCACGGGTGGAGGTTCTGACCAAGAACCTCGATAAGCGTCGACGCATCAGGCGCGACATTGATGATGGTGAAACGCGAAACAGATGCATCATCCAGAGCAGTGACGTTACCCTTGTCGTTACCTGCGACAATGATGCGCAGGTTCTTGGGCAAGTCTTCGTCACCGATGCGACGCAGCGTGACAAGCGTGAGAGTACCCGAAGTCACGTCAGACGTGGTTCGGTTAATCTCATCGAGAAAGAGAATCGGCTGCTCATTCGGGTTCTCCTTGGCGTAATTGATCGCCTGGGAAATAACCGAATGCGGGAAGAACTTCTGAGACCACACTCCCGTCTTCTCGTCCAGAACAAGGCGTGCGCCCGTTAGGTCAGCTTTATCGGCCAACAGGTTGCAGGGCAAGGTAAAGCACCGGGTGTTGGTGCGTCGGGCCACGTCCTCGACGAACGAGGACTTGCCGATGCCCGGCTCGCCCATGAGGGCTGGGACGCGGTTGGCGTCCAGTAGCTTGACCGTGGTGGTGACAAGCAGTTCGTTGAAGAGCATATTTCCTCCTGAATAAAATTGGTTGAATAAAGTCATGGAGTCAGACCGCGCCGTGAGGCGGTCTGACTCTCTATTTCTTGTCTCGGGTCGTACTTTGTACGACCGTCCATAACTCTCCCGAAAACCCTGGTGTTCCAGTAGAATGGATACATAGCACTGGACATACATAGGAGAGGTGAGAGAGTTATGCGGGGTTCGCATCATATTGTTGCCGGGTTGGCGATGCTTGGTATCGGGCGTGCTGCCATCTTGATGGGCGAGAGTGCCGATCGTTCCCAGGTGATACCGTTGATGGATACAGAGTCGATAGAGGATAGCTACGGGGTTATCGGCTCTGTTCGCTCGTGGGTATCGGATGGTTTGGATGCACTAGGTGGATCCATCGCATCATGGAGTACGTGGATTCATCATCTGTTTGTGAGCGATGATGAGTACTGGTACATCAGCGTCGCAATTGGTATGCCGTTGTTTATCATCGGCACTTTGCTGGCTGATGCTGATCTGCCGCACTCATTGATGGGGCGTTTCATGCCATGGGGGACAATATGGCGTCGTCAGAGTGCAAGTGAACCAGCTACATCACCTATTGCCCACAGAGGCTGGACACACACGCTATGGGTACTGCTCGGAGTGGGAGCTCTTGCCGCAACGGTGGCCCCTGTTCTTGTGTGGTTGCTTGCAGGTATGGTGACGCATGTTCTGCTCGATGCTATGAGCATGGCTGGCTGGGTGTGGTACTACCCGCTCATGCCGTCTACATGGGATGTCATTGAGAAGGGTGATACACGCATTGTTGTGTCGATTTGCCAGCGAAGCGTTGTTGGGGATCGTTTGAGGTACCATGCGGGCGTTCCGTGGTTGGAGCACGTGTACGTTGCGCTCCTTGTTGCTGGTGGTGTTATCGCAACGTGGTACACGTGGTGATGCGCAGCAGGCTCTAGGTGTAGTCCCAGAGCCTGCTGTTTTCAGTCTGCGCTGTCTGCGTTATCTGTATTGGTGGCTGCTTCGATGACACAGTCGACAATCCTGTCGCACATTTCGTTGAAGAGCTCCCATACTCGTTTGCCATCAGTCGATGAGATGAGGGCATTGAGTTTACCGCTGTCGTTCACACCCTTGATGCGTTCATATGCATCGAAAATGCGATCGTTATCAGGATCGCTATCGCTGAGTGTATTGATGAGAGTCTTGAACTTTTCACGGATAACCGAGGCGTCAATGATGATGCCTCGGGTGTCTTCTTCAGGCTGAAGATCATACGCATCGTAATCGATTTGGTACCAAAAACCGTAGTCTTCGTCATAACTGAGTCGTTCGCTCAAGACTTGTTCAGCATGATCAATGTCGTCAGTGATGACAGTGACAATGTTGTTGTAACGATGCATTTCTTTGTCGTTGGGCTCGGTCATTTATGGGGATCCTTTTCTTTGTGGAGATTTAAGCGATTGGGCGCAACATGTCACGAATACCGCAGATGAGTGCAGCCAAGCCATCAATGTCGTCAGCGTCTCGGTTGTAGGTTAGATGTCGCGTGTCTGTTCCATGGGACAGGTAAAGATCACCGAGAGCGCGAGAGCAATGCTCGATCATCACGTAGTCGCAATCATCGGACAGTGAACAGTCGATGTCATCGATCCCAGGGATAGTGTTGAGAAGATTGATGGTATCTCGGATGCAGTCCTTGAGATTGAGAGTGTCCATGTAAGATTGCAACTTTTCAGCGAATTCATCGATGCCGTTTACGAGGTCGGGATGATTGTGCGCAAGTTCCTTGAGCACGCTGATCATGTTGTGCTGATCGGCATCCATGAAGCTCTGGGGGTACACCTTGGCTTCGCGCACAGACAGCAGGTTTGATGGATGGGTCGCTGTGCTGGTGTGGCGGAAATGGTCACAGTTGATAAGAGCTTTGACCAATGTCGGAGCTTCAACAGTGTGACTCTTCGGGATGTATCTGCCAAGATTGTCATCGTACTGATCAATGACAATGATGTACTGTTTGTTCTTTCGTTCGGAAAGCAACATGTTGTACCTCTTTTCGGGGGTTTAGCTGGGATTATTCAGTCGTTTCTCGTGTTGTCACAACACGGGTAGCGAGATTAAGCAACAACGGCATGTCACTGCGGGTCTCATCGTGTTTTGCACGATGCTCCAGATAATGATTAAGCGTCTCGTAGATCAGCCATGACGCGGCCTCGCTGTCGACAATGATGTTATTCATGGGGATGCTCTCTCCAGAAGACAGGCTGATGGTTTGGGGGCTGACTCGCAACTGAAGCAAGTTGTTGTAAGCGTATTGGGCGTATGCCCATTCGTAACGAGAATGATCATGCTCGAAGTTGTCAAGTGTGCGACCAAAAAAGCGCGAACGAGCAATGAGAGTACGGAGAACCGGTTCATACCAATCGTGTTCTGGTCGCTTATCGGTGTTGATACTGTCGTATGTGACGACTGGTGCGTTGTTTGCATCTTCTGCGACGGATCGCCACACTTGGTCCCAGAGATCCTGATCGACAGTTGTTGAGACAGGCATCGGGGTGGGGTTGCGCGTGTATGTGACGAAGTGGTTAGACTGCAAGATCTCCCACCACCCGTGCGGACCTTTGAGAACTGCCTTGCTCACTGCAACAGTCAGTTCATTGAACGATGGGGGCAAGGGGAGAAGCAAGTGATAGCCCTTGCCGGACAAAGATGTTTCAGCGTACAGAGCGCCGATCGTAAGAAGGCTGTCTCGTACGTCGGCGGGGCATGTCTTCTCGATGTCGAGAACGACGCAACCCTGGGAAGGTGCGTCGACGAACATGGCGCAGTTGGCGGCGGTGGGGAGCCCTGCGGTTAGCTCATCGAGAGTGACGAGCACGCGTTCATCGCGTGCCCATGCGCCGCGCACAGGGCCTGGATGTGTACATCCAGAGCAGCCGTTCAGCAAATGACGCATGTCGATCGGCATCTTGGAGGTTGGATCGGAAACGGTCCAGATGGCACGAGGGCCAAGAACGTGTTGGATGATCTCGTTGTTGTAGAAGTGGGGGAATGCGACCCGTGGGTCAAAGGTGTCAGTTGAAGACACGGTCATGGTGAGCCCTTTCGTGTCGACATGTGATGTGGGTGAAAGATGGGAAAGACGGGAGGAACGATGAGACGGATGCTGCTATTACTGCGTGGTGCAGTGTGGGAGCAGCATCCGTCTCAATCATGTGTCACTGGTCAGATAGCCCAGGGGCTATCGACAGATGCCTCAGGAGCAACCGGCTGAGGCTGGGCCTCAGGGGTCACGCCGAAGGCAGACGCGGGGTCGGCCTGAACGGGAGCCTGCTGCTGCGCGACAGCGTTGAGAAGCTGTGCGGCCTGCGGGTTAGGCGTAGCCGGAGCAACAGCTGGAACCACAGGAACAGCGGGCGCAACGGGCGCGACAGCCTGGGTCACCGGGGCAGGCATTGCCAGCCCCGAAATTGCGTCGACCACCGTGTTCTGAGGCGCAGCCTGCTGAACGGCGGGAACAACCGGAACCGCAGGGGCGACAGGTGCCTGAACCGGTGCGACAGGCTGAGCAACAGCTGGAGCCACAGGAGCGGCGACGGGCGCGGCAACCTGCTGAGCAGGCTCGTTCATGACAACGCCTTCCTGAGCGACGATCGGGCCGCTCAGCGTGATGCCGAGAGCCGCGAGTGCGTTGTTGTTGACAGCAGAATTGCCACCGGAGAACCACTCGGGCTCGCCATCGAAGATGATGGTCTGAAGGCCGATGCCGTTGTTGGCGTTCATACCAGACGAGTAGACGTTGAGAACAACGGTGACGAGCTGATCTCGTGCTGGCTCCGTTGGCATCGACATGGTCGACGCAGGGATCTCATTGTCTGTAATCTGCACAGCCTTGCCGTTGACAACCTTGAGAAGAACCGGCAAGCGGTTCCCCTTGTTGTCAATGCTCCAACGATTGCCTAGTTCGGGCTTATCGGGAGTTTGGAACAAACGCTCATAGACGTAGTACTCTTCCAGATCAGGCTTGCCATCGGGACTCTTGAAGACGACTTCAACGTTGGATAGCGAGAGTCGCGTGAGCGGCTTGTTGCGGTCCAGCGGGTAGAACGGTGCACCGGGCTTGCGATTAGCGCGACGGGTCTCGTTGAGCTTGTCGATGTCTTCAGGTCCCATGAGACTGCGCACACGGGCGTATTCGATCTTGCCTCGTAGGATGATCGTAGAACCAGGGCGGATCTGCGATGCGGTAATTTGGTGAGTAGCCATGTTTTGGTCTCCTTCGTGTTATGTATGCGGATTGGATTATCCTGCTACACCAGTATAATCCATCCTTTCCTGGCGTATGCGTGTATGATTGTTTGTGAGAGAATCTCACGTACACGTAACATCAGAAAGGAGGGTGTCATGGGAGAGGATAAGAAGAGTGTTTCTTCAGTGAAGAACCCCAATGCGGTATTCGTCGCATTGGGCGTTGTCGCCATGGTGATCTTGGCTGCTTTGCTGGCTGCGTGGTCCCACATTGGGTACAACCGACCAGCAACACTTGCTCAATCTGACCATCAAGTTTCTTCTCAATCGCCCTCGGGACGCGGTAGCGTCTCCGAGAATCAACAATCGGGTGTACCACCGGTGAAACCGGTGGACACTCAGAATCCGTCTGAAACGCCAGGGGATGAGAAAGATCCGGTTCCCCCGGCGGTTCAGCCTGTCGATGGTAGCAATGTCAACGATGGCAGGGATGCCAGCGTTTACATTGTGCAGCCGGGAGATACGTTGTCGAGCATCTCGGCGGCGACAGGCGTGAGTGTCGACAAGATCGCCCAGGCTAATAGCCTCATCGATGTCAATTGCATCTACAAGGATTCGGCCCTGGTGATCCCATCGTCTTGATGAGATTGTCACTGCCCACTTACTAACACCCAGCCATACGGCTGGGTGTTAGTTTTATGCACCCTCATGAGTATCAATCTGGGTGAGACTGTCGATTGCTTGCAGTCGACGAGCGATGACTGTTTCATGGCCGATACCATCACCGTCGAGACGAAAGACTTTTGCATCTGGTTGACCAATGAGATCATCAGGCAGATACGTCTGCGCCACGACATGATGGGGGTAATCATGGGGATACTTGTATCCCACACCGTTGCCGTATAGCTTCTTCGCGTCTTGGTAGTGAGCGTCGGCCAGATGCTTAGGCACAGGCAATGAGCCTGTGGTTCGCACCAGCTTGATTGCTCGATCGATCGCCTGGTAGGTAGCGTTCGACTTAGGTGCAGTGGCGATTGCAAGTGCTGCCTCAGCCAGCGGGATGCGAGCTTCTGGTAGTCCGATGAGTGCGACGCATTGCTGTGCAGCGACGGCCAAGGGTAGTACAGATGGGTCTGCAAGGCCCACGTCCTCGGCTGCGTGAATGACGATTCGTCTCGCGATGAATCTGGGGTCTTCGCCTCCTTCGATGAGTCTGGCCAACCAGTACAACGTTGCGTCGGGATCGGAGCCCCTCATGGACTTGATGAAAGCAGACACGATGTTGTAGTGCTGGTCCCCATCGCGGTCGTAACGTTGGATAGCGTGTGGCGCAAGAGATGTCAGCATGTCGATCGTGGCTGGTTGATCGCCACGCACGGCATCGAGAGTTTCCAAGAGCGTGAGCGCTTGCCGGGCATCGCCCGATGCATTCATCGCGATGGTGCGACAAACGTCATCGGGGATGTGTACGTCTTGTGGATCGTGGCCTAGTCCATCTGGATGATGAATGGCCCGCTGGAGGATCTTGTAGATGTCGTCATCGGTGAGCGTCGACAGGGTAACGACAACGCACCGGGACAAGAGTGCGCTGTTGACAGAGAAGCTAGGATTCTCTGTCGTCGCACCAACGAGACGGATCACGCCGTGTTCGACACCAGGGAGCAGCACATCTTGCTGCGACTTGGAGAACCGATGGATCTCGTCGATGAAGACGATCGTTGGTGTACCGTCTGCGTCCAGATGATGCTGCGCGTCGGTGAGAACCTTGCGAACATCGGACACCTTGGCTGATGTTGCTGATAATTCAACAAAGTGAATTCCGGCTGTTTCAGCCATGATGCGAGCGATCGTTGTCTTTCCACTCGCTGGAGGGGCGTACATGATGACGCTGACAGGCGGTGCGGATGCATCGAGCATGTGGCGAATGATGGATCCTTCGCCTAATGCAGCGTCCTGGCCAATAACGTCATCGATCGATGTTGGTCGAACTCTGACAGCTAGGGGCTGTCTGGTTTGAGGTTGGCTCATGGTGATCACCTCTTTCTCGTTGATATGGGGACGCAACGGCCCAGATTTGCTTGAGTGGTTATCCAGGCCGTTGCGTGAATGCGATGGGGCTATGTCATCACGTTATGATGTCTTCGACGGTCTTCTCGACAGCATCGATGAGAGATTGCTGCAAGTGCTCTTTCTTCTCTAGGGCACCTGGGAGTTTCTCATCGATCGTTCCTCGCGTGAGGATCTGATAGACGTTCACGGGGTGTTGCTGACCCACGCGGTGCAGGCGTTTGTTCGTCTGCATGTAGTGCTCCAGCGATGCCGGAAGCGTGTACCACACGAGGGTGTGTCCACCGTCTTGCAGGTTGAGCCCGTGTCCGGCTGATGCCGGGTGGATGAGCATGACCTGAATCTCGCCGCGATTCCATGCCTCATACATGTCACGGGTGCCGTCAAAGACACGCACGTCATAGCCGTGGAACATGAGGTAGTTCGTGATGATGTCACGATCGCACGTGAAGTAATACGCGATGAGGACAGGACTATCTTGCTGCCGAAGAAGATGCAACAGAGCTGTCACCTTGGCGTTGTGCACGATCGCGTACTGTCTCCCGTTGGGCGCAGTCAGAGACTGCGACGCGGTAGGGAGCATCGAGACATCGATGCGTACGCCGAACTGTTGGAGCTCTTCCTCTGTCTCTACATCCTCGGTGTCATCGAGGTAGATGGTGCCCGAAGCGAGCTGCACAAGCTTGGTGCGTAGCACAGCCTTGTTGGTTGCTGAGACAGAGCTCAGTGTCTTGTCAGCCTGCGGATCGATACCTGCTGATTGGGCGATGTCGAGGACCAAGGTGTTGGCCAAGGTTCGATACGCCTGACGCGAGTTGTTGCTCATGTCGACCATGATGTTGTGGAACGTCATGGGTGGGATTGGCTTGCGAGCAACCGTTGGAGCGCTCATCACCAGATGGTCGATACGCTGGTAAATCGCCTCTTTCGCACCGGGTCGAGGTTGCCAATTGACCTGGGTACCATTGGCGAGACGGACTTTCGATTCGAAGTACGTCATACGGTACTGGGTCATGGTTGGTCCGAGAGCCTGACCCATGTCGAGTAGATAGACCTGTGACCACAGGTCTTCCAAGCTGTTGGGCGCTGGTGTACCTGACAGAAGGATCATGCGGGAGATCTGACCACGGGCAGCACGTACAGCCTTGAATCGCTGAGAGGATGCGGATTTGAATCCCTGAGACTCGTCAATGATAACGGTTGGGAAGGGCCACCTGGGTGTCGGCAACTTCTTACGATCGCGTGGATCAAGGGGTGGAAGCCACGTGACGAGATCATAGATGAGCTCCTGGTTGATAAACCAGAGAGTCGGAGGTGTCGCTGGGTCGAGAAGCTCGGCGTAACGACTGAGTCGTTGTTCACGAGAGAGCTTGCGATCGTTGTCGTCGACGATCAGTGATCGTGTGCGGACGTTGACACCCCACTTCTGAATCTCAGAGATCCATGAGAGTCGGGCAATCTTGATGGGTGCAATGATCAAGACATGCCCTACGGGCTGGATCTTGGAGAGCGCATGGAGCGTTGCCAGTGACTTGCCACCCGACATATCCAAGAAAACTCCTGCGTAGGGTCTCGTCTGGATGAACTGCGAAGCAGCGGCTTGCTGGTCCATCAGGACCGGGAATCCCATACGGTTGCTCCTTTCGTATATGGTTGACGATTGTTTGATGGGTTTATTGATGTCTTCATTTAACTAGACTTTGTTAAGGGATGGTTTTCGTCATCAAACGAAATATCGTTATCAATACGCCCCAGGATTAGATCTACGAGCAACCTCGATGAGTTTCTTGAAGTCTCCACCTAGATGCTCAAAGACAGTTAGTGCAGCGTAAGTGTCAGCACAGTCTGCTATGAGGCCCCATAGGTCGCCTGTATCAAAGAGTGCGCAGTAGAGTGTAAGGCTGTCATAATTGTCATAAGAAGCTACGGGGATTGTTGTGATAATGAAACCATTGTCGGTAAGTAGTTCGCGATCTTTGTCGTTCATGCGCATAGCTGCTTTGATCAATGCTGTGCGCAAATCGATAAATTTTTCACCAGGACGGACTGAAGCGAACCATTCACTTAGTGTGAAGGCTGGGAATAGATTGTTATTACCAAGAATGATATGGCGTTTTCCAATAATCGTATGATGTTTTGAATCACTGTTGGTGTCGGTGAGGTATGTTACATTAGGCATTGTTTCTATTTTCCCTTAGTTAATTCTTTGTATGTACGAGCTGCCCATTGAAGTGCCATGCACGTTCTGACCCATTCGAGGGTGTAGTGCTCACCTGGGGTATTTTCAGGATCGATGATGTCACACATGTCTTCTGGGTAGCTATAAGGATCGGGGTAGAAGGGGATGTCGAGCAATTGTTCAAAAGGATGGCGAGAGTCTTCAAATGAAACATCTTCACGAATGGTGTTCATTATGCGATTGATATGCTCATTGTTGTATAGATATTTATTGTCGATGTGCCATCCTTTGATGAGATTTTCAACGTCCTTGAAGAAAGCATCGGTGTCGATAGCCGTAATGGCTGCGTCTTTTGCTTGCTTTTTCATATCGAGTTTTTCAGCCCAATAATCAATGTTGAGTTCTTTAGTGTTACAGAACCCAGGTAGCATATCCTCGTCGCCATAGCGACGAAGTGTGAAAGTACGCATCCAATTACCGTAGATGGTGACGGCCCCTAGACCAGTAATGATGTCAAAGTGACAATAGGGGGACCCAATAGGATCATTGGGCCAATAGCAACGCAGATGGCGATATGGCCCGTGATCATGGCGGATTTTCATGATGCATTGGGATAGTCTGAGCGTTATATAGTCTTTGTCGGCTTGCGTGACGCGTGGTTCGTAGTAGACCATGGCATCCACCTTCTCTCTGTGTTCTCTTTGTTGCTTGTCAGTCCTGGTTATCGGGAGCGATCGCCTTGATGAAGTCTGGTCGGAATCCAGTCCAGAATGATGCGTCCATGTAGATGGACGTGTTAATCTCGCTCGTCAGTCGATGGTTCTTGACGAGAACGATAGGTGCAGCCTGCGCTCCAAGCGTCTGAGTAACGAACTCATACGCAGTCTTGTAGCGTTGATCAGTGAGGCGGATCTCTTCGTTTTCAAGATTCATCTCATGGAACGCGATGCCGTTCTTACGCAGCAGTCGCTTGGTCTGATCGCATTGGACGCACCTGGACTTGGTAAACACGATGACATCGTGGTCCATCGTCGCATCAAGCAACTCTCGATCGATAGTAATGTTGTCGGTCATAGGTTGTATCTCCTTACGTTGTTTGGTCATTGAGCAGCTGTAGTTCGTGGATAATGTTGTCGACTTCTTGTCGCGTATGAGCTGTATATACACGTGCGCCACTACGGCGCATATGTGTGATGACTCGGATCTGTTGGCGTCTGAGAGAGCCGTTGCCACTCTTTGTTTCGACGAAACAGGTGGTAGCTGGAGTGACAATGATCTGGTCAGGAACGCCCCGCATACCGGGGGAGGTGAACTTCGCAGTCCACCACCCCCGGCGTCGACACTCGTCGACAAGGTAGCCTTCAACATAGTGTTCAGGGCGACCCATTAGCGATGACCTCCTGCTTATGGGCAGTGTGCCAACGGATACGGGCTCTGTCTGACGTGAGGGGGTTGGACATGATCCCGCATGAACACTTGGCACGACCCTTGACGTTGGTCTGGTCATCCGGTCCCACTTCGGGGAAGATTCGATCACCCCACTTGGTGAACGGCTTCCCCTCAGCGATGAGGGTATGGCCTCGGACACGTACCTGCTTGGGCATGTGTACTCCTTCCTGTTGTTTTATTCTTGTTCCGGCTCTTGCTCTGGGATCGTATTCATCCAGTTCGACTCGTACGAATCACAGAACATCTGGGCATAGGTATCCAGATCCAGTTGTTCGATGAGAGCGCGGCGCTGATCCTCGCTCAGACACATGAGATCCTCGTTGAGAACCATCATGTGCCAGGTAGGCTCGATACCGGTGATCTTGCGGATAGAAATATCCTGATCAACCGGAGCCTGCTGGATGCTGTACTGATGCGCAGTCATTGCATCTGGCGCATAGCCGTTAGCGATCATGATTGCATTGGCGGTTGCGTCAGTGCGCACCACGGGAGCGTCGCCGCGCTTCTTGCGTGACTGGGCCACTGTGGCGTTGACTTTCCATGCACCGGCTGCACGCAAAGAGACTGCGCCCTCGGTGCCCGGCTTGACGACGAACACCCGGTTGTAGTGCTGGAGCGCTCGCGGGTTGCGAGCTGCCAGCTCAGGAGAATCCTCCTGATCCACAGGGATGGGATCTGCCGCGTAGTGGAACGTGAGCATACCAGGAGAGGCTGCGATGACGTTCTGGAAGAGTAGCAACGCTTCCACGCTGTCTTCCTGATGCGCGATCGCCGTCATGATGTCTCGCGCAGTATCTGGGTCAACTGGCTTGTTGATGAGCTCAGGGTTCGTCACCGCGATTGCTCGTAGGTACACAGCCATTGCTCGATCGAGCGCGGCTGGGTGAGCCAACGAGTTCGTGGGCGATGGCTTGCGCCAACATGCCAGAGACGAGCCTGATGCGCTGAGAATCTTTGCATCCTGGGGCTTAGCAGTACCGTCTGCATACGCAGGTGGTACAGCCAACTCGATACGGTTGTTCGAGTCCTTGGACACAAGGAGCAGCTCTTCAGGCTCGATCAAGACATGGATACGCTCAGACTGCTCATCGAGCACCCTGTTGTTTGTCTCCAGGTCGATGTCTGCCGAGTACAGACCATCGGTGTTTGTCGAGATGATGCGAGCGCCCTCAAGAGTCTGAGCTTGCCCGATCATCCAGGAGAACAACTGGCCGATCAGTCTCATGGAGATGATCATGTTGTTCATGCGGATGGGGGAGCCTTCGAACTCAGTGTCTCCTGCGCCGGAAGCGCTGTTGAGCAGCAGCTTGACACCGCTTCGCTTGGAGACGAACATATCGCGCTCTTCAGTAGTGATGGAGGGATCCTTCATCAGCTGACCGAACCGCTCCTTGTCCAGGTAGAGCTTGCCGTAGCGGTCCTCGCCCAATGCCTCGTTGTAGAACGCGGAGAGGTTGGTGAGCAGCAAAGGGTAGTACGACGAGAAGTCCTCGTGGACGGCCTTAGCTACCGATGTCATCGCATACTTAGGATCAAGCTTGGTTGACCCATCGCTGCGCTTGAGGAATAGCTCTTTGTTACGCACAGGCTTGAAGAATGCGCCTCGCTCTGGCTTGGGCGACGACTTACTCATCAAGACCTGCTGCCACGGGATGACCCGTTCATCGGGCAGGGTGACGCGGATGCTCTTGCGGATGGCCATGGCTTGCTCTGGTTCAGGCAGATTGCGAACATGGAGAGTCTCAATGACCGCGTCAATGAGATCTCGTAGAGCATTCGCCTCAGCGTTGTGATCCTTGAAGAGGACCATGTTTGCTTCAGCGCCGTGGATGCCACCGGTTGAGAACGTCGCGAAGCACGACGTTGGTGTCCCGTCTGTTCGGAAGTAGGGAACGTTGGTGGCCCGCTTGGGGATCTCATTGAGCCGGTAAGCGCTGATCACGCCGTCGTTATCGACGTTGTTGCAGTCTGGATCAAGACTGTGGTCCTCGGTGTATGCCTTAGACCCGTTGAAGTTCTTGCCACGAATACTTGCGTAGTACTCGTAGACCTCATCGAAAGCAGCGTGAGCGTGAGCATCTTCGATGTTCTCGTAGAAGAAGCTCTTGGCGAGTTCGAGAACGTCGAATTGCTCGATGCCCAGTTCCTGCGCACGTTGCTTGGACGGATACATGAACGACACCGTCTTGATGTCCTTCAGCCGTTCGTAGGGAGCGAGGACGCGTGCAACGAACTTCGCTGACGTTGAGTCAGGAGTTAGTCGATCACGACGAACACGATCGGGCCTGCAATCCGGCTTTGACTTGGAACCGTTCACAGCCTGGTAGACGGTCTCAGGATAGTCAACCATCAAGGCGTGCTTGAGGTCGAACCCGCCTGAGTATGTCGGGTGATCTGCTAGGTACGCCAGATTGACAACGTCGCTGACGTTGTAGGCGATCAGTTCGATGAGATCATCGATTGTTTCGATGATCGAGTCATGCTTCAACCGATCGGATTCGAGGATCTGGTAACCCAGCATGCCAAGCAGGCGCTTGAGGCCCACACGTTGCTGCTTCTCATTGAAGCGTGCGATGTCCAGGTGCCTACCGGAATGAAGCATAGATCGCCTGACCTTGTTCGCCGTCCCGTCCCAGCCCTTACCGTTAGCAACAGCAGAAGAGGTGAGGTACAACGGCATCTGACGGATGTACTCATCCGTGAAGAGCACATCATTATGCTTGCGGATCGTCTTTGCAGTCACAGGGGTGGTGCGCCTGAATGCAAGCTTGCATGTTTCCATCATCTCTTCATAGATACGACGTTTCTCATTGTCTGTCGTGGCGAGCATGGCACGTTCACGAGCCTGACGGACAGGCTCCTGCGTTCTTTCCATGACGCTTGCGAGGTAAATACTCATGAGGGTCGTGTCATAGTTGGCGGAGTTATAGCCGCATACGAACGGATGAACCTCAGGATCGTAGTTCGGATCCGTGTCGCATACAGGGCGGTACTCTCGCAAGTACGTACTCTGGGAATGTGGGTCGTTCACTGAGGCTGCATCGCTGAGACCAATCATGCGGGCGAGCAGATGATTAGCTTCCCACTTCGCTAGGTTGTGCAAGCGTAGGATGGGTGTTTCACTGTGTTTCCAGAGGCGCGCCCAGGCTGGATTGCGCTTCAGAATGGCCGCGAGCACTGTGTCGTGGTCCAAGTCGCGGCGACGCAGCGCATCACCGACGGGGGTGCCCACGTCGACGAGATAGAACACATTGAGAGCACGGGTTTCACGGTCGAAGAAAGCAACGGTGAACACGTTGGTGAGTGACTCGATGTCCCAGAAGACGAATCGAGCTTTCTTGTAGGTGGTTCGCTTCATATGAGCTACCCCCCCCTTCGTTGATATATCGTTCAAAAGAGCGTCTCTAGCTGAGGTAGCTCATGCGGAATGTAGTTCTCGATGTAGTGCTTGACTGCACTTTCGGGATTATCGGCGTAGATGTTGCACAGTGTGTCGTAATCGGGGTGATCGGGCGACACTGTCCACACGTCACCACGAGCCCACGCGACAAAGGTGTCAACGTTGTCACGAGCGGAACCATAACCCTCCTTGACGGCTGCAATGACAGTGAACCAGGTGGACTGGTCGTAGCCATGACAGGCGATCATGTCAACGTCGTATGGGATATTGCGCTCGGCAAGACTCTTCTTCCAGTTATTCCACCACTGGGTGGTGATGTCGCTTGGATCATCGATGTCGTCTCGCTCCATGGCTTGAAGAAGATCGTCGATGGCCGGGTTGTCATCGTAGTCATCGATGTTGTCGGTTCGCGTGTTGCGATCGGCGTTGATGACAACGATAGCCGCCTCTTCGTGGGAGAGCCACGACCTGGGATCTTCGGCATCGGTATCCTGACAAACGGTGTAATTGACACCGTTTTCATCGGTGTATACGTCGTCTTGGCGGATGTAACCGGCGTGTGTCGTGTGGGTGAGATTCATGAGTAAAGCCCTTTCTGGGTGATTGAATAAATGCCACACAACCCCTGCTCAGCGATTGTGAGACAGGGGTTGTGCAGGGTTGGTTATTGGCTGTTTTAGCTGTCCTGATCGTCATCGTCTGATGCAGATCCAGGTGAAGCCGTAGCGGTGGCTCGTAGGAGCCCTCGCGTAGAGATTGGTATGTTGTGAGGAATACCAATCTTGCACATAGAGCCTCCCGCTGGCTGAATATCCATCCACTCGTGGAGGTCATATTCAATAATCAGTGGCTCATTACCAACAATACGGTTTTGGGTACGCACAGCTGTCGACGTGACGATCCAATTGCTGCCGCCATCTGGGGTATCTTGAAGCACAAGCGTCAAATGCTTGACGAACTTGTTGTATCCCAGAGGTGGATTCGATGGCTGGTCTTTGACCAACCACGCGCGATAGAGCGCGTAGAGGAATCGCCACGGAAGTAGATCCCAGACCATGCGATCAAGGAACTCTTCGACGAACGCACGGACGGGATCGTTCTCGATCTTGTACTGATGGAGTGCGTTTTTGACTGCGGCTGGCTCAGACAGCTCGTAGAAGTTACTGCTGAGTACACGGTGAAGGACATATTCGAGCACCTCAGTGCGATGCATGTAGTCCTGCTTAATGTACTTGCGCTCAGCACCCGTGAAACTCTTGTTGAACGGGATGATGAGTTGCCTACGGTAAAGCGAGCCCGACTTGTCTCGAAACCTGGGTGTGTCGTTCACACATTGGACCATGAAACCCCTGAATTGGTATGCGATAGGGGTCTTGTTCTTGCGGTTGATCAAGATGACATCATTGGTGATGACAGCCTTGAGATTTGCCGCCTTATCGACGTATTCACCGACATCGTTCTCATCGACAAGGACCGCGTTGGTCCTGATGAGAGGTTCCAGATGGAAGTCTTTACCGAAATCGGCAACGGAAATAGAAGTCCACGCACGCTCACCGCATAGGTTACGCATGAGTGTGAGAAGCGTTCCCTTACCGTTGTTACCGACTTCGGAGAGAAGCCATGCAGTCTTGTCCCATGCAACGTTGGGTCGAATTATGGCTGACATGATTTCCCATAGGAGGTTGACGATCTCGGGATCGTCGTTGAGATCATCCATCCACGATTCGATGTCCCAGTCAGTACCGTCCGCATCGTTATGGATGACCGGGTTGACTGGGTTGTCCTTGTAGTCGATCGCAGATTTCGCGGTAAAGACGATCTCAGGGGTGAATGGCAACAGTTTCTTCGACTTGTAATCGAAAATGCCGTTGTTGACGGCCACGAGATCGCGGTTGGTGTTGACCATGACGCGAGGGGCGTTATCTTTCAGCATATCGATAACATGGTCAAGCTCTGTAGGCGGAATTGAGTAGTTGTACGCACGGGCGAGCACTCGGATCGAGACCTCATCGGTGACGTAGATGCCTGTATCTGGACCGTGGTCCATGTACACGGCTAGTACATCATAATTGGGATCTGTGTTCTTATCTGACAGCATGATACTGACGACCCGGTTGCGATGGAGCATGCAATCGGCGATCACTGCCGGTGAGAGTGTGCTCAGTGTCTGAAAGGCTCGTTTGCCCTTGAGTTCATAGTTCGCGTTTTCTGCGATCAACCGGTTGTTGATGCGGTTGAGTAGCTGGAACTCAACGCCTTTCGCATCAAGGACTTCTTGGTTCTGTGTAGCAAAAAACAGCTCGACCTCATCGGAGATCAGCTGGTTACGCGGTGGCAGCATAGCCTGGCGAGGCTTCGCCTGCTTCTGAGCAGGTGCGGTAGAGGTGGCATTTGTTGTCATTGAAGCCACATCCTCGTCATGTTGGATGCGGCGTCAGTGGGGTGCAGCATGTGGGACCTTCTTTCAATTCTAAGGTGCACGAGCGGTAGGGTTCCGCGCATGTGGGATACAGGGAAGTACTCGTACGCCAGAGGAATCGTACATTACATTGGGTTACCGCGCAAGCTGCGCATGGCGGTCAACGACCATGTTACCGGTCGTCATCTTCTGTTGTCTCTCGACGCGCGACAGCGCGTTACCCAGAGAGACGACAAGGGTACGGGGGTCTCTCGTGCTCCAAACGCGTCTGTGAGGCTCTGAAATGACCTCAATGCATCTGAGTGCCGGTTTTTGTCTCCCAGGGCCGTAGAGACGCGCCTGGGGGCCTTCTCGGGGATGTGGAGCCTCTTCAGCGGAGCGCATTGCTCATGAAGGGGAGTCGATGGGTGCTGTGAGAGGGGCCTGTAGCAGTTTTTCTTCTCGATGTAGCAGATTTCGAAAAATATCTGCTACAGGGTTTTTTGGCGGGATTTCAAGGAAAAGCTCTTATTGATAATTATTTCTAATAAATATCTGCTACATATATAATCGTTGGTATTTCAACGTAAAACCTGGTTTGTAGCAGATGTAGCAGATATTTTCCTCGCTATGCACGCATGCGCGCACACGCACGTGTGATACCCGAAGAAGTTGTTTCTGTCAATCCTGAGAATGTATGCATTTCATATGCCGAGATGATCGCTTGACTGTGTGTTTGGATGCGTGTATCACGCGCACATACGCGCATGCGCACCTGAAGACTTGGTGTCAAAAAGCTGCTACATCTGCTACAAGTGGCACTTTTCGTTGCAATGATGCGCGAAAGTGCCGTAGCAGCGATTTTTGGCCCTGTAGCAGTTTTTGCTACACGTGTTGTTTGCCTTGGTATTTCAAGGGAAACAGGGTCGTAGCGTGTAGCAGTTTTTGGTCCAACATCTGCTACAAGCCTTGTTTTGTCGTGCTTGTAGTGATCGCGGCCACAGTGCTGTTTCGGTGTTGCGCGCGATGATTTACCAATATATGTTGGAGATCACAATCGGCCTAGTTGTCTGTATACGCATTGGTGTTGCATGTGTGTTCTTGTTCGTGTATCCTGTCGTTGACAGGTTGATTCGGGTTCGTGGAAGTGAACCGAGATCTGGGACGATGTGGGACCGCACAACGTAAAACGGACGGGAGCTGGTGGGACGGCTCCCGTTCGTGTTTCTGGGGAGAGAAGTCGCATCACAATAAAACAGGGGCCATCCGGTGAGGATGGCCCCTGTTGCTTTCATGAAAAGATCCGCTGGTAGCCGTTGCTGTCGGCTTGGGATCCGGGTCTGTGTTTACGGTGTGACGCGATCACGCTGCTGCGTGTGCGCGTGCCCACTTCGCCTGCTTCTTGGCGCGGTGCTTCGCAGGATTCCACCGTAGGGAGTGCCTGTCAGCGAGCTGCTCACGTTGAGCCTTCTGCTCCGCGAGGAACTCAGTTCGGGTGAGGCCATCGTGGTTCTGACGCTCTACCCAGAGCTTGAACTCCATAGAGTTCGTGTCCGGTAGCGCATAAACGAACTCGGCAGCGTACACGCGAGCCCTCTTCAGGAAGACGATGCGCTCGCGGATGAGCACACCGCGTCGATCGCGGATGCGGCGCTTTGTTTCGCGGTACTGCCAGTTGTCCAGCAGATCCTGCTTCGTCTCGCTGGGGAGACGGTTGTACACTACGTGACGCAGGATTGCACCAGGCGTGCCGTCGAAACCCTCGATACCTTCTCCAGGCTTCGGGGGATTCCATGACATACCAAGATCCTTGGGCAGATTCGGGATGACGATGTTCTGCTTGTTGTCGTAGATGAGTCCACGCTGAATGATCATGACAATCCTCCTTTCTGTTTGAAGATATATTAAAAGATTGAAATGAATGATGAAACTTGTTTCTTCATTCCAATCCCCGGTTCGTACCGTGTACGAACCGGGAGGTGTGACGGGGGTACTCCACCCACCGTCACACCTCCCATGTGTCTACATCACAGCTCACTCACTGAGGTATCCGTTTTGCGTTTTGCTTGGATGCGCGGGATGTACATCCATAGACCCAGTGTGATGACAACGAGCAATGCAGCGGCTACAGCATCCAAGTTTCCGACGTGGACGCTTGGTAGCAACAATGCTGTTGTGTTGAACAGCATGTGCATGCTGATGCACGCAAGGAGATTGTGCGTTCTCTCGTACAGATACCCGAGGGCAATACCCAGTGGGATTGTGAGGATGATCTGTACGATATTGCCGTGCAGCATGGCGAAGAGTAGTGCCGTGACCACGATCGTTGATGTCACCGATAGCTTTCGCCTGAGGATCGGGTAGATGAATCCTCGCATGAGGGCTTCTTCACCGATCGGTGCGATGATGAGACTCATGATGACAATGGCGATAGCCGGTGTCGTTTCACTGAGTTTCTGCATGGGTGATGGTTGATCCAACGATTGCTTGACCCACAGGGCGAGAACTGTTGAACCGAGAGTCATCACGATGGTGATAACGGGCACCATCACGCATTCCACGGTCGGAATGTGCCGCTTCTTGATCGTTGGAGCTGCGCTGTTACGTCGTCTCCAGAAGATGACGCAGGTTGCTGCGAATGCGTTGGTGTAAGCGACGGTGAATACCGGTTTTCCAACGATCGTGTGGACGAGTGCCATGACTCCCGCGTATGCGAAGATGGACATAAAAGCCATGACCACGAGACCTGTTCGGCTCTCTCGGCTTTCTCGTGTACTATCCCACATCTCGTAGATGGCCTTCTTTAGTGTGATCATTACACCCTTTCTTGTTCGTCTTGATGTTCTGGTTGCTCTACCTCATGGTCGACGATTCCTTGCAGGGTGGTACGGCCTGCGAAGGTGTTGAGTCCCAACGCCACTCTGAGACGGCATATCATGTCTGCCCCGTCGACGCTGTTTTTCCGTTCAGTGAGATGGGGTGCGAGATCCGATCGGTTCCACCACAGCAGCGCAACACCTTCAGGCGTGATGAGCTTGAGGTGCTGCTTGTGGTCACCCATCGTGTGGATCGAGCACACGGACAGGTTGATGACCACATCAACAGGTGGGGCTGGGAACCCGTGCCCGAAGGGAGCGAGTTCCTTTACCTTGTCCATGTATTGCGTGATCGCACGAATCTCGTCAAGCGGCGCATCTGCATCAGGGGCTGTTCCCAGCACGAGAGCTGCTGGATCGGAATGGGTGAGGACACCTGTCTGTGCGATGACAGCATCACGCCGTTGTGGCACAAGGGTGGCCAGTGCGTCATAGAGTTGCTGGGGTGAGCGTGCGCGTACACCACAGGCGAACTCGTGACCCTGCGCACCGATGGTCGGATCTTGCAACGATGTGAGCTGTTCGATGACAGGGAACCATGTGGGGGACCGCATGGAACCTGAGCACGATCCGTCCGGGTGGATGCGAACGACTGCAACGGGGTGTTCGTGCATGAGCATGAGGTTCTGAGCAATGAGGCCCAGCATGCCTGGTAGCGCATCTGTGGGGAATACGTATGGTGCCCATGGCTGATCCGTATCCATGATGGAATCGAGGATTTCACGGACCTGGTTCTTTCTCTGTACGTTGTACTCAACGAGACGTTGCGCTGCCTCTTGTTGCTCATCAAGGGTGTCTGCCGTGAAGACTGCGAAGCCGGTCCTGTAGTCTCCGTCAACACGCCTTGTGGCGTTGAATGCCGGAGCGATCGAGAATCCGTAGAGCTGCTCGTCGACGCGTTCATGGGTTGTGCCTAGCTCCTGTAGGAGCAGGTTCATGCCTTCGAATGCGCGCATGTACACCGGGTGGTGGTTCTGCGCGCGTAGCATGGCCAACAACGTGGGGGTCCGGTCGATGTCGATCTCAATGTCATCGAGTTCGTCAGGCTCTTCGTACTTAGACTTCACCTTCTTGTACGTGGGTCCAGGCTCGGGTGTGGCAATGAGCAGCCTGGTGAACATGAGCGCCTCGCGCACGAGGTCTCGGTTTTCGTACACAAGACTCATCACGTCAGCTACTGTTCCGATGCCTGCAAAGACTTTGAGCCACGTGATGGCAGAGAGCTTGTCGGGGTGGTAGAGCGATGCATATCGTTCCACCACTTGGTATGCCACGTGCGCCCCACAGATTTCTCGGTTGGGGTATGCCTCGTCGATCCTGTTCGGGTTGACGAGGATATGCGCGAGAGACTTGCTCTCTTCCACGTGGTGATCGGTCACAAGGGTGATGAGACCGATGTTGTCTGCGTAGGCGAGAGCATCCCGGCTGTTGGTTCCAGCATCACAGGTGATGACAGCCTCCGTGTTGGGGAACTGCTGCTTGACTGTGTGGATGACCGATGGCTGGATCTCGTGTCCGAGGTGGTAGTCGGGGACATGAAGATTGGTGGTGAGGCCAATCTCGTTGAGTCCCGCGTAGAGAATCATGCCCGCGCAGATACCGTCTGTATCGAAGTCTGGTACGACGGTGATCTCTTTATCGGTCGATCGCATGATTTCCAGCGCCATCACCATCTGATCGATGTCCTTGAGCAAGGGATGCTGGGCATCGTTGATCTTCTTCAGGTACTGATCGGTCCACCCCATCCGTTCCCGGACACGGTTGAACAGTTCTAGGCCACTGACCTCGAACATGGATTCATCGATGTCGAGCGGGGGTGAAGTTGGTTGTGAAGCCATGTGGTAGTAACTCCTTTCATCGGGTTTATTACCGCGTTTTTAATAATGGGTAGTCCACGGGTGGCTCATTACCAGCCACATGAAGGCATCAAGGGCAACGTTGACTAATATCCATCCGATTGCGTAGTTGATAGCAGCTCGGTCGTTTGGATCAATGAGTGCGTTACTTCCTTGTACATCGGTGTCGTGTGACTTGTTCCTTACTTGGAAAAATGACCATGTGAGGTATAGCGATAGGATCCCCATTAGTGCGCACATCGTAATGAAGAAGACATGTGGGAAATTGATACCTATCCAGGTCGTGCCAATGAGTAGAAGTGGGATGGCTATCGCTGTTGCAACAACGTTTACTACGATTGCGATTCTTGAGGCGATGGCGTGAGTCCAATATGCAACATCTTTGGAGTGTGGCTCATTTTCTTGTTCTCCATTTAGGCGCTCGGTGACGATCTTTTTGGAAATGATTGCGATGAGATTTATGGCTATTGGTATAGCAACGACTGTTACTGTTAGCCATAGCGGTGGGTTCCATGGGAGCATGGGTTGATCTCTTTTCTATGCTTTTGTGTTGGGGTGTTGAGATGATGAAGCCCCGTAGCGGGTTAAGAACCACGCTACGGGGCTTTTTGCGATCGTCAGATCAGCAGACGGTGCGTCCTTCGATGATGACGCAGCCGGGACGATCTGCCTGTCCGGGACCGAAGTCAATGCGACCGTCACCCGAGCCAGAGTTGTTGGCCGGGGGTGCCGGTGCAGGGGCAGGAGCCGGAGGCGTGTAGGAGGATCCACCGGAGTAGCTCGGGCTGTTCGAGCCGCTGTTGCTGCTGCCTCCATTGCCGTTGTAACCGTACGAGGGGGCGGGGGCGTTGCTGTTGTTGCTGCCCTGTTCAGGTGCGCTGGTTTCCGGCGTGGTGGAAGCGGGGGCATTGCCAGCCTTCGCTGCCTGGTAGGTGGTGATAGCCTTCTGGAGCGGTGCCACGGAAGCCGTCACCTCAGAAGCCTTCTGCTCAATGGTCTTCGCCTTCTCGATGGAGGCCACAGCCTCATCGTAGGTGGTGACCGTGATCGTGGTGGATAGGGTGTGAGACTCGGTCTCCACGGCCTTGAGAGCATCGTATGCAGCCTTCACGGACGCGTCAGACTCCATGTTGGGGTCGGCCTCAACAGCAGCAATTTGCTCCGCCGCGCTCTGCTGAGCGCTTGCGAGGTTGGACTTTGCAGTGTCCATCAGCTCGTTGGCCTCATCGGTGGCCTTGGTCAGACGGTACGCATCGCGCACGCTGACGAACGACTGGGTCTGATCCTTGATGGCCTTGATGGCAGCATCAACAGAGGTGGTGTCGGGTTCGCCCGAGCACTTGCTCTTCTTGCTGTCGGTAGCATCAGCATTCACCTTGGCGTCCTCAGCCTCCTTGGCGCTCTTGGCAGCGCTGATGGCCTTGCTCAGGTCGTTGATGGCGCTCTGCCCCTCAGAGGACAACGGGAAGCCGTCCGTGTGTGCGAGGCGAGTACCCTCGCCGGGCTTCAGGGACGCGTCGACAGTCTTCAGTGCGTCCTTAGCGTCCTGGATCGCCTGATCCAGCTCAGCGGTCTTGTCGGTGAGGATCTGTTGGTAGGACGTGCAGTCCTTCGCGTTGTGGGACTGCGAGCCGAAGACTGCGATACCGATGCCTGCGATAGCGAGGATCACGGCAACAGACGCAGCGATCGCGGCGATGATCTTGTTGCGCTTCGACCACGTGCGCGGGTCGAGGTTGTTCTTGGCGGTAGACATGTTTGATTTCTCCTTGATGGTGGTGATTGATATGTGGTTCGGGTGTGGGGCGATTACCTTGGCCACATGGTCACCATCATCAAGGGATTTTGATTAGGCGTCCGTGTTGGCCTCGGGATCTTGGTCTGCGAGGTGGACGTAGGTGGGCATCGCCACGACACGGATGTATGTGTCGGGGTCGATGTTGGATGGGGTCATTCGATACTCCGGTGGGAGCATCAGTGTGATGAACGTGTCGTGAACACGCTGACCATTATCGTCGGAGCGCAGAATCTCGTCTTGCACGCGAACGAGGATGTTGTTCTCGTCGGGCGGTAGGGAGATTTCGCCGTTTTCTGGGTTCATTGCCAGGTTCTCGGCAGCTGGGACGACGATCGTTGTCATGATGTCCTCGTTTTTAAGGACGCCCAGAATGCCTTCATCGTCAACGAGGCGGGCGTTATGCCCGTTCTTCTTGAGCCAACCATTGAGGTAGGCATTGTTCGTGACGACATTGACCTCGACATGGGGGATGTCGATGAGGGTACTGATGTCGTCATCATTGTTGATCGACTGCGGGGTGTCGTTGGCGACGTGTGGGAGAAGCGCAAGATTCATTCGCGCGATGGTTTCTGCCACAGTCTCGCCAATCTGGAACACCTTCGTGGTGGGCTCGGTCGCAACAGTGATAGTAATCGTGTTGCTTGGGTTGTCCGTGTTGCTCATATATAGATGGCTCCTGTCTGTCGTTTTTCATGGTTCTTATCTGGCCATGTATTGGCCACGATAAGACTCTTCTCAACTGCTCGGCTCGCCAGCGGCGAGCTGATCTGTTGGAACGAAATGATTGCAGGAATCATTTTTGAAATGATTTCCATCTTTCGATGAAAAGCCCGGTGCCACCTGTGGTGGCACTCGATGTATCGGAGCATGTGGAACAGACAGCCCGAGGCAGGGGTGGGTTGTTCCACATGCAATTCAGTGATCTTTCATGATCCGAATGGTTATGCGTTTCGTGCTGAGACTTGTGAGAGTCTCAGTGGAGCGTGTTCGCGTCATGTCGGATGGGAGCCTTGTTGATTACTGCATATCATTGTTTGTATGGGGTTGTTGTCACCCACTGTGCACTTCGTATTAGTTGCTCAGTGAGTGTGCATATCTGTTTATGGAACAGATGTTAATAACCCCATGAATAGCGTTGATATGCGGGGTGTATCCACCCCTGTATCACCAGTCACTGTATTTCCTGTGATGGAACCTGTGGTGACTGTAGTGGCACTCGGTACAGCCTGTGGATGTGCCGTTACCGAATCCTGTTGCTTTCCATTATGTACAACTCTTACGTTTTTGGAGGTTTTGCGCGAAGCATCAAAAACGTAAGAGTTGATTGACGAGCAACAGGTGTTTCTCAGGGTCTGAGTGATGAGACCGTGAATCGTATATGTTGATGAGGCAGGTGTGATTTTATTTTGTGTCTCCCTCAGCGACATATACGACCAAGGTGGTTTACAGTCATCGACTTGTGAATTGTAGATCAGGGTCGATGATTTGTTTCCCATCGCCTTGGGACACGGGACTCATCGCGAAGACCCGATGGCACAGATGCATGAATAATGCGTCTGTGCCGTGTTTCAAGCGTCTGGAACAGACGCGCAGAGGGCACCCGAGACAGCCCCAGTGGGGCTGTGGAGGGCAAGCCTGTGAAGCGACAGCGTAACAGGCGCAGTAAGAGCCCCAAGGAGCAACGCGACGCAGGGGTGAGGTGACACCCGCAGCGTAGCGAGGACGGTCACCGAAGGGCTGTCGGCTATGCCGACCGAAGGAGTACGCGTAGCGTACGACTGAGCCAGCCCCTCTTATGCCCTTTTTTACCTGATCCACCGCCAGCGACCATTAGGGAGCGTAAGGTGGGCAAAGTGGCGCAACGAAGGGGAAAACAGGCGATACCACCCCCGGTGGGACCACGGGTCGTTGAGGCGGTACCGCCTCCGAGACGTGGTACCACGTGTGCCTGTTTTCCCTGTTAAGACGGGGTTTAGGTGAGACCATGGTCCGAGCTTGCTTGGCACCGTGGTCTCACCATGCGGCACAGCCGCTGTAACAGAGTGACGAACCGAGCGAGCGCAGGTTTGGCACACTGTTGTGACCCCCGCCTTGCCGGGTCGTGAAACGGCCCGTCAGCGCCGTTAAGGAGCACAGTGTAGCTGGGCTCCGTTGACACTCTGTAAGGCCCTGAGACAGGCTGTTCTGGCCCGTTATCGGGACAAGACAGACTGGTTCAGGGCCGTTTGTTTCTGTGCTCTTCAGACATTGAGACAGCAGCTGTTGCAGCAGCTGCTGGGGAGTACACCAGATGGCGTGGCATCTGGTGTCTGAGAACGCTGTTTCAATACCTGTTGGAAGAGCGCAGAAACATGTTGGCGAAGCCCCCATTAACAGTCCACCGGATAACGCGCAGCATCCTGCCTCACGTGCAATGAAGCATGTGAGGCAGGATGTTTTAGAGCGCTTATATTGAGTTATCCGGTGGCATATTCTAGCCACATGCAACAGGGCTATAACAGCCTTTTTATAGAGCCCTGTTACATGTGTGAATACCATGTTGTTACGCAGTTGTTGTATGGCTGTTTATTCCCCATCTGAGACTATCTCTTTTTTGAGTGTGTCTCAGATGGGGGTACAACAGATAAAACAGAACGTGAATCACCACATGTGACAGCCTGTTTATAAACAGCTGCGTAGCAGCGTTGTAGATGTGGTGTGCGGCAGCGTTGTATCTGCTGTTTCGCCTAGAGGCTGAGAACCCATTTATCTGTGCCTCGTATCAATGCCCTGAGACAGCCTAGTAACAGCCTAGTGACATGCGTCCGTATCACGGTTGTTGCCATCGATCGATACAGCCTAAATAAACGTCGTGATGCATGGTTATGAGGCCCTTGCTGTTCCTTTAGACCCGGTTGATGACTGCGTGAATGCAGAGCTGCAACCGGGGCTGTGGTGCAGCATGGCTGCGTATCTGGTTGCGTCGATGCGTCTGTAGCAGGCGCAATGGTGACCGGATAATGGCCAATGAAAGACCAATAAGTGGTCAATGGTGACCAGTTTGGAGCCAGTTAAGCACCAGAGACAGTAGCAGGTCTTTATCTGGTCCAATGATGGCCATATAAAGGCGCTTTGTTGGCCGTACTATGGCCAGTGGTACCCCATGGTCGTTATCGGGTTCTTTGTTGGCCTTATAACGGTCCATTATTAGACCATGTAAGAGCCAGGTGACAGCCTGGATCAATGATGGGCCAATAATGGCGCTTTGTTGGGCTTATGTATGGCGCAATGGTGGCCACAGTATGGCGTTTTCCGGGTCAGGAAAAGCCTGGTAGATGATG